TACTAGTTTTGGTCCAGGTAATTTAATACTAGGAAGTACTGACGGCCTAATTAAAATGTTTGTTGGTAATACAGCGCAAGCCAATGTCATACAACAAATAGCATCAGATGGCGTTGAAATCTTTGGTAATGTTAGTGCCACTGGTAATATTACTGCTGGTAATATAACAACTACTGGATCAACAGGTAATATCACTGGGGCCAATGTTATTAGTGCTGTAACACTATCAGCTTCCGGCAGTGCAAATCTGTATGCTGTTAATATGTCACAAAGTATTGCTTGGCCTGACGCTTCACAGATCTACGTAGATACTGATATTGTTGTTCAAGGAAATGTTGGGGCACTTATCACTAGTCCGGGTACAACACAAATTACTGCTGGCTCAAATACTTGGTCATTTGATAATACTGGTAATTTAACTACTCCTGGCAATATTAGTGCCGTTGGTAACATTACAGCCTCTGGACTATTAATTAACACAGTAACAGGCATTACTTCTAATGCTGGTAATATTAATATTAATCAAATTACTGGCCTTGGTGGATATCTTAATGCTATTGGTGCTAACTTATCAGGCAATATTAATGCCGCTAATCTAAGTTTATCAGGTAATATTATTAGTGATGCCAACATAAGCGGTAATGTAAATGCTGCCAATATATCCGCAGGCAATATCAGTTTAAGTGGTAACATCTTTGCATATGGCGCTAACATTTATAGTGTTAATGGCCTTACAATGGAAGGTGGAAATCTTACAATGTCTTCCATTACTGGTATGGGTGGTAGCATTAGCGCGGAAGGCAATATAATAGGTGCTAATTTAAGTGCTACCGGTGACATCACTGGTGCCAGTTTCAATACAGCGGGCGCAGGTGGCGATCTTATTATGAGTGGTGGTAATGTTACTGGTGCTAGTAGAATCGTTACAACTCCAACTGCTCTAGCTAACTTAACTGCCGTAGCAGGCGGACGAGCATTTGTCAACGATGGCAACTTAGTAGCTATAGGTAACTTTGGATCACAAATTGGCACAGGCGGATCAAACGTCGTACCTGTGTGGTCGGATGGCGCTAACTGGTATATAGGTTAAACCATGCCACAAATAGGAGCAGGCATAACCGTCGGATCAGGAATATACACAACACCGCCGTTGGTGACCAGTGGATTGTTGTTGAATTTTGATGCGGCTACCTATTCTGGTTCAGGCAACTGGATCGATACGGTAAGCGGGGTCAATGCTGTTCCTTCAAACGCACCAGCTTGGAGTTCAACCAATGGCGGAACCTTTGTGTTGGATGCTCTGTCTGTTCAATACTTTACTGTGCCTTGGCCCACATTCCAACCTACATATACCTTGGACATATGGTTTAACTTTACTGCTAGTCAGATATATACATCTCCTTGCTTGATATCCGATGACTTTTCTGGCAACTTTAACTTTACAATAAATGCCGCCGGTAATTATCTACAAACTGGCTGGTACACTACCAACTGGCAAGGGCAATATGCCACCAACAATGTGCCAACAGCACTAACACATGATGGATCTACTTGGTATAACATCATCATGGCCGTGGGCGCAGGCGAATACAAAGACTACATTAACGGAGCAGTAAGTTATGCTCCGGGCAATTTTGGAGGTGGCTCTGCTCCTAACGGTAGTAGTGCTTTACAACAATTTTATATTGGTAAACGCTGGGACGGCAGTGATACAGTAAATGCCAAAATGGCTGTGGTCAATGTATACAACCGTGCCTTAACTGACGCAGAAGCCAATCAAAACTTCAAACACTACAAGGCACGCTTTGGACTATAGGGAAAATAAATTATGACAATGACAATAGGGCAAGGAATCACAATAGGTGGTAATATTTCAATTACAAATGAACAGGCAACTATTCCCCAATTAGATATCACGGGACATACATTTGGTCAACCATTTGCTTCCGTTACATTTAACATAACCAGTGATGGTGGTAGCCCCATAATTGAAGCTGGAGTCATTTGGGGATTGCCTGGGCAGACAACTTACGCTATCAGCGTGGATAGTTGTGTGACTACTAGCACTACTGCAGAAAGAAAAGCTGTACGAAGCGGGGATAATTGTGCCAATCCAATACTTACTGGAATAACCGGATCACAAACAGTTGGTTTTAACGCCAGTGAATTTCTATATGAATCTATCAATGCTGTAGCATATGCCATCAATTCAGCAGGCATATCGTATAGTCCTACAGTACTGACTTGGGTTCCTACTATTTGTTTAGCTGAAGGAACATTGATTACACTAGCGGATCAAAGTACAAAACCTATTGAAAACATTCTAATGTCAGACTTGATTAAAGTTTGGGATTTTGATAACGGTGTATTTGCTTCAGCCAAACCGTTATGGATCAAACAAAAAGAAACCACCACACAGTATAACTTACTGACGTTTAGTGATGGATCTACACTTAAAACTATTGAACAGCACAGAATCTTTAATAAAGAAACCGGAGCATTTACTTACCCAATGACTGATGATACTCCTATTGGCACTACAACTGTTAATGTGCTAGGCAATGAGGTAACATTGGTTGACAAGTGTATTATGATTGATACTGTCAACTATTACAATATAATTACCGAGTATCACTTAAATCTATACGCTGATGGTATTTTAACCAGTATGCGTTATAATAACATTTATCCTATTGATAATATGAAGTTTGTTAAAGACTCTCGTCAGCTACGCAACCATAATGAGTTTGTTGGTATAGATCAGCGTTGGATTCATGGTTTACGATTAACAGAACAAACAATACCATTAGCGGCTATTAAACGATACACACAGCGACTAAAGTACACAGACGCTAATCAGCAGATAATAAAGGAAACAATATCATGACAGCACCAATACAAATAGGACCAGGAATACAAATAGGCGGTGGCATTGGCATTGGCGCAACTACGTCATTTAGAGTAAATCCAGGGGATATTACATTTAATACATTACTCTATAGTGGATATAGTTCTTACAGTTCAGCAGGATTTACTTCTGACGGCACACAAGTATACAATGGTATTTGTTATACTATATCACCAGCACTTCATGATCAGATTACAGCCGCAATGACTTTGGCCAGCATGGATCCAATTTATGCGTATGCTTGGAATGTTACCTGGACCACAGGTGGTACCAGTATAGCACGAGTGGGGCTTGACGCCAATGGAGTCAACACTTTGGCCTTTTCACTAATTGATCAAGCTGATACACAGTGGCAAACTGGTGGTATTAATGGACCAACACAGACAGGCGCATTTACATTCCCAGCTACCTTTACACCATACTATCCACTTACAACATTAATCTATGCCAACAACTGGTGTTAAATTGTAACCGATGATTACGTTAAGGCCCGCTAATACCAGAGGCAATGTTCGAGCCAGCTTTATCACCAGCTACCGAACATTTAGCTTTCCCGCATATTACGATAGTCGATATATGAACTATAGCCATTTACAAACTATCAATGATGATCGGGTTCAATATGCTTGGCAAGTACCTTGGCATGAACACAAGAACATGGAAATCTTTGGCTATGTGGTAGAAGGCTCCTCCCATCATGTGGACAGTTTAGGCAACGATGTAGAAGTTCCGGCTGGCGCCGTTCAGCGTATGAGTGCTGGCACCGGCATATGGCACACAGAAGGCAATACTGCCGATACTCCTAACCGTTACTTACAGTTATGGATTCGACCTAACATACTAGATACTGAACCAACACATGACTGGTATCAGTTTACCCGAGAAGATAAATTAAATCGCTTTTGTGATATTACTGAACGATTGCCTATCAAACAAGACGCTAAACTACTAGCAGGTATCTTCACTGATTATTTTATGCAATTCTTACAAACAGAAAGACACTATTACTTGTACGTTGTCACCGGTCAAGCACAGATAAACGGTATTGATGTTGTAGAAGGAGATGGATTAAGTTTTGAACAAGAAACTTTTCTCGAGATAACAAATCCCGTTGAATCAGAAATTATACTGTTTGACTTAGTTTGAGTTCTTTAATATGCTTGCAATCACCCTTCTGCCACTTGGAAGCAGGACAATTACACGACCATGCTCCCGCATCATCTGTTACAGTATAGATATTGCCTGCTGATCCAGGAACACGATATTCTTTTCCAGGTTTAGCTTCTACAACTTCTTCTCGAGGTTTAAAATTCCAAGTATTATCTATTTCTTTAAACTTGCGATGGCTAGTGCTAAACGGAATTGGTTTGGTAAACTCTTGAACTTCGTCTCCACTTGCTTTAACATAAGCAAACATTTTATCTTTGCCATCTGTTACAAAGTAAGTGTGATTTGGTACTTCCCAATCAGTAGTTTCTTGTAAGATTTTCATCCTGTTACACGCTCACTGGGTTTGTAATCACGAACCATTTTAACCAGTCGGTCTCTGTGTTGGATAATACAATCCACTATATGAGTGTATGCTTTAGCGTCGTGCCCACCAATATGCCATTCATATTCTCCCATCGGTGTATATCCTACTTTATAATCATAAATGGTAGCAATAGTTTCGTCTTCAAAAGTAAGAGCCCATTCACAGGTAGTTTTATCTAAGTTATGGTCATTTGGACCGTATTTAGGTCGACCAAAAATCTCTACAAGCTCAGAGTATGTAATAGGAAACTCGCCTTTAGAGCTGGTCATATTAACATTGGCATCATTAGTAAATTTCATCTTCTTCCTCTTCTTCAATATTCTCGTCACTGGTATCAATAACTACACTACCAATTCTAATAACACCGCCTGCTGAAAATGTACTGAAGTCTTGTACGAATTCAATCACACGACCACTGCTTAGATTTTGTAACTCATCGGGCGCAATATCTTTGACATTGACACAGCCAATTAAGCCAGCATCTACAGGATACTTGTTTCCTTGTTCATCCCTATAAACACCATCACCATATTTGGTAGTAAATGTAGCAAAGCGAGTACCATCTTTGAGATTAAACTCACCATCTAATACATTATTGTCGCTACAAGTTAACGAGCAAAACTCGTCCCAACGATCATGCATAACATAGCAAAGATCCCCGATATAATAAGTGCCAGCTTTCATCATACTGTACAAGCCTCCCAAGATAAAAATCTACGTTCTAATTCAGCTTCATAAAGATTTAACATATTTTCATAGTTTACACCACGAGGTTCAAAACCTTTATAGTAATCAATTTTGCTAGTAATTTCTTTTAACGGCAAAGCTCTTAGGCTTTGTTTAAATTCTGTGTTATTCATAATTTTCCTTATTAAGCTGCAACTGGACCAAGTGATGCGGGTAATGGGATGTTCAGTATTTCACAAACACCTACGTAGTTACACTGAACTTCCATAGCAATATAATCAATGTCTTCAGCATCGAGGTCTGTGTAATTGTCATAACCAAGATCTTCACAGATTGCGTCAGCTACTTGTAATACATGTTTTTGTCTATTGTATTTCATATCAACTCCTTTTATTAATAAATGCTAGTTTTTATTTTAAGTCAAAAACCAGCAAAAAGCGACTGCAAGTTTCTGGGGTATCAAGGCTCCCCAAGGATCGCACGACCCCATTACAGCCTTATTCCGATAAATTCATAATGCGAGCGTCATATTCCATAAAACTTACTTCCATCGGAACAAACACTTCTTTACCGTTGCGGCTAGCGTCGCTTTCATCCATTTCGCCACCGAACACATCATTTTTTACTTTGATTTTAAAAGCCTTGTAGCCTTGTGAGTTAGTAACTTCTAACACAACACCTTCTACATAACTATCCATACGACCACGCATGGGTTTAAAATCATAAGCACGAATGTAGTCACCAACTGTAGCTACGTTTTCAAATTTTAACATTTTTGCTCCTGTTTGTTTACTATAATGCAAGTATAAGCTCGGCTGAATTTAGCGTCAACCAAAATATCGGCTACGGTTATGATTTTTGAGCCTTGTAGACATTGACTCACACGCCCTAAGTTCGTTGTTTTCTTACAACAAACCGCGTTTTTTGAGGATTTCTAAGGATTTTATAGCGCAATTAGCCCAAGACCAGCGAGTTCTAATTATTTCGCTATTTTTAATGGCTTGAGCATTTAATGCCGAATAATTAGTGTAGGCATGACGCATTGCTTTAGCAACTTCATCTACAGTAGTAACAGCCCACTTGCCGTAATTGCCATTGGGAGTATGATAAAATTCTTGATATTCAAGACAGTCAATTGGTTGTAATTCATAATTGACAAATACACAAGAAGATTTAATATCTTGTAGGAATTCTGTTTGTGCTGAATAATAGGTAGTAATTATGGGCAGTCCTGAAGCGGCTGCTTCAATTAATGGCAATCCCCAACCTTCTGCTTTGGTAGGCATGACAAAAACATCTGCTGTACGATATAATTCTGCTAATTGTTCAGTGGTTTGATAACCCCAAATTAATTTAATATTATTGGTATTGTATAGTGCGATTTTTGCCTGTAATTCAGCGTATTTTTCTTCTTGATTACGAAAGAAATCCGTTTTAATTATTAATTCAACTGACGAATTATTATTGAATTCACTATTAAATGCTTCAATCGTTTCATTAAAACTTTTACGCCGTTCATATTTTCCAATTAATAAAAATCTAAATGGTCTATTTTCTTTTAATTGTAAATATGGATGAAATAATCCGCCGTCAACTCCTTCGGGAACTACTTCTATTTTATTGGAATCGATGCCATTTTCAATGGCAATTTTACGACCCCACTCGGACGGGATCCATAAATCGTGTGTGCGTAATACCGTCATTAATGTTTCAGGAATTACTGTTGATTCACTAACTGCCCAATTAATATTAACGCCTTTAAATAAATCATTTAAATTATTACAAACAAAAGATATATTAACATCGTTGGGCTGACTAATTTGTGCGGCATGCTTTATGGCATCGTAATCCTGAAAATTAACTAATTCAATTATGTCGTCAACGCCTTTAATTTGTCGCAGGGCTGTAACATAATTATAAAAATGGGTACCAATTCCCGAATCATTTGCTTGTCCAATTAATCGTAATTTCATTAACAATTCCAAATATATATTTTATCTTTGCGTTTACGACCCTTTGCTTGGCCCAATTGCTGTAATAATTCCTCTTCTGTGTCACAGGGAGTTAATCCCCATTTAACGGCATCATCATACATTTTGGGACTTATATTAAAAGCCACATGCCCACCCCGTTTAATGTGTTTGACACATTTTGCCCATAATGGAATAAAGAATTCCAAATAAAATTGTTTATCCGAAGACCAAAATTCCATTTTACGATATAATTCCATATTGATATAAGGTGGAGAAGTTAGTACAAAATCATAATCAATTTTACTGAAATCTACATTTAAACAGGAATCCCATATCATATTCAATCGTGATGTATTAACCATGGCGAATAATTCATTGCCATAATATGTTTTATTCTCGAGAAAATCCAGCATTTCATCGTAAGCTGGCTTCATTTCTATATTAGTATCAATTCCCGTATAATCTATGCCCAGCGACCAAGCACCCAACATACGGCCGCCCCAACCAGCTGTGGGATCTAGCACACTTTTGGCATTATATTTCTTATATAAGTATTTTGCTGTAGTTGATTTAAACATAACAATAGAACCAGTATTAATTCTATATGCTTCAAATACATTATTAGCAGGAACTCGACCCCCGCGATTGCGTTTACGAGTTTGGTCAATTAAATGAGCTCTTTTTACGGGATCTGCCCATATTTCATATATTGTTTCACGGGGCGCGCCTGAACGTAATCTAGTACAATGTAATAAATTCGCAAATTGGAAATGATAAAGAAATCTATTTCCCCAGAAATTATTTTCGTTTTCTGTACCTTTAAAACGATTTAATTGATTTAATTCAATATTTAATTCTTGGTCGGTAATTCTTTTATGATTAACGATGTCATCAATGGTAATTAATTCCAAATCGTCGTTAACTCGTTTGATTTTATCCATATTAAATTATACTAAATTAAATGGTATTAGTCAACAATTTAATTTAATGCGGATTTTAATTGCTCAATGGGAATTCCGTGTTCCAGATATCCCCTAGCAACGCTGAGAATATATGATTTTTCTTTGTGTTTAAAAACCTCATGTTCGGGATCCATAATATAAGCATAACAAGGAACAATTTTTCCAGATTCATTTACAACTTCCACACGAATTCTATCGTAATCTTTATGTAAACCCTCATCATAATCTAATACCGATAAATCATCGTGGTCAATACGCCATAATACTCCCACGACTTCTGAGCCCAAATGATATTCAATGTCAGCATAATGATGGATACGCAATTCAAAATTCTTTAATATTCCCAAACCCATATATTCAGCTGTGGGACAACGATCCATCATTACATGAGAATTTGAATTATGCCCATAAGCAAAATAAATTACGTCTTTTAATTCTTTTATTTTCATACTGAATATTCATTTAATATACGAATTGCCCAACTAAATGCTAAATTAGCTTCACTGGCCATGCTGTCACTCAATTTATTGCGTAAATTAGTTTTTAATTCTTCGGGATTGGCAAATTCTAAACTATAATGTCTGCCGGGAATTAATTTTTTAATCATTTGCCCACCATATAAATCGCCCATGTGCCAAACATACAAGTGAGCCAGCACGTCATCGTGATATGTTAATCCCAATAAGTATTCGTAATAGGCCTGGGCCGCTGAACTATAATTATATGAATATTCTGTGTTGGATAATTCTTGGAAATCTACCAGCAATTCTCGACTGCGTTCAATTCCCTGTAAATCTTCCAATATGCCCAGTGTACGAGCTTTGGCTTCTATTACAGGATAAAATAATGATTTATCATAGACAAAATTCGACCATGCTTTCAAGGGTAAATTACCACGAAATACTGCTGTCATAAATGGTGTAGATTCCGCCAGCTTGTGTTGCGCCCCAGTTAATTCTCGTAAACTCATTTCCAACGATCCTGATAGTTATGACGATATGATGCTTGAGATTCTTGGCTGTTATATGTGTTTTCAACTGATTTAATAGCTGAAAATACACGATTATTTAATTTATTTACTATACGCTGACTCATTACTGCCAACTCCTGCTTGACATCGTTGCTACGACTTAATTTAATCAGCGCACGACCCAACTCCATCCTCATAACACTAAGCGAATAATCTTCCCAAGTTTCATCCATACTATTACTTATCTAACCCGCCCATTTTAACGTAAACAATACAGCGTCTTCCGCCAGCTCAAAGTACCAAGAACGATAATTTTGCTCAGTACGACCCCGACAATTAGCTTCAACCCAAGAACGAATATCTATAGCATGGTGGTTATCCATATAGCGTGATAGTGTATATTTGTGCCATGCGCCCTGACTGACCAGTGATTCTAAGTGTATTCCCCACGCGATTTCTTGCTCGACCCGACGATTATCCTGCCGCCAATATTCACGCTGATTATCCACAAATCATCCCCATAGAATTAAAGAAACAGCACGAAGTGCAACGCTCATGACGCATTATTCCACTATCCTTACACCACCGTATTTTAACATATAAAACACCGCCATCCGATCTGAATCAATCTCCACATAATGCTGCTGTCGATCCTGGGGAACACCAAACTTAACACGCCATCCCTGCCCTCGAGCCAGTAAGGGATACACTTGTGGCGTCGAATAATCTATAGGTCCCACTAACTCTACCAATTCTCGCAGTATACAAGCTAAATCACTACGATATAACTCATCCTGATAAAAACTACCCAATCGTTCCGTTATACTGATAAGAGTCATACTGGCCTATAGAATAAGAGACTAAGCACGAAGTGCAACGCACCAGACATCACATAAATTTCAAGGCAAAAAACGCAGCATCTTTACTGGAGCTAAAGTATACATGCATTTCATTGTTGACACCTTGCCAAACTTCGTGTAAACCTTTAATATTTTTTTCACACCATAAATTCATATCACGATAACTTTTATCCATGTTAGTGACATTGTGTATAATAATTGAATGGTTCATAAAAATCATAGCCTTAACAAAATCTCAGCGCAAACTCTGCGGCTAAGTGTGGATCATAATGTGGATCATAAAACTCAAATATAACGTGGGTAAAACTACCGTGATAACTATTACGAGATTGATGCCATTGAGATAAACGCAAGTTACTCGAACACCAATCACGAGCTGCCAAAGACTTAGAGCCTTTTGGAACAGCTACTGGCACACGTTCTTGACTCATTGACATAGTTACATGAACTTTAGCGCATGACGGCCGTGCTGAAACTCAAAACAATACTCTCGTTGATATCCCTCACTGACACTGGTACGACTGCTGTATATACGACATTGACGGCTGCTGATTAACTCTTGACAATATGCTACAGCCTTAGTCCATTGGGGGACATCAAAGTGGGAAAATTTAACACAGTAGTCAAAAGTTGTCATAGTGCTAGTATAACACCGTTATGCGAGACACGCAATGCCTTTGAGTTACCAGACCGGACACGCATTTTTGACTGGTTAAAAATAGGGTTGAATTTCGGTGTGTTTTATACTGTAAGGCCCCGGTGTTAGTATAATTCCGGCAGAATTATGTTTTCGTGTGGAGAAAATGTCAAAATGGTTGAAATCGAAGCTTGTAAAATGGGGTAGAATTTTGATTGGGCAGGGTTGGGGTGAAAGGCTTCAAAAATAGCAATCATAGTCATGCAGTATAGCCTTGAGTCCACTTCCGTTTCAAAAAATCTTGATCACACCACCATTCTACCACCGTAGAGCAGCCTTCAGGGGTTGTCTAACCGTTGTCAGCCGGAGTCGAACCTCGTGCATGCAGCGTCTCGACTTCTTGTACTAGCCGCCGCTTACCCGCAAGTAACTACTGTGTCTGCTCCCGTTTGCTGACGAATACAGCGTTGGCCACGTTCATTTACTATCCATTCTGGGGCACGCTCGCTTGGGGGTTGCGCTTGCGCCGCTGGCTGAGGGATTTCTCTGTCCATGTGCACAAATACTGCTATGACAAACGCCATTGGCATTAACAGTATAATTGACATTAATAGCATTTTAACTTCTTTCATTTCTCTTGTGCCTTTCTTAATAACCAAACATTTCAATAAATTTAGCAATAATCATTCCGATTACTGGCAATGCGGCTATGACCAAAATAACAATAAGTAAATATTCAATAAAGCTCATTTCTCTTGTGCCTTTTTATTTAACAAAACCGCAGACCAAACTAACAGAAATAATCAACATAGCCATTCCAACCATAAGCAAACATGCCCCAAAACAATAATCTACAAATGTGCTGTTCATTTCTCACTAGCCTTTCCATCAAGCCTTGATTCCACCCAACACTTAGACACTTCATAGGCAACAGTAACTATTGCTACTGGAATTAAAACCCAACTGATTAAACAAACAATAAATTTCATGATTTCTCACTCGCTTTCTTTAGTATAAATTTAACTAAACCAATTAAAGGCTCTATATCTTCGATTGTGAGCATTGAATAATCTTCGCCATTCTCTTTACCAAATTCTAGGTTTGCTTGTAGTATTTCCTCATCTGTTAGTTCAGCTAACTCATAGCAATTATTGTGATATTCACCGCATTTTTTACATGGTTCTTGGCTCATTTCTCTTGTGCCTTTCCACAAAACATTTGCTCGCTAAAAGCATTTAATATTCTGCACTTTGCTTCTTCCCTTTCTTCTTCAGGAAAATCTGCTACAGATTCTTCTAAACATTCCATAATTTTGTTGGCTACTTCTTTTGCTGGAATAATTGAACTCATTTCTCTTGTGCCTTTCTTAACTAAATCTAGCAATGATATAAACAATAACTGCACCAAGTAACCACCATTTAAAACTGCCATCAAATACCCAGTTTATAAAGTTCATTTCTCACTCGCTTTCTTTAGTAATTCTTTAGCCTTGTCCCATGCGTCATGTTTTCTGTCAGAAATAGCTATGATGTTTTCTAACGCTTGTTCCAATTCAGCTATGCGGTCTGCTGGGTGGGTGTAGAGTGGAATGTTGTAATCAGAACAATCACCACCTTTACCTGATTTCTTAAATTTATCTGTAATAACATCATCATCTTTACACATCCACGCTACTGGTTCATTGTTCATTTAATAAACTCCTTGCCATAAATTAAATTTAGGTTTCTATCTAAATCTTCTTTTAAGTGATATTGCTTTAGCTTGGCTTTCAACGCTTCTATTTCAGCTTGTTGCTGGCGTAGCATGGTGGCTGCATCAGTTAAATACTCTGCGCTTTCGCTCCAAGCCCAATGATCTACTATGTCTGCTAGTTCATATGCGTTCATTTCAGCGCCTCCTTAGCCCACCTAATATGGTCATCGCACTGCCACTTAATCTTGTCATGGCTAAGCTCAACATGCTCGTTGGCAATAGACTGTAGTACCTGTTTCAACGCTTCTATTTCAGCTTTGGCATCTTCGTAAAGTCTTTCAAGTTCAAGCGCATACTTATCAGCATCTTTAAGGTCAGCTTGTTGCTCGTCATGCCTTTTGTACAAATATTCTATTGTTTCTATTTGCTGATAAGCCCACAATTGAATTTCTGCATCGGCTGTACCGTTTTTTAATACTTGTAATTTTCCGTGGTAGCTCATTTCTTATTAGCCTTTTTAAGTTGTGTGTTTAAAGACCGAATAGCCATAGATTTTCTCAAATCTTTTTCTTTTAGTTCTTCTATTTCAACCTGTTGCTGGCGTAGCATGGTAATAATTTCTTTACGCAACACTTCAGAAGCGTAGTGCCTGACATCAATTACTTTTGCTAATTCATCAGATAGTTCATTTGCGTTCATAAATGTGCTCCTTTTTATATGTAAGCCGCGTCGCGGTATACACGGAATGCTGTCATTACTGCCAGGGGATAAGCTAGTGGATACTTCTCGATATCTTCCACTAACTCGCCCAGGTTTTTGTATCCTAGAAAGTTAACTTCTTTAATTAGTGTTTTAATGGCGGTTTCTAGTTTCATTATACAGTCTCCTTATTACTATATTTGAGTACCGTTAATATACGGCCCAATTCAATAACTTCTATTGGGGTTAAAAATGTACCTGCGCCCTTGATGATTTCAGCGTTAACCGCGGCGGTTAACAGCTTTGATTGTTCAGGGGTTAGTGTTAGTGTTGTCTTTGTCATTTCTTTATCCTTTACTATGTTAATAGTATAACAGTTTCGGGATTAAATGTCAACCGTTTGGTCCGGGTTTGATATTGTTGTATTTCTGCAACATCCATTATAGTTGCTCCTTGATATCAGTGATTACAGCGCGGATTCGATAGTTGTCGGATGAGTCCGCCCGGTTCTCTTGGTAACGAGCCATTAGTGCGTCACGTAAGCTCGCTAGCACTAACTCTGCTTGAGCCGGGGTTAAATCTAAGCGTACACGTTCTAGTATCATATTACATACTCCAGTAAGATTCACAAGCTGGCGACATAAACACGGGAGTGTTGCGGGGCTCTTGATACTTAAGGCCGGTCATGATGTTTACACGCTCTACTAGGTCTTCGTAACCGTCTTCTCGAGTAGTCACTAGCTCAACACGCATCTGCCGTAAGTAGCCGTCATTAGCACAAATGCGCACGGTGTTAGCGCGGCCTTCTACACGCACATCAATCCAGGGTGTAGTTTGTCCGGCGGCGTTGTCAGCTAATACAATAGCCTCAATGGTGCCGGTCAGCACGCCAGCGGCTGAATGCCATGTAATGCGGTCTTGTTGTTGTAGTTTCATTACGGCTCCTTGTTAATTAATATACATACAGTATACAACCTAGTGATTATCTAGTCAACCAAAACATCCAGGATTGGTACCCAGGCGGCAGGGCGGCTCGTCCAGGAGAACCTTACAGTATAACACATCGAGAATAAAGAGTCAACCGGGACCAGGCGCCAAACCGTGTACTATCGTTGTGGAAATACAACACTCTGCCGGGGGCTAGACGAGGGGTAAAAACCCCCTGTGTAAGTAAGTGCTTACTAACATCTTTTAGGGGCTAGAGCAGACGTCGAAGCTCGAATCGGTAGCAGTCAGGGGGGAGGGGTTGAAAACTTTCAGGACGGGGGGTAGGTAAGAAAAGCTACAATACCCTAGGGGTTTAGCGGACCACGTATCGAAGTCAATCTCCGCAAAATGCTTTTTACCCCACACCCCCCAGGGTTTCAAACTTTCACTAATATAAAACAGGGCTGATCAAATTTTTTTTTGATCATATTTTTTTAAATCCTGTGCATATAGACTTCACATATACTTTAGGATATACCCAACAGCATCTTGCTCATTGCTTAATTCCAAGTACCAATAAGTCTTTTGTATTTTCCAATTAACCTCGGGGTTTATGGGTTTTACTTCACTTGATATACGCCACTTTTCCCCTCCTATTTGATTGTGTAGCCAGTACTGTCTTGGTCCAATATTAGCGTGGCAGTATTCAGCTATATCCACACGGTTGTGACGAGTGTTTAATTCAATTGTTATCATGTCTTTTTGCTGTTACTTGAATTGATCTCACTATGAAAAAGTATACTAATCCCCAGGGTACACACATTACTATTAGTATCCAAAAGACTGTTATCAGTACACGCGTCACACTATGACATCTTTAGCATATACATGGTAACTGCGGGTGCTAATGCCGCTGCCAATACCAATGTGCGCTTAGGTTGTATTAGTGTGTCATATTCACCCTTATGGTTTGTACCATCTTTATCTCGCCAAACGTAGCGATAGCGGATTTTAACACGCTCTTTAGTTAGTTTAACCACAACTCCAATTTTAACTCCTTTGAGATAAGAGTGAGTAAATGCTATGGGTTGTCCTACAAGTATGGCGTTGCCCAGCGAGTCAGTGTGTTCACGAGTCTTCATTTATGTACTTTCAGTAGTCTGGAGCGGAGGCGCTTCGCGCCATTGTCGTCGGGTTCAATAGTGCGGGACTGTGTGTATTAAGTATATTCAAAGAAGTCGTCAAACTTTTCTGTATAGTTCTTATAACGTGTGCTAGTATCGCCAAACAACTTTGTTTTGCGATTATGACAATTGGCACAAAGTATTACTATATTATCTTGATCATTATTATGCTTATTGCCGTCCCAATGATCAGTAGTAAGACTAGGAGTATCAGGATCCCGACAAACCCACGTAAGCCCTAAATCACCATATCTATTTTCACATCCATTTTTAGACCGCATAAAGATCGCTCTGTCTGCGCTCTTTACAGTACGATGTTGATCGCAAAACGTTTTCCAATGCCAGCCCGGGGTGCCATCAGTTTTAATATATTTAGAGTGATAACTTACCTTATTGTTACAATGAGGGTGGGCACAAACAGGAGCGTACTGTTTTGCTAAACTAATTCTAGACATTTTGGCCTCCTTGAATCATATCTGCTAAGCCACGTAAACGTTCTGCGTCTTCTTGTCCCCACATAGCATTCTTGGCAGTATTACAGGGGGTACATAATACTTGATAGTTCTCAATGGAGTCTGCCCCGCCACGTGTTGTGGGCATAATATGATCCAGGGAGGGTTGTGTATCGGGGGCTTTTTTCTTGCCTTTGATATTGCCACCTAAGCTATAATCTAGTACACGACCGCAACGAGGATTGGCACACTTTTCCCCACAGATGGCCAGCATGGCATCGTGTCCTGCTCGCCCAGTTCTATGGTTCTTACCCACCCAAACATGGCGCATGGCAACAGGAATGGCTTCACCATCATTAACTGCTTGTACGAACCTAGCGTAAGTGGCATGTGAGCCATAGGTCTTTTTGTTATATCCCAATTGAATATTCATATTAGACCTTAATAACTGGCATTGTCAAGTCTTTAAATGGACGACGACCTTTGACCACATCCACACCTTTTACTTGCTCGTAGATGGATAAAATACCCGAAGCCATTTTACTTTCAGCATCTATAGCTGTAGTTTCTAAATCCACACGGCATTGTTCTTGTACAGCATTAAACAGGACCTTGGCATCCACAACACCCGACTCATCTAAGAAACGTACTTTAACTGTGCGAATGATGTCGTCAAAAAGGTCATCTGTGTATGTGTTGATTTTTTTGTCCTTGAGCAGTTTGCGAATTTGCAATAGACCACGTAGTGTATCTGTTTGAATATACTTGGTGGGCCAGTGCTGTTTCATTTTAATTAATCCCGTTTCCAGCTCACGTAATCCAAAGCTGTCGCGAGCTATGTGCAAGTGACCAATATTAGTAATACATCCTGCTGAACGCTTGCGATAAGACACTTGACATGCCGCGGCAGTAACCGTATTTTCAAGATCCACTGCTTCTGGAAAACCCATTACCACATGTTGTTTGTGAATAAAATAAGGCTTCATTGGCTCATTACCAGTGTTAAGTTCGATCAACATTGTTGATTCGTCGTTTTCATCTTCGGACTCAATATATGCTACTGGCAATAGTGCGTCAGGACCATATTTAAGTATCCAAGCGATACCGTGTTGCTGTCCGTCGGCAATATAATAACGGTCTTCTGATCGGCTATAACGAGCTTGTAATGGGGTCACACAAATGATGTTCCATTTGCCCGTTAATTTTTTAATATGGGGAGGTTCGGGCCAACGTTGACGTTCATAGTTAATAAATGCTTTTGCAGGTGGGACCCAAGCAAATTTGATTTTATCTTTGTATGATTCGTCGTGCGCTGCGGTAACCGTTTCACCGTTGGCGTCTGCTACGGCTCGAGCTACTGACACGATATTGATTTTCTTACTGCTAGATCCTGCGCTTGGATCGAATGCTTCTACACGCATATTTTTCTTACTCATTTGTTCCTTTCTTGGCGATATGAGTTACTGCTTTAAATTGTAAAAATTTACTACTATAAAAATTATAATACCAATCGAATTAATTGTCAAGTCTTTAGCTGGGTTGTGTTGTTCAAAGTATATTTTTAATTGCCCAAATGATGTATGCTTCGGCTGACCCCAGTACTAATAAAATAACCCACACCCACCAAATTGACTTTTGACTCATTAATTAGCTTCGTATGCTTCTTTCACACGGCAGTTAAATTCTGCACGTATTTTAGCGGCTTCTTTGGCTGTTAGTACTTCTTCAACTTCAACCTTAGCACCCACTAATTCTACCATAAACTTAGGCGGTACTTTAATTTTTACAGTACGACCCGATAATTTAGCACCAGGAACAACATGACTAAGAGCACGTTGAATTTCTGCGTCACCGCGATCAAAATTGTTTGCCAACAAATATTTTGCGGCTTCAATTTTAGTTAAGGCTGTGGGCAATTCAACGAGGCCAATGTCAGTATGTCCAGCACGTTGAAGTACTTTTACACGATTCAAATCTCGTGCAAAACGTGCCTTAACTACACCGTTTTGTCTACTTACACCAGCTACTTTAAATGTTTCCATTTCAACTCCTTGTTATTAACTATACAACTATTATAGTATCAAAAGGATTAAATGTCAACCAAAACATCTGTTGTATAAAAACAACGATTATTCCCGGGCTGTTACTATACGATCTGCTAGGCCGTAATCCACTGCTTCTTGGGCCGACATGAATAAATCACGTTCCATATCAGCAGATAGTATTTCAAAGGATTTGCCCACAGAATTATGTTTGACATAAATTTCAGTCAAGTACTGTTTCATTTTAAGTATTTCTTGTGCTTGGATTTGTATATCAGTTGCTTGTCCTTGTGCGCCGCCTGATGGCTGATGAATCATGTGGCGAGCATTGGGTAGTATCAATCGTTTTCCCGGGGTTCCGGATTGGGCTAATAAACTTCCCATCGAACAAGCCTGCCCCATTACAATAGTGCTTATATCAGGACGAACAAATTGTAAAGTATCGTAAATAGCCATACCAGCAGTAACACTTCCACCAGGGCTATTAATATAAAAAAGAATGTCGGCATCGGGATCCTCACTTTCTAGAAATAGTATTTGCGCTACAATTAAACTGGCAGTATGTTCGTTGACATCTGTATCCAGCATAACAATGCGGTCTTTGAGCAGTCGAGAGTAAATATCGTACGAGCGTTCACCCTTTTCTGTTTGCTCTACAACCATGGGAATTAAACTTGGCATATTGATCCTTTTTGTAATAAGTAATAGTATAACATATTAAATGGAAATAGTCAAATGCGTGAATTACTCAATATCATCATGGAAAAGGGTTCGACGGAACCAATCGAATTAGACGATTTGAATCCAGAAGTACCGGACACAAATGCCCCAGATGCTGATACAGTATCTAACAATGTTCCAATAGTACCACAAAAAACAACTCCTACAGCCCATATAACAAAACCATATAACACTGGTCACCTCGCAGAATTATTCATGGGACTGGCTGTAACTGCTAAATTTTTTAATCTTGGTAATCCTATTTCGGTATCTCAAATGGTTGACATGTTTACGTTTAGTCAAGTTAATTCCCACACTAATCCAAAAACTGGTAAAATAACTTCAAACATTGTCTTTACCATTAGTCGTGATATTACATACCCAGTCACTATTAAAGGCAAACCAGACCATTTAACGTTCCGCGGAGTAATACCTGGGAAGTCAGCCGAAGCATTTATGGCACAAGTTAACACTCGACAATTTACAGCCGATATACAATCTGTTATGGCATCTTCAGTTTTATATGTCAACGAAGCGCCCAGTGTTGCGGAGAGCATTAAAAAAACTCAAAATGATCCTAACACTAATCAAATTCATATAACCTCAGATGGCACTAGTGATTCTAAAATGACCAAAGCTGATCTAATATTAACAATTGACGGCAAAAAAGTTAACTTGTTTAGTTTAAAAACTTATAGTTCAGATACACTGGGTCAAATTTCCGGAGTTACATTTGATCAAGTTAGTAGATGGTTTCAAACTAGTTTTAATATTGATATTAGTAAACACAAGACACAAATTGAATCAGCTAAAACTCCCGAAGACGGATTTAAGATGCTGTTAAAATTATATGACGTTTACTTCCCTCAAATTAAATATCTTTTAGATAAACAAACTCCAGGACAAGATGCTGAAATTGTTAGACACTTGGCCAAAGCAGCTAATTTTCATGCTCGGGGTGCTAGCGGTGAAGATGTTGAAATTGTTAAACTTGACGATAAAATCAAAGAAGGCAATTACAAAATTTTAAGATTTAGTGATAACCTAGCAGATGCTATGACTAAGTTAGATTTAGATGCTACAATGAATAGCGGGGACAAAAATCGAACTATTCAAATTTGGGTCAAACCAGACGATACTAATGGATTAAAAAAAGCCAATAAACTTTGTCAATTCCGTACACAAAAAATGGGTGATGCTTATCGTAATTATTTTGAGTCAGGACCAATGCTTGAAAAATTAACACAAATCGGCGGCAGTAAAATTAAAGAATCCCAGCCACAACCAGGACACATTGTCAGCCCAATCATTCAACCTGACGTTGTTGAACCTAAAAAAGACAATATTAAAGTTTACGGACGTAAGTTTCAGCGTTAATTATTTTTTAAGATCAGAAATAAAATCGCAAATGCCAAGTCCTACTGCTTCTTCGGCAGTAAGGTATATATCAGATGGCGGCAATAGTTTTGACAATATAACATCTTGTGGCAATCCAGTTGTTTTATGATAATGTGCCAACATACGAGCTTGTATTAAATTATGTTCTTTAGCAATAGCAAATAATTCGTGTGCTTTGCCTTCATGGAAATTAGAATATTGGTGAGATAATATACTAGTGTTAGGAGTTAGTATTCGACGCCCAGGATAACCAGCTAAAAATATTAATAAACCTGAACTAGCAATACAGCCCAATCCTACAGTTTTAATCGGAATGCTTGACGAGAACATTACATCAATTAAAGCAAAAGCATCTTCGACACTACCACCCTCTGAACAAATCATTAATAGTAATTCTTTTTTCTTTTTCTTGGTTACATGATTTTCAACTAGGATCCACTCAATAATTGGTTTGATAGTCTCATCGCTAACTTCGCCCATAAAGACATACATGCCATGGTCTTGTAATAACTTTGACGGGTCTTTTTCGGAATTATCGGTTTCGTGTGGTTGCAGGGCCATAATCTTTAACTTGTTTAATATATGTATATTATACTACAGGTACATCGGAATAGCTAGTATTTATGGTAATAACTGGACGAATCCAAAATTATAAAGTTTGGAGGTAAAAAAAGCCCTGTTACCAGGGCTTAAAAGATCCTATAAAGTGTGCCACTACAATAGGCATACAGGATGTGTTCTATTACTTAGATTTTACAGATTTTTCTAAACTTTTGGTAAATTCTTCTGCTGAAGACTTGGCAATAGCTGTAATCGATTCAAATGCGGCTATTTGTGCGCGAGCAAAATCAGTAACATCAGATGTGAACGCAACCAAAGTCTTGCTGAGTTCTTTAGGTTGTACATAGGATAAAACAGCTTGGGTATTTTTTTCAGCTTGGTCAATAAACTTAGCTGGGTTTAATGCTTCTTTGATTGTATCAATATTAAATAATTCCATGGTAAATCTCCTTAAAATTAAGCGAGGTTTTTTATTAGCCCGAACCATTCGGCACTAACTGTTCTCACTATTACTTATGTTGCTTCGCAACATATAATATACTTATATTATATTGCGACCGCACATTTTTTTCAAGTCCTTTTGGCAAAATTAATTGCGGAGAGTTACCAGACGTAGTTTTTCGAGCACTTTGATATATAACCAGCCAATATCAAATTCAAATGACTTTCGACTTAATTTAGGATTGCCTGGTTCTGCGTGATGATTATTGTGCAATTCTTCGCCGCCGATCCATACAGCCCAAGGAGTTAAATTACGACTAAAGTCCTGGGTGTCTTTATTACGATATCCCCACCAATGTCCAAATCCATTTACAACTCCCGCGGCCCATAAAGGAATCCAAATCATCTGTATTCCCCAAACTATAAAACCCCATAGCTGGAAAAGATAAAGGTCTAGTATTAACATAAGAAATATACCTAGGAAATTGTACTTGGTATACAAATTATGTTCAATCCAATCATCAGGTGTTCCTACCCCATATTGTTGAATCATTTGCTTATCTTTGGCAGCTTTAGTATAAAGTAGCGCGCCTTTGAAGAATACCGTCCATATTCCAAAAACATGTGGACTATGTGGGTCTCCTTCGGCGTCATCAAATCTATGATGTTTGCGATGTATAGCGACCCATTGCTTAGTAACCATACCGGTGGTCAACCATAACTGGAATCTCATAAAATGCTCTAATACTGGATTAAATGTCAATCCTTTGTGAGCTTGACCGCGGTGTAAATAAACAGTGACACATGCTATGGTAATTTGAACCATTACCAAGGTTGCTATTATTGTAATCATTAAGTACTTATCCGTAAATTTCTTGGTATAAAAACTTGCTGTTTTGTAAAAATGTGTGATAAACATTGCGCTGTCTTATTCCTGCTTCTTGAACAATAGTCGCCCAACTTGGCGGATTTAACCGTATGTTTACCTCGCTATCACCCATTATGCTACGTGGTAATAGGCCATGCTTGTGACACAAATGTTGTATGGGTTTATTATAACCCAGGCAATGCATAAACAATTCACTGTAATTACGATTCCGGGCCCAGACTATGGCTTCTTCTAACATACTATTGCCAATACCGTTGCCACGGTAATCTTTATGAACAATTATGCCAAACTCCACTGCGCTGTTGTTAATTTTAGCAATGTGGAGAGTTCCTACCCAACCGTTGCAATTTTGTGCCACTAAAATTTCATGTTGATTTGATTCAGCTTTAATTCGATCTACTAGGCGCTCAATTAGGCCAGAACTGCTGGCTATACCAAAATATAGTTGTTGAGTTTCGGCATCCTGGTTGTTTAACCAATCCCCGTAAAGGTAATGGTCTTTTGTATCCAGAAACTCTGTAGTAAACATTTTATTTGTATATGTCTTTGGCTCTAGTGTGCTGACCATTACGGGTCAGGTGTGCTGCATAACAAGCTTCTGTGCAGGCCATAATAAAATTGGAAATAGACTTTAGTATTGTTTTCATATTAAAATCCTCTTGATTCAAAGTATTTGGACCAGTACTCTACATCTGCATGAGTTTTGATTGACTTTGATGCTAAAAATTCTTCTAATCTTGTTGTCTTTGTTGCAAACAATTGGGTAAATTGTTTTAATAATTTTGTCATTTTGTGACTCCTTTTCTTTATATCAGTAGAAATACTGATATTGTATTTAGTTATTATATGCGATCGCAACATTTAAATCAAGCCCGTCTGGCAATAATGGATTAAATACACTACAAGGAGAATTACAATGTTAAAATTTCTAACCAGCTTTTTTAAAGCAAAATCAAAAGAATCAGCACCTGCTCCCAAAGCACCTTATAAGGTTGAAGTCGCAGCCAATGATAAAGCGTGGGATTTTCCGGCACCTAAAAAATCTGCTAAGACAACGGCAGTTAAAAAAGATGATAAACCTGTAGTTAAAGCTGCTTCTAAAAGTCGTGCTAAAAGTAAAAAAGCTGATACAAAATAATTTTAAATGTTATTGAAGTAGCATTCTAATTAAACCAATAGAATCAATAGTAACTAAAAAGACGGAGTTAGCGAGTAATCCAAAACTCCGTCTGCTCCAACAAGCCCATCCAGAAGATATGCACCCGCTGATAAAAATAGTATAAAGCGGTATGACTGGAATGTTTGGAACTGTTGCCGCAAAAATACAGGCGCTGGTAACACTACATGCCCAAGCAAATAATTCAGCACAAAATCTAACGCGATTACTTTTCCAGTCTTGTTTTATGTAAGCCCAACTTACGGTAATCCATTCCATGCTATAACCATTTCAATTTAAAATATGTTGCGTCTTTTGGGTCTTCAAATCTAAAAGCAAACCCTTCTGTACTATTGTGCCCGTGTAAGTGGTATTTGCCGCCGGGCACCCGGTCTACCCAATCTAAAATATATCTAATCCGGCCATGAAAAAATGTCGGGCGGCGGTGTAGTATATCATTCCATGTTATTACAACTTCAGTCCACTCAGGTGGCGGCCAGCATTCTATCTTTTTCATTGTGTAATAATTGACTTGCTAAATTCTTTCCCTTACTTTCGCACATGATATCAAACTGGTCATTAAAGGATAGTGCCCATTTGTTGCAAGCAGTATTCCAATAAAAATCTGAGTGCGCTCTAAGTTTTTGTTTTTTGTAACCCTCTAAAAGAAGTGTCTGATATGCTGGTGCGATTGCGGTATCATGTCTGACCAATATATCTTCCCTGCTGATACTATAATGCATAGTAGGACGAACACCGCGCCAACTATCAACAACTCTTTTAACACGGTCGTCTCCAGGTAGGATATATTCTCCTTCGCGGATCCAGTGATGATGAATATCGAGCACAATAGGAACAATATCAGAAATGGTAAGACAATCATTTAACCCCCATGCGTTTTCTTCGTTTTCAATTGTAATACAGTTGCGGGCTTCAGATGAGAGTTTGCTATACGCTCTTCGAATCCCTTCAGGCCCTTCGCGGCCACTGATGTGTACGTTAATCTTGAAATCTTGGAATTTTTTTCCGTAACCCATCCAACGCGCCATATCTGCATGATATTCAAACTCCTTTATGCTGTTTTCAACAATGCCTGGATTGCTACTTGCCAAAACTGTAAACTGACCAGGATGAAAGCTGAGGCGAACATTAGTAGCCCTAGCAATATTTCCCACTTGTTCGAAGTGTCTTTCAGCGTACGTCTGGACATCGCGCCTTTGCCAAAAGGACGACCAATCACGGTGAGTATAACCGCCAAGGATGTCACTGCTAAGACGCACCATGCGAAGGGACTCAGGTAAATTTCCAACTCGTTCCACCAACTTTCTTGTTGCTTCTATGTTACCTACCATTAAGTCCCATAGTTTTTGTTCTGCTACTTCACGATTTTGCCTACTTAGCCAGGTCATAGTTGTGCCACCAGTATTGTACTTTTTGGCATCATCTTTGACGCTAATTCCATTTACCTGTTCGGGATTATCAATCCATTTGCATGAGAAACCAATTCGAGGTATAGGACTAGTCATGTTATAATAATACTATAACACAAATTAAATGTCAACCGTTTAGAATGGATAGTACGTTATCAAAAGAGTCTTTATCAATATTTGATAATTTTTTTAAATCTTTGCGTATTTTTTTTGGATGATCTACTAAAATCCATTGTACATGCGGAGTAGATTTGATTGCCTGAGCCACTAATCCTTTATAGTTTTGAATTGTTATATCCTCTGGTTTATCTTTAGATTTGGGGGAATCTGACCAATCAAATCCAACAAGCAAAACAACATCACATATCGACGCCGCCAAATTCATTGCTACTATTTCATCTTGATTGTTAACATTGTGACCCATAAAATCACCTTCATACAATCTTACACCTTTAGGTTGACTTAATTCTTTATAAACTGAATTTGGTATGTATAAATTGCAAGTTGCTTGAAATGCTTGCTTAATAAGTTCTTTTGCTTTATTGCTGTCATGACAAATAACATTATCGGTATTGTATGCTCGCCAGGTTTTCCAAGAGCCCCAAAAAGCGCCACTGCGCTTCATACGCATTATATCAATAGCGGGATCTAATATTAAATTGTCACTTAATACCCATTGAATGTTCATACTGCACTCTTTAACACCTGCCATTTAAACCCGCCTAAACATACCCAAGCAAATACCAAATCTTCTTTGGGGTTAGCATTGAATACTATATCGCCACGAGTTCCAGCCCATCCAGGAACTTCCGTGGCATGGGAAATCATATGTACACCTATACGTAATTTTTTAACAGTGGTTATACCATCAATTGAAATATCTAATTGCGGAATACGATTAACACCTAATGACAATCCTTGCTGACGTGTGGTGCCTATATACGCTTGATTTAATTTGAATTTTCCAATACTAACGGAAACTTCTTCGTCCCAAACACTAAGTGACATTTCAGGGTTATCAGTATTAACTCCTATACGTTTATTTGTAACTGCTAGTGTATTATTAAAATTTGCTTCGCCTGCTACAGATAATTTTTGTAAAGTTCCCACAGTTTGTAAATGACTTTCTGTAATCCCAGCCCCTAACGTATTTCCAATAATAAATGATTCACCGCCAACTTTTACATCATCAATAGCGATACCATTATTTTTAATTTGTTGTACTGTTTGTTCTATTAATTGTTCTTTCCATTTATCGCTTAATTGTTCTAAGGTTTTTTCGCTTATATTTTTTGCTAAAACATTCCAAGATTCGTTATCGGTATTAATAGATCCTTTAACTGATAAATTGTTAATAGTCGCGCCATCTATAATGTTTATTTCTCGAGCAGTTAAAATATTTTCTACTACTGTAACATCATCCATAATAGTCAATTGAACTTGAGATGATTCATCATTAATGCCATTAAAACCCTCGCGGAATTTTTTATAATTTTTGTCTATTCTTTGATTAATCGTGCTGTTGATGTCTATTGACCCCACACGAGCAATAGTTTCTAAAGCTATTGTCTGACTTATTATATTTTCAATTCGAGTAAGCCAAGAAGAATCTTGATTCATATTTTCAACCGTTTTTAAGATTTTATCTTGTACTATTTGATTTATTAATTTTGAAATTACTTCCTCACTTAAAGAAACATTTATTAATTTTTTATCAATTTCTTCTGTGATTAATTTTTCTACATCAACTGAATTAATTCTGGCAAGTGTTTTTTCTTGAGTATTTTGCTCAATCAGTTTTTCTATTCGTGCTAACCAATTTACATCCTGAACCATATTCTCTATAGTAGATATAATATTAGATTGTACCGTTTGATGTACTAAAGCTTCTATGGTTGCCGAATCTAATACAAATGATGTATTGGACATATTTTCTCCTTAAATCTATCATAGTACTTAGCTTTGACTTAAAATCAAGTAAATATTGTTAATTATTATAAAAATAAGTTATTTTGATATGATACCAGTCCAACTTTCGTCTGGTTCGTTTCTTTGATAATCTAATATTCGAGAATGTAATATAGCATAAAATGAATCTATTTGCTGTCCCCAAAAACCCAATAATTGTTCAATTGCCTGTTCACAAAACTTCCATTGTCGATTTCTATAATTTTTCATTAACTCGGTGTGAAGTTCTTGATGAAATTCAACTTTTGGCATTTGATCAAGCGGCATATTTTCTATTACGCAGTAAACTGTTATGGGTGTGCTAGATTTGATAGTAATAGTGTCTAATTCTATCACTATATATTTTTCTTTTAATTTTTCTGCTTCTTTGGTTCCAAAAATAATATTCAATGTGCGCTCCTAGTTAAATAATTATCTTACTTTACAGACTGCTAAAAATTTATATGTTATTTAATTTTGACCTTATTAGTGATATTCATAGAGAAACCTGGAATCATTTTGATTGGAGCGGACAACCAACTGCTTCATTTTGTATAGTAGCAGGGGATATTGCCAGAGATCGAGCGTTGGTTATTGATACCTTAGAGCAATTGAGCGAGGTTTATCAAGGAGTTTTTTATATAGATGGGAATGACGAACATAAAGATTATGCCGAAGATTTATCTCAAAGTTATTCTGAACTCAGCGCTCTTGTGGAGTCTATTCCAAAAGTTGTTTATATGCAAGATAACGTTGTAATCATAAATGGCGTTGCTATTTTGGCTACTAATGGTTGGTGGAGTTATGATTTTGATCCAAACTTAGAAGTGGATCAATCTGTAAAATGGGTGCAAGAAAGAGATGGCATTAGTGAATCAGCGGCGTTAAGTATGAATGGCTTGGCATATCACGATTCGGCATATTTGGCAAATAGCGTACATAAGTTACAAACACATAATGATGTTAAATCAATTATTATAATTTCTCATACCGTGCCTACACCAAAAATCATACAGCACGATTTAGAGTTAATAGATACTTGGAGATTCAATGCTATGGGCAATAGTCATCTTCAATTGGCATTAACCCAAGACACCGAACATAAAATTAAAACTTGGTGTTTTGGGCATTATCATAAACCCGTAGATGTTACCATAGACGGCGTTCGCTATGTAAGTAATCCTCGTGGTAGAGGAAATACACCATATTCGCAAGTTGCTTATTATCCCAAAAGAATTAGCGTAAAAGTTTAAGCTGTTTCTGGTTCTAATTTAATTTGTAACGGCATATTTGATGTTCGTGCTGACATCGTAACTTCAATGCCCTTTTGTTCAGCAATTTCGTAAGGCAATACTGCCACGACTGCCGACCCGGCTTCGTGTATATCTTGTGTAATTTTTACTGCGGTATCTACAGCATAATCAAAGAAATTTACTAACGATTCAATGACAAATTGCATAGTTGTTCCACTATCATTTAAATAGATAACTTTGAACATTGGAGGCTCTTTAAGTTGATTATTAGTTTGTATTTGAGTAATTACATCTACGTGTGACATACCAGTTCCTTTTTTTAGTAAAGGGACACCTTGCCCCTTTACTGTATTTACTATTGTATTACGATTCGTATGTAATAGCAATACTTTTAGGTTGAAGTGCTTCCGGAATATGACGCTCTAATTTAACTATTAAAATGCCGTTTTTAACGGATGCGGTGCTTACTTCAACATAATCAGCTAAACTGAATGTACGAATAAAGCGGCGATCTGAAATACCTTTATAGGTGTATTCAGTACCTGCTATTAACTCTTCCGGTATTTTATCTCCAGTGATAATTAAATTACCTTCTCGAACTGAAACTTCAATTTCACCTTGAGTAAATCCAGCTACAGCTACTTGAACTTCAAAAGTATTTTCGCCAGTTTTCAAAATGTTATATGGCGGATAGTTTTGGGTACTAGCCGTATCGATTTGACTGATAATACGATCAAATAGTTTATCGACTCCAATAGAGTTACGATAGAATGGGTTTAAATCTAATGCTGTAAGTTTAGTCATTTTATTCTCCTTTAATTAAGCAAGTGACTAACGTGGGCCCAGTTAGGCACCCACGCAATTTCCTTTTACTGCTTTTCAGTAAAGTCAGCGTCTACGACGTTGTCGTCATCGGCTGGCTTAGCTGACTCTTGTGGCTCGGCGGCTGGTTGAGCTGCTTTTGCCTTTGCTTCTTGAATTGTTGCCGCGGCAGTTAGTAACGCAGATACTTTTGTTTGAATAGCATCTTTGTCATTGCCTTTTACTGCTTCTTCGACATCTTTAATAGCTGTATTAATATCATCAATTTGTGTGGTACTTAATACATTACTAGTTTCTTCTAAATCCTTGCGAATTTCGTGTATCATAGCATCAGCTTGATTGCGAGCTTGGATAAGTTCTACTTGTTTTTTATCGTCAGCTTCGTTTGCTTCCGCTTCTTTGATCATTTTTTGAATTTCTTCATCAGATAATCCACTGTTGGCTTTAATCGTAATTTTATTTTCTTTGCCAGTTGTTTTATCTTTGGCTTTAACACTTAAAATACCATTGGCGTCAATGTCAAGTTCGACATCAATTTGTGGGTGACCGCGGCGTTGTGGCTGAATTCCTTCTAAATTAAATTCACCTAAGAGTTTATTATAGGAGCATAGCTCACGTTCGCCTTGGTAAACTTTAATTGTAACCGCTGGTTGATTGTCTTCAGCAGTACTAAACACTTGGTTGGCTTTAGTCGGAATAGTTGTATTCTTTTGAATCAGTTTGGTCATTACTCCGCCCATAGTTTCAATACCAAGGCTTAATGGTGTTACATCAAGTAATAGCACATCATTGCGATCGCCGCCTAATACTGCGCCTTGAATAGCCGCACCAGCTGCTACTGCTTCGTCTGGATTGACATCTTTACGAGGAGCTTTGCCGAATAGTTTTTCAACTGTTTCTTGAACTTTAGGCATACGTGTCATACCACCAACAAGAATAACTTCGTCAATATCGCTTGTGCTTACACCGGCGTCTGCCATAGCAGTTTTACATGGCCCAACTGAACGTTGAATTAATTCGTCAACTAAACTTTCAAGTTTAGAACGAGAAATGGTAACATTCAAATGTTTAGGACCAGTTGCGTCTGCTGTTACGTATGGCAAGTTGACTGTAGTCTGTTGGGTTGAAGATAATTCAATTTTAGCTTTTTCAGCAGCGTCTTTCAAACGCTGTAGTGCTAACATATCTTTCTTAAGATCAATACCAGACTCTTTCTTAAACTCGTCGCATAGATAATCCATGATGCGTTGGTCAAAGTCTTCGCCACCTAAAAATGTATCACCGTTTGTTGACAATACTTCAATTTGTTTATCACCGTCTACATTGGCGATTTCAATAATTGAAACATCAAATGTACCACCACCAAGATCGTAAACAGCGATTTTTCGGTCTTTAGTACTAGCTTTATCAACACCATAAGCAAGAGCTGCCGCAGTTGGTTCGTTAATAATGCGAAGTACTTCTAAACCGGCGATTTTACCAGCGTCTTTAGTTGCTTGTCTTTGACTATCATTGAAGTATGCTGGTACTGTAATGACTGCTTGAGTAACTGTTTCACCTAAATAGTCCTCTGCGGTCTTTTTCATCTTGCGCAATACTTCCGCTGATACTTGTGGCGGTGCTAAGTCTTGGCCATTTGTTTGAATCCAAGCATCGCCATTATCAGCTTCAATAATTTTGTAAGGCATTAAGTCGATGTCTTTTTGGACAGCTTCTTCTTTAAATTTACGACCAATTAATCTTTTGGCAGCGTAGATTGTGTTTGTTGGGTTAGTAACAGATTGTCGTTTGGCTGTTGCTCCTACTAATATTTCATTAGCGGTGTAAGCTACAATGGATGGTGTAGTTCTAGCACCTTCACTGTTTTCAATTACTTTAGGAATGTTATTTTCAATTACTGAAACGCACGAATTGGTTGTGCCTAGGTCAATGCCTATGATTTTGCTCATGTTGTTTCTCCTTTAGTTAAGCAAGAATTAAATGTAAACCCCACCTGGGCATTTACAATACTATTTATTATACTACACAATCATTATATACAAATATAATTCGGTTAAATTTAAGCAGTTCTGGTAACTATCTTGGATTTAATTTTAGTAGTTCCAAAATGTTTTTTCACTATCTTTTCTACTATTTTTGGATTAAACTTTTTACAGCTGAATACATCAATGTAAGCTGTTCTGTCTTGATCCATAAAATGTCCAGTAATATTACTAGTTTGAATTAATTGAACTAAACTGTATCCGCTATTTTGATGTCCTTCGAGCAAATATTTAATTACAGGCTTGCCCACGGCTTCCATTTTAATTTGTTTAATCAAATCTGCTATGAACTCTTTTAAACAGGCTTTGCTAGTGATGTTGTCGTTCATACCTTGACAATCTAGCATTAGGTGGTATCCCCAGGGTTTGTTTATTTTCATTAGAATAACTTTTTAGGTAATTGTTGATCTCTAAGCTTCTTGCGCCAACGAGCTTTGGCAGCACCTTTTTTACGTTTGCGTTCAGTGGTAGGTTTTTCGTAAGTTTCGCGGGCGCGGAGTTCATCAAGTAATCCAGATTCTTGAACTTTTTTCTTAAACTTTCTAAGGGCTTTTTCTACGTTGCCGTCAGGAATCAATACCGAATTTCCGTAAAATTTCATTCGTTTTCCTGTGCTAGTGTCATAGGAGTATTTACTAAAGTTGTGTTAATTGCCACATTTAATATGCTTTGTTTACGATAACGTGGTAAATCAAACATATGCGGTAATAATATGCGTTCTAATTCAGAATGTAGCCCGCGAGCTCCTGTTTTAGTCTTAAGTGTAAGCTCTGCTATTAACTCTAGCGATTCTGACTCAAATTCTAGTTTAACACCATCTTGGTCAAATAACCATTGATATTGTTCTATAAAATTATGTTTTATATCTGTTAAAATGTTAATTAATTGTTCTTTGGTTAATTCGTGTAATGATACCGATGATCCAAATCTACCTACGAATTCAGGAATCATTCCGTATTTAACTAGATCATCAGGGGTAACTATTTCATAGTCTACTATTTCTGTTGTAGTTAACTTTGCCCCAAACCCCATCGAGGTGCCTTGAATTCGATTTTTTACAATTTTATCAAGCCCAACAAATGCTCCTCCGGCAATAAACAAAATATTAGTAGTATCAATTTCTACGGTAGCTTCTGATTTTCTGCCGCCAGTAGGATTAATTTTAACTTTGGTTCCTTCTACTAATTTTAATAGAGCTTGTTGTACGCCTTCTCCCGATACGTCTCGACTAACAGTGGCGCTTTCACTTTTTCTAGCAATTTTATCAATTTCATCTAAAAAAATAATTCCTCTTTGTGTTCGCTCAACATCATTGTTAGAATTTTGATATAATCTTAAAATTACTGAATCAACATCGTCCCCAACATACCCTGCTTCAGTCAGTGTAGTGGCGTCCGCCACTACGAAAGGAACATTTAAATATTGTGCTACTGTACGAGCTAATAATGTTTTTCCAGTTCCGGTTGGTCCAATCATTAGTATATTTGATTTGGTAATTTCATTGTCGGTATTATTAATTCGTTTATAATGATTAGTAATAGCTACCGACAATACAATTTTAGCTTCGGGTTGCCCTACAACATATTGGTCCAAATACTCTTTGATATCTTTAGGATCCGGGATCTCTAATAAAGAAATTTTATTAACAATTTTTTTCTTGTCTTTAAGCAAGCTACCACACAAATCAATGCATTCATTACATATAGCAACGTTATGTCCTACAATTAATTTTTCCACAACGCCTTTATGTTTGGCACAAAAAGAGCAATGATTAATTTTTTCTGGCATGTTATCCTAAGTTAGTTTTAAGTTTTTCGGCAATACGTTCACGTTCAATATCACTTAACAACTCAGGATCATATTCGCCTGATCCTATTTTTTCAATTAGATGATCAATATAAGCGTCATCGTATATATAACTGTCACTTAAATTTTTATTAACACGAATCCATTGTACGCCATTAAACTTATAAAGCTGACTAGGCAAATCGTCAACTCGTAAAAACATATCTCCTTTATTGGCGGTGGCAGGAAACGCTACACCAAAACCTTTGACTTCGCCAGAAACAGGAGCAGGAACATTATCGGCATCTAGAGATAATTTTAAATTAGCTAAATCTCTGCCATTTAAATTAAGGCGATTTATATTTTCTTCTTCTAGCCATGGTAGTTTTGAAATTTCGCCTTGATTTAATTTGTCAAGATACTCTTGAAAAGTTTTAGTTGGATTTGATATTTTCCAAACTTGCATAGCTCTTTTTTGTAATTCGTTGCCAAACGTTTCAACATCTGGTTTTACTGCAGGATTTTGGATTGGTGCTAAATCAAGTCCAACATAATATCCACGTTCAAGTAAGTCTTCTTTGTTTTGTACTTTAACTGGTTGACTAAACATCCATCCTGGTGGGTGTGGGTCAATATTAGTTTTTTTTGGAAATAGTTCTGTTCTGCCGAGTAATTCACCCTTTGGCAAATCTTCTTGAGCAGCCGCGCGAATTAGTTCAATTTGCTCATCGGTTAATGCGCCATCATCAGGTTCATAATAATTTTTTTGTAACTTTTCTAACTCAGCTTCTTCTAATTTTTGAGTAGTTTCTAAATCTTGAATAGCCTGATTTATTTCATTAACATCTTTATTATTATTATCCCAAAATTTGGCACGTTTTTTGGCATTGGTAAACCATTCTTTAAGTTTGTTATCTTCTTCATCTTTGTTTTCATTTTCGTCTTGGTCTTCGCGTTTTTTCTTTTCTAAATTAAACAAATTAATTCCGTGTTCCCATTCAATAGACTTAGTAGCGGCTAAAAGTAAAGTAAGTGCAAGAGGGTCAAATACAGAAACGATAAGAATAATAACCCACCGAACAGCATGTTCAAGTAAGTTGGCATCTGGATTATCACCATAAATTAATGCGGCAATGTATTTGATTGGCCCAACCTCAGCCTCCACTTTACGATTCTCTGCGGCAAGCGGCAACCGCTCCTCATTAAGAGCTGTGACTTTTTTCTGCGAATCTGTAATTTCCGCAAGCAAACGACTGCGTTCTTTCGCCTGGGAGCGACGGATAGCCACTGCTTTGTCCGCCCCCTTTTCATCCGTAGACCGACCCATAACCTGATCGACTGCCGCATCCATTTGTTGTAGCGCCTTGCGATTAGCATTTATGTTATCCTTTTCAATCTTGATCTTTTCATCGTACACAGCAATCTTAGCGCCCGAGTCACCTGATACTAATGCTTGATCGCTATGTGCTTTTGACAAGAAACCAAACACACCCATTGAGGTCAAAAACATAAGAACTGCTACTGCTGTACATAGATATAATTTATATTGTAATTCTGCCTTATCCCAGTATTTGTGTAGCCATAAAGTAGTAACAATTTTACCCACTTCTAACGAACTACCCATAATAACAATGGGCCAAAAGGCAGCAGCAAATATCGCAGTTAATCCCAATATAGAATATATTGCTGCCGATAAACTAATTGATAATGCTGTAAACAGCGTTATATATCCAAAGATCATATTAATATTTAGCGCCAACGCCTATGTTTTTCTTCAACCCATTCCTTGCCATCATATTCTGCTATATCCCATTCAACTTTAGCCGGAACTTCTATAACTTTAAGTTTAGCATTTTCTCCATCGGCATTGCTACCTAACTGGCGAATTACCCCTACTAATATGGGGTCATCTCTTTTAATATCACGGCCGTCGCACCATGTTTTATTATCAACAATGATTTTAGGGCCCAATCGATTTTGGGTATCTCTGTCTTGCTGTGGCTGGTATCCATACTCAATACCGGCGCGTTCTAAATATAATTCTTGCGCCTGTCGGCTAAGACTAAATCCACCGTAGCAAGTATTAATTACAATGTATTGAATGCCTTGTAAATGTTTGAACAATTCTTCATGTTCTGGATTTATTTCTGCCATTTATTAAGAGTTAAATTAAGTTCTCGCTCGTTGATAACTACTCTATTTTCTAATTTGGACAATTTATGTTCCAGACGAATTTGTCTTACAAATAACCAAATTACTATGGCCACTAATAAAGTGAATGTAATCCCCCACCCAGCCACCAGGCTATAGGTCCATATCCATAAAGTGTCAATAGTTTGTGTTAATAATTTAATTGGATTCATTTAATTGTTTTCTTAGTTTTGAATTTTCTGCAATTAGCGTTTGTGTAAGTTTTTTATAATATTGTACATCACCATTTAATTTGTCAACTTCTTTTTGTAAATGTTCTTCTTGCTTAGATACTTCTCTTGGGGCAGTAAATCTACCAAGAAGAAATCCGATTAAAATTGCCGCCAGCCAAGAAATATAATCCATTACGTATCCTTATTAATCATTTTTTTGCTCTTGGGGCTGTGCAACTGTCTGACCAAAGTTCCTGTGCTTGTTTTTTATAATCCTCAAGCTCAGCATCTTTACGCATGTCATCTTCCATCCAAAGCATCTTTTGATGTGCATACATTTCTTCTGTGAGGGCATGCCACCCACAACATTTTCCTGTAGGGCTACGACCACATCCGCATAATCCTGCTACTTCTGGTTTCGCCATCATTTCAATTTTTCCTTTAATCCACGCCATTGTATAATATTAACGGCATTATTTTTCCATCCTTTATTGCGAGACCATTTTACTAAAATAGGCCACGGCCAACATTTTATATTTACCTCATATAATCCCGCCCGTATAGGATTAGTAGTAACCGGATACCAATTAGTTTTCAATATGTTTTTCATAATTTTTACGACAGCCGGGTGTAGCATATCTAACTCACCTAAAACTAATTCTAAACATTATTCATCTCTTGGAAGTTCAGTTGCTTCTCTAACTAGCTCAAGAAGTTGCTCTACGGTAGGAACCATAATTTTAGCATTGCGATATTCCTCGTCACTATCGCGACCGCCAACTTCGATCATAAAACCATTATCATACATATTAATAGTAAAATTTTCATTTACTTTAGTAAGTTTATCGCCAACTTTTTGTATTTGTTTTTTTGCCACTTTAATCCCCTTTGAATTTTGTTACAAACCAGCATACTATATAAATTATCGAAAGTGCGCCAGCCATAACAAGCAGAGCTTCGATTAACCAATTTTCAAGTACCATCTACTTCTCCCTAACGAATATAAATTATATACTCAAATAGCTCTAAGGTCAATCTAAAAGTTTGCCACTTACCTTGATTAATGCGCCTCGATATGTCCAATCTCCACCAACTTCATCGTTTGGCCTGCCTTCTATTTTTTTAAAGGATGTATGTGGACGATTTTTGGCATCGATTACAAATTCTTTAAATTCTGTAGGAGTAAGTATAAATTCCTCAACTGGACCTAACTCTGCGTTTTTTAAACATTCGATTTCGAGTAGTTCAAAAATATTAAATTTTCTTCGTTTTACTTTCATTGATAATCCCTTGTCATTTGTGCCCACATCATCCAGGCTTTAAATCCTTCGTAGACTTTCAATGCTTCGTCGGCATCTTGCTCTACTTTTACACCCCTAACCCAAAATCCGTTAGGTCCTACTTTAAGCATTTCTTCGCCGGCTGCCATACAAGTAATTGAACTAGGCACATCATTGCGAAACATATACTCTTGTTGTATTTCTTCAGCCATTAATAATTCTCTTTAACAATATAGTATTGTGGCTTAGGATACTTTTCTACAATACCGCTTTCTTCATCCACTTGTTTAAGGTATTGAATTTTTTCGTTCATCAGTTAGATATAAACCAAAGCACACCCAACACGATTACTAATACTATTAAGAAGATTCGTCCATATAGTTGTTGCTCTGGGAAATCCACTCCATTCTTATCTTGTGACATTAGTAATTCTCCTTTACAATATAGTATTGCGGTTTTGGATACTTCTCCAAAATCTCTTCACTCTTAATAAATGCATTCATTACTGGTGCAGTGAAAAACATTTTATTGAATACTGGCTTATGTGTTGCTGAATCTACTACGCTTAAATACCACGATTTCACTGCCATATTATTTTCCTTTTATAATTTTTCACCAGGTTCGAATCCGCGGAATCGTACAAACCGTGGGAACCTTAAACTGTAGGTGCCGTCTTGGTTTTGTGTAACCGCATCAGCAGCCACTTCAACGACATCACCAATAAGCTGATCAGCATTGTCCCAGTAACTAACCCTATCGTCATCAGTAAGCCCACTACCAACATTGACCCTAATGTTTCTATTATCATCTACACCTTCACAAATAAATGCGCCAAGTCTGCCCGCATTACGGCCAGTGCCTTCTTCAAACCCAATGATATTTAAGTCAACTGTAATGACTGGTTTCCATTTCATCCAAAAAGTTGACCGTTTGCATTCGTACGGAGCTTCTAAATCTTTAATCATAATGCCTTCAAACCCCGCAACTACGGCATCGTTAGCATAGCGACGTAATATATCGTGTCCTTCGGAAATACTCAAATCAACTTCTATGCCATCCATAATGCGAATACAGTTGGTAGAGTCAACGGCATCGCGACAGCCATCTAATATAACCATCCGTTTGCGCTGTTGACTATTCCAATAACCGCGTTCAAAATCTTCTAACGGAATAAAATCAAATATACTATAAACTAAATCACTAGAGTCAACATCTGTTTTACGTTGAGCTTGTTTCATTAGTGCTTGAAAACTGGCACCAATAACTTCTCCGTCAAATACAAATCCCTTAGGATATTTTTGAAATAGTTTAGCAAACTTATTTTTAATATCATCAATGGCATCAACAATATGTGGAAAATTTTGAAATGATTTTCCATTGCGACTATACAGTATTGTGGTATTTTTAGTACACATTGCCAGTACACGAACACCATCTAACTTTTGCTCAAGGCGCTTAACTCCTGTCATTTTAGCGACGTGTTTGTTTGAATCTGTGGCAAGCTGGCATTCAAATACAGGAATGGCCCACTCAGTTTTACCTAACACTTTATTAAGTGTACGTTCTGTGATTCCACATCGTAAATCTTTAATAAGAACACGACGTGCTAGATTATTCCATTCTTCAGAATCAAATTGTTCTGCTATTTCTTGAATAGCATCGCGAGCATTATGTCCAGTAACGCTACGAGTGCGTAGGGCTTCACATAATCCCCAAAACTTAGGCCATGGATTTGGTTTATGATCTAAACCTTCAGTTTCAGGCACCTTCTTAACGCCAAAAACGTAATAAGGGTTGTATGCTTGATAACAATTAAACAAGAAACATTGAGCATTTGAAGAACCAAGTTTGGCCGCCATCAATGCTTTTTCAATTACTGCTTCCTTGTGCAATCTGCTATCGCTACTTTCAAGATCGCGTATCCAATCTGCCGCCAATTTGATTCCTTCGAATTGTGTAGACTCAAAGTCTATTGTATTACTCATATTATTTACTTTGTCCCTCTTGGTGTTTATATTCCCGCTTTAACCAAAATTTATATTTTCTAAAATATTCTGCGCTATTTGCTATATCTGATTTTTGTCCATAGGATAACATTTCATCTAGATGCTCGTACCATTTTTCAGTACACCAATGTCGGAAGGATCCTTGTTTCATATTGTTCCTTTTAACATTGACCACATAGCCGTTTGCTCTAAATCTTTTTCAAACTCAGGATATACTTTATCCAAATTATCTTTATCAACTCTAACATAGCCTTTTTTTGTTTTTTCATTAATCATTTTTGTCATGTGGTACGGACTAATGACAATCGATTTAGTTTGTAATTTTTTACCTCGACGACCCCAAAATGTAACATAATGGACTTTGCCGAGTTCAATGGCTCCCCACACTTTATCGTGGTTTTCTTCCTTACACCAACCGATAAAAGTATAGTTCATTTTTTCTCCATAATGTGTTTAATTACGGCGCTAGCTTCAGGAAAACCTTCACGTTCTTTTCTCATTACAACAGTTTCAATCATATCCAATTGTATATTGTGTAATCCAGATACAAAAGACATAATATCTTCTGGTTTCATTTTGTAAGAAATTTTATATTCTTTTTGCAACTGAGCTTGTTCAACTTCTTTTTTGAGTGCGTCGCGCCAAACAAATTTAGGAGTCGTATATTTGTCATCGTTAGACGGAACATCGTTCATAGCCTTACGTATGAACTTATCCCAGTCTTTGTCATTTTTGTAATCCATTATGCCAACTCCTTAGCTTCGCGATTGAATACCATCTCGGTACTTGAAGACATAACCTGTGCTTCCATTTCTTCCCAACTTAAATGTGGCTCCGGGTAAGCAATATGACCATCATATTCTAACTGTGACTTTTCAAAGTCTGACAAATAGTCATCTTCTTCAAAGGAGTAGCCCAGAATATATTCGCGAGCACCTTCAGAGCTAAACTCAACATCGGCAAGATTGATAAAATCTTCTGGATCGGCTGTAACGTCTACGCCAGTAATTTTGTACTCGCTACCACCTTTGAATTTCCAATATTGAGGACATTCGCCTTTACCGTCCCAATCATGAGCACCGTAGTTTTCCATAAATTGTGTACGAATAACTAGCATCATTTTGAGCTCCTTTTTATTAACTATGAATACAGTTTAACAGTTCTGGAATTAATGGTCAACCTATCAATCCAACCTCGAGCCAGCATAGGCCTGGAAACCGTATTTTTCAAAAACTTTGGCAGCCGCTTCGGCCCCAGCTTCTAAGGTATCGATATTCTGTACACCCAAACCTGCTGGATTCCAAATTTGGTATGAACCTGTGTAGCTCTTGCGTACACCGGCGGCTTTAAAAGCCTTGCCCAACTTAGTGTTGCCTTTGATACCAAAAATATCTACCCAAGCAAAACCACACGAGTACTGATCCACACCGCCCAATTTTTCTTGGAAGAACTTTTCGGCAGCTTCGCGAGCGGCCTGTTTGGCTTCGTTCACGATTGTATTAACTTGAATAATGTTGTTGATTTTTTGTGTCATTTGCGGCTCCTTTTTATTAACTATACAACTATTATACGTTAATTGGAATTAAATGTCAATCAAAATAGTGTTGTAAAAATACAACATTCATTTTATATGTAGACATTAGAGTTTTTAGCTCGATTATAAAATATATGTCGTCCAATAGTTAAGACGTGTTCAGTAGTATCAACCCAATAAGGTTGGCGTATATAATTGGCATGATAATATAGGCTGCGTGCCAAGCCTCTAACTCTTGCTCCAGATAATACGTCAAGGGCAATGTTTTGAGATTCTTGCCATAATTTTTGATTAGGTTTTGGCAATTGTTTTTTTAACGTCCACGAAAATTGTTTTTTGGCATACACTACTCTACAAACATCTTTACCCCAGTACCCAGATTTTATACGATTAATAGTGATATTAGCAACTGCGTATTTTCCAATACGGTCTTCTATACCTGCTTCGTAGTAGATATTTTTAGTTAGACACTCAACATCCTTTGGTGTATATTTGATAGTTTCTTTAGTTTGAACAATGTCATCTAATTTTTCTTCGATGCGGTCCATACGCATTTCTGATCGAATTAATATAATAGCAAGAAAAATAAATGCTATAATTGATAAAATGCGATTATTCATTACTACCCTAAAATAGTTACAATAATGCTATTGTATGGCATTTGGAATTTATCGTCAACCAAAAAAAGCTCTATTGATTATTAGAGCTTTAATGTTGTTTTAAAACAACGAAGTTATTTTAGTGGGAAAGTTAAACTTGTGGGTAAGGATATTCTGCGGGAGGTACGTTTGTTGCTGTCGGAGGAGGTGTGCTTGGCGCTACCGGAATCTGCGCATCGGATGCAATACCAGTGCTTCCTAAATTTGTTTGTCCTTGTCGCATTACAGCGGTAATAGATTGCCCACCTAAATTGTTAGTCACCAGTGATTGAATAAATTGATTCATACCACCTACGGCAGTATCTTGTCCATACTGTGGCAATGATGAAACAAATCCGTAAATCGCAGGAGTATTATTGCTTTGTAACTGTGTAAAATCTAAACCAGCTTTTTTTTGATTGGTTTGTTCTAAAGTTAACTCTGTCATAATGTTTGCCCAATTGGAATTTAAATTGGTATTTACTAAGCTGGCAATAGCAGTTTGTGCGGCCGGAATCAATCCTGGTCCTGACGGTGACGTAGAGCTTTGTGAAACGTTTTCTCCACTAAATGCCACAGATGCTGCTGTGGCCAAAAGAATACTCGTAGCTGGTACATTTGTAATCTTAATAGGAAATCCCGGAGTTTTATTTAAGTTAGGGCTAAACACTAAACCTATCAGTGATGGGTTTGATGTGTCAAGACTTAGTACTGATTGCGTAGTTTGAACATTAGCCGGAAGATTAGTATTAAATGTTACCAATGCTCCTGGAAGGATACCTTGTGTAGTTACCGTGTTGGCTAAAAATATTATTCTGCCTGTAGCGGCTGTAGTGCCCGATGCGGCTGTCCCGAATGCTAAACTAGCAGCTCTAGCCGCTGGATATGTGCCAGCTGCTGGTCCGCTTGGAATTACAATGGGCCCAGCAATAGGGTTGCCATAAGCCCCAGTAACAGTATTCAACATATCTTGATATACTTGTGTTAATCCGGCAGTTGATAACGAATTAATTATAGTTACTGTATTTGATAAAGCATTAGCCACCACAGTACCAGCAACTGTGCCTAAAAGATTGTTTATATATACGGTACCATTAGCACCAGTTCCACTTCCTGCGCTAGCCACAAGATTATTTACAGTTGCTGGATTTACCGCCGATGTTTGAGCATTAACTAAAGATAACCCATACATTGTTTGTACATTTGCCACTGCGGCTGCAAACACAGGTAATGATAAAGTACTGATATTAGTTATTTGTAACATTGATACCGCCAATGCTTTATTAGCCAGAGCTTGATCTGGCGGTATCATCTGAGTTAATTGGTCCAAAGGAGTTGTTACAAAAACTGATGTCATGTTAAGGAACTCAATGATATTTTAGGTAAAGTATTTTTTATTGTAGCGTTTACAGTTCCGTTAGAATTAAGATAAATATTTTGACTTACACCATTAACTCCGGTTACAGTTAATGTTTGAAAACTGTTAGGAAATATTTTGTACGGGTTGAGCAAATCAGCCATAGTATTAATATTGGCTGTTGTAACACCTAGTAATTGTAATATTTGTGCAAGGGTTGTTCCTGTAATTGTTGTCATGGCTTGATACATAGCAGCTTGTTCGGCTGTAGTTACTGTAACATTTGAATTATTTGAATTACTTAATTTGATAATAGTGTCAGGAAAAACCCCGGCAGTGTCAAATGCCAATGAAATTTCTGAAATAATTCCACCAACAGATGCAAGTTGTTGTATTAATGCTAACGGTGTACCTAAACTGCCAAGATTAGCTAAATTGATTAATGATCCAAGATTTTTTAAATCTTCGCCCCATTGTGTTGTACAAATATTAACGCCGGTAATTCCGCCGCTTACCATATCATTCATATTAGTAAAAGTGCTAGTCATTATTATTGTCCTAAATATGTTTGACTATTAAGAGCGGTATTAATAGTTTGATTTGTTATGCTGGCATAGGCTTGTGCTGACGACACTGCCTGACAAAATTTACTTAAATCCCCGTTACCTATGTATGAATTAGCAGTAGTGCCAATCAAAGTAGACATTAATTCAGATGGCCAACTGGCGGCATTGGCGGCGGGGATACTATCGCCTAATGCTGGACAAGTGGTAGCACCCAATGTCAATAGCTGGCTCGCAATTTCAGGCGTCATTATTGCTGGCGATGCTCCGGGAGGAGATCCTGCTTGAACTGATCCACCAGAACCAACTATAGCTACAGTTTGTATAAGTGGAGCAATTAAGGATGAAGTGTATGAATTAACCGCAGCCGTAAAAACAGAATTTGCTGCTAATCCTTGATTTTGCAATAAACTGGAAACAACATTAATTTGTAAGGGGGTATATAAACTTGGTGTACTTGCCATTTTAAGAACCTATGGTTGGACTTCCTTGAATGCGAACGTGTCCGCAGCTGTCAACATCTCCGACATAAATTACTCTTTTGCCTTCAATTTTAATACTGTATTCAGAGGCCACACAATGAGCATGAACATGCTCTCCTTTGTTAGGAGTATGACAAGTAACTGGAGAACCGTCGAGTGCTATGGCTAGACCATTCATGGTAACTGTTTGTGTTCCAGATATTACTGCTCCGCCGGCACTATTTACATCTCCAACTCTGACTATTTGTCTTCCCATACTACCCCATTAATATTTTATTATTTCTAATTGCCTTAATTCCTGTAGTTGCTTCTAAGTAATGATCACTAACTTGTTCAGCAGTACTACAAATCATTGTGATTGCTGACTTATTTATAGTGATGTTTTCCTTGGGGTCTGCTGTAAATACTGTAAAAATTAACTGTACACCTTTTTCAGTAGGGACCGCTGATAATGGTTGTGTAACTACAATATTATCCTCGTTATCTTCAATAATTTTGGCAACAACTTCATCGGCGTTGTGTAGTTTTAATGTATATACTTTACCTGTTTCTAGTTTCATATTATCCTTGAAAATGTTTGCGAAGTTCTGTAAACCCGCCAATATAGTTATCGTCTAAGAAGATCTGGGGTAAAGTTTTTGCAGTAGGTATTGCTTCCAATAACTGTTCTCGAGTCCAATCTTTTTGTATGTTACGTTCTTCAAATTCAATACCTTTAGCCGATAATAGACTTTTTGCTTGTAAACAAAAAGTACACGAGTTTTTTGACCATACTATTGCTTTCATATTATTATTCTCCTTATTATTATAAGTTCGGTAATGCATCGTAGTCTAAGGTGTCGCCCATTACTCCGATGACATAGTTTGTTGATTCCGATTCTTGTAGTGCCGTCTGTTTATTACTAACATTCACATGTTTGTTAAACCAAGGAATGGGTGTTGTTTTTGGCGCCGGAGTTTGATATTTAATACCAATCTCTTTTAATGCACCGGCGGCTGTGTAGTCAACAAACTCTTTAAGAATGTTTGCGTTTAGACCGATAACCGGTCCTCGATTAAACAAATAATCAGCCCATTGTTTTTCTTCGCGTATGACATCTAAATACATTTGATAGACTTCCGCTTCACATTCTATCTTGGCGCGAGCAAAGCGTGGATCTTCTTTGACCACTTGATTGATTAACCAAGCGGTCCAATCCTTGTGTAGGATTTCATCTTGAAGGATCAGACTAATAATATTACCGTTGCCAATAAAGATACGATTCTCTACCATGGCTAAACTTGTGGCAAACGATACCATAAAGCGAAATGCTTCTAGTCCGTAACTTGCGTTGAGTGCCAACCAGATAGCATTGATGTGTAATTGTTCGTCAAACTTTTCCAACAACTCTTTACGACAATTAATCATATGTAGTTTGTCATAGTAAAGGCCAATGCTACTTGCCATGTCAATAATTTGTTGTGTGTCGTGAATAGTGTTAAAAATATCTTTAGGTACATTATAGATATTACGAATGATATGACTGTAACTACGACTGTGAATATTTGTTTCAAAGAAAGTCCAAGCATACATTAATGCTTCTAGTTCAGGAATAGAACATACTGGAGTAAAAATTTGACTTGGGCCACGGCCTTGGATACTGTCTAATGCTGTTTGTCTAAGCAGGTTACTAGTAAAGATATGACGAACTGTATCTGACGCTTCTTTAAAATCGTTAGCATCTTTAGTAAGAGAGATTTCTTCTGGCACCCAAAAGAATCCACGAGCTTCTTGTTCAAACTTTGTGAGTTTGTTATACTTAACTTCTTCGAAACGTTGAATAGTAACTGGGCCCGCTGGATCTAAGAACATCTTGCGATGTAAGTAGTCAGTCTTAGTATTAAGATTGTATTGTGCTTGACCCATTAGAACTGGTCCGCTTCTGTTGAGTGTTCTAAGGCCGTGGTGCTTGTGGCGCCAACTGCTGTAGCAATAGCATCAAAGTATGGAACACCTGCTTCACGCTGATGTTTAACTGTAGTAAAGCCACGCTCTTGTGCGGCGAACTCACGCTGTTGCATATCTGAATAACCACGCATGCCTGTTTTCTGATATGCTTCGGCCATTTCAAACGTAGCAAGGTTGTTGCAATGGAAACCAGCAAGGGTGATGAATTGATATTTGTAACCCATTTTACCAATCTCTGATTGGAAACTTTCACATTGTTCTTCTGTCAAATACTTGCGCCAGTTAAAGCTGGGTGAGCAGTTGTATGCTAACTGTTGATCAGGAAACTTTTCGTGAATAGCATCAGCAAATGCCTGTGCCTGTGCCAGATCCGGAGTTGATGTTTCAAACCATAGTAAGTCTGCGTACTCGGCATAAGCAAGGCCACGAGCAATGCACGCACCTAATCCATTTTTAAAGTGATAAAAACCTTCGGGTGTACGTTCCTTGGAATAATCAATAAATGGTTGATCCAAAGGATCTATATCTGTAGTAATAAGTGTTCCACTCTCTGCATCTGTACGAGCGAGAATAACTGTATCTACTTCTGCTACATCCGCAGCAAGACGAGCGGCATTTAGGTTGCGAATGGCTTGCCGGATTGGAATCAGTACCTTGCCACCCAGGTGTCCACACTTCTTTTCCGAGCTCAGTTGATCTTCAAAGTGAACAGCAGCCGCACCGGCCTCAATACAACTCAATGTTAATTCGTAGGCGTTGAGAGCACCGCCAAAGCCTGCTTCACAATCAGCGATAATTGGCAAGTAGTAATCCATCTGTGGTTCATCGTCACTGGTTCTTTCTAGTGTTTGAATTTGATCAGCACGACGAAGTGCGTTGTTAATTGCTCGAACAACTTCTGGCACTGAGTTTACTGGATACAATGATTGGTCAGGGTAAACACGACCCGATACGTTCGCAGCTGCCGCTACTTGCCAACCTGACAAGTAAATTGCTTTTAATCCTGCTTTAGCGTGTTGTACCGCTTGCTGTCCATTGTATGCGCCTAAGGTAGGCACAAATGGTTCTGTTGCCAATAATTCGCGGAGTTTGGTTGCCCCACGACGAGCCAATGTGTATTCAATTTTTAGACTACCTTGTAACTTTGTTACATCTTCCTTTGTGTAATTACGCTTCTTCATCATTTTCCTTTATATTGTTCTTCCTTGTTTGTATGTTCTGTTCTCTTTCAAGAACTTATCTAAATCTTCAGCATTAAGTTTAACATTCTTAACACCGTCTGTTGCCCATCTATGACTCGAGTAATTCTCTCTGTTGTCTTTTAATGGATTCTCTCATTTTTGCCGCGGCGGATTTTTTTAATCGAACTTCGTCGCTATCTTTTCTACCGCGGTTAGAATCGGCTCGTTTAGCAACAACATCAGCTGGCTGTTTCTTACCAGCCCACGGACCAACACGCCCTTTAGATTTTGCTGACAGTTTTTCTCGAGTCTCTTTACTAACGGGAGGTTTATTCTTTGCTGATATAGACATTTTTTGTTTTGTCTCTTCGCTAACACTTCTACCTTTTTGTGCCGCTGACATTCTTGCTTTAGTTTCTTCCGTGCGTTTTTGTCCTACTCGTTTTAGTGCAGCTTTCTTTTGTATTTCGGGGGTGCGTCTGTTAGGATTGTTATCTCCTGACATAGATTCTGCGTATTGTCTACGAAGCCAGCCGTATGCTTTATTATTTCGCTTGCCGTTATTAATCATAGATCCCGAAGTCATATTCATTGCGGCATACAATAATTTTGAGTTACCTTTGTTTATTTTACATAACAGCAAGTGAGCAAGGTAATGTTCTTCAGGATAAAGATTTACAATGTTTTCTTTAGCGTCAGTTCCGCCAAGACAGCGAGGAACTATGTGATGTTTTTCAACATAGCCTTCACTAACCCTGCGTGTAGCACGATCTATTAAGTTATTGTAAATCTGTTGATAATCCATACTCTATTGTAACATACTTTCTTAAAGTTTACAACTTTCGCAGCCTTCTTCGTCATCATCAAAGTCTATTACTTCTAACTTTGTGTCAGCTGGTTCATCTTGCCCTTTACTTCCAGTTTTTTCGATTAAGCTATAGTATATCGATTTTAACCCGAACTTATGAGCTAACATTAAATTCTTAGCAATAAGTGTTGATGGTACTTTACGATCAGCAAAGTGTCGCGGCGAATAGAATGTATTAGTACTTATGCTTTGATCGGTGTATGCCGCGATAACAGCGGCTGTCTTAAGGTATTCGATACAGTCTTTTTGATCCCACATAAGTTGATATTTTGCTTTTAACTTATTGTATTCCGGTGCTACTTGGATGAGCGATCCTGCTTTTGACTCTTTAACTGTAATAAGGCTCATAGGCATTTCAATGCCGTTAGTTGAGTTAATTACTACACTACTTGATTCTACAGGTGCTACAGCCATTACTGTAGCATTACGGACGCCGTACTGTTTCATTTGCTCACGCAAGGTTTCCCAGTCTAATTCAGGAGCAAAGTTTGTAAGTTCGTTTACCCCAGCGGCTCTTAATTCCCACGGGAATATTCCTTGACCATATCGTGTTTTTTCTGAATGTAAGCAGGCACCACGCTCTTTAGCCAATTCTACAGTTGCTTCGGTGAGATAGAACGCTTGATGCTCCATCCAAGACTTAACTTCAGCTAACGCTTCTGGAGTTCCGTATTTCATTCCGCGTTTAGCGTGCCAATATGCCAAGTTAGTAATACCAATACCAATAGGACAAATCTCGTCATTGCTTAACTTACTTTGAATACTCAAGAAGTCTTGATAATCAAGAATGTTATTAAGTGACCTTAATAATAGTTTGCTTGCTCTACGCATATCTTCCGGATTGCGGAACGCACCCCAATTCATTGAGCCGAGCGTACATAAACTGATTCGGCCTTCTTCGTCATCCAGACGTTTGAAGCTCTTAGTCGGCAAAAGAATTTCCATACAGAGGTTTGACTGATAAATGGTATGAACTGCTGGGTCAAATGGACCTTGGTTCATAACATTATCAATGAACACAAGATAAATTCTGCCGGTATCAGTTCTCTCCTTTAGTATTCCACCTTTGAATACATCTTCGGCGGCCATTTGCTTCTTACGTAAGTCTTTACGTTTTTCGTATTTAACATATAGTTCTTCAAACAAAACAGTATTTTTATAAAACGCTTCATACAAATCAGGCACTTCGTTGGGATCAAAGAATGTTATTTGTTCTTTGTTTTTGAAGCGACGCCAGAAGAAGGCGGATAGAACCACTCCGTAATCCATGAAGCGAACTCGTGTTTCTTCGGTCCCTTGATTGTTCTTGAGAACAATAAGATCGTCAAACTGATAATGCCAAATTGGATAAAACACAGTAGCAGAAGCATTTCTAATTCCTCCTTGTGAGCAACTACGCAAGTCACCAAACCATTTTTTAAGGAAAGGTATCATGCCAGTATGCATAACTTCCCCGCCACGTATAGGTGCTCCTAACGGCCTCAATCGACCAATTTCTAATCCGATACCGGCTCGTTTTGCGGCATACTTGGCCATCATCTCTCCAGATGCGAAAATACTATCAAGGTTGTCATCGCTACGGATAAGCACACAACTACTGAACTGTTTAGTAGGAGTCCCAAGCCCAGCAAGGACAGGGGTAGCAAGAGTGAACAAGCCATCGGATGCACAGTTATAATATTCTTTAATAAGACGCATACGGACCGAGTTAGGTTCTTCTTTATGGAACACAGTGGCGGCCGCAATAATATATCTAATCTGTGGCGTCTCATAGATCTCTTTCGTGGCGCGATTGCGTACGAGATATTTCTCAATAAGTTGTTCAATTGCGGCATAACTATATCCTTCATCTTTATCATGATCCAGCATGTCATTCATGCGGTTCCAGTCGTCTTCTGAGTACCACTCAAGAAGCTCTGCGGTGTAAAGACCTGTGTCTACATTTTTCTTTACAATTTCATATAGGTGCGGTACTTCGTAACTTCCATATACATCTTTACGCAACATCGATAGACGTTGTTTTCCAGCAACATATTGATAATTGGTATGCCCTACATCCGGATTAGACTCTATATCAATAAGATCAACAATAGCTCTTAAAGTAATACCGTCAATTTCTTGCGTAGTAATACCATCATAAAAATGTAATTGTGCTTTGATTTCCACCATTGACTGGCTAACATCGGCAATACCTTGACAAATTTTAGCTACCTGTGTTTGCCACTTTTCAATGTGGAGCGGTTCTTTTGCTCCGCTTCTTTTTACAACTGTAATTTGCGTCATTCAACTCTCATTTAATTGTGTATACTACTTATGCTACTATTTTATTTGTTCGTGGATAAAACTTCTTTTAATTTTACTGCTTAGTGGAGTATTTACTATAACTTTGTGATCCCAATTAAGTGTATATTTTTCTTTGTTAACTAAGACTAAATTACGATCGTCCTCAGTCAAAACCAGCTTTGCTGACTTCAAATCTTTATGTTCCAATAAAGTTATAGTATACAGGATTCCGAGCCCGCGAGCAAGTTCACAAAAAATATTATCATTCAAAAGTTGCCAGGGATCAGGCCAAGTGGGTTTGTCATCCCAGTGCAAATAATAAGATTTCCAGGGAGAATTAAACCACCAATCATTGATTATTTGGAGAGCCTCGTCCAAAGGTAAAGATTGTGCCTTTTCCCGTAATATTGCCCAGGCTTCTAACCTATCAGCAAAATCAGTATGCCACATTAATTAAGATAAGAAATAGAATAACTCATTTGAGCATCTACGCTTGTAGATGGGGTTGATGTATATTGAATAAACACATTTGTTCCAGACTGACTAGCACTCAATGTAATATTATTGCCGCCGTTTGGTATGTTTTCAGTATAATCATCCATGTAATTAAAAATTTCTCCACCGGTACTGGCTACCCAAAATGTCCCAGTTCGAAAATCGCCACTGCGTGTTATTGAGTAATCAATTTTAAAACTTGTGGCGGTAGCATTGATAGGTACTGTAAATGCTGTTGTTGGGCTGGCTTCGCCGTCAAGTAATATAACACTTGATCCAGATTGTACGGTTTTTGTTCCTAATTGCAATTGACTACCGTTAGTTGTAGCAATACTAAGAGTTTCACCGATATAAATTCTAGGATGACCAACCGCATAACTATCTGAGCGTTGGAACATATCACCGATACTAGCATTGTTGTCTCCGCCGAATGAAATTATTGGCAATGCTGGATTAGAAACACCTTGGAAGTGATCTGCTACATCATAAAAAATATTATAACCAGTTGCGTTAAGACTAATCGCACCAAATATAATTCCATAACTATAAATGTTATCAAAAACATTATTTGTAATGCGTGTGCCAGTCGGACCGCCATTAACGATTGATCCGGTTCCCAATGCTATGCCTTGATATAAAATATTAAAACTAGAATTATTAACTGCCACACCTTTGATTTGTTGGCTTGTATTAATTCCGTAAACAGTTCCGCCAAATCTACAACCATCAAATAAAATATTAGTAGTGACCAATGAAATTCCAAAACTACCAAAATTAACACCGCTAGTGCCCAAAGTATCCACAGTTAATGTACTTGTAGTGCCGGCTCCAATAAAACTCACACCGTGGAATTCGCAATCGGTAGCTGACTGTACTAGGAAAATATTTTTACTATTATCAAGACTTTGAAAAGCCATATTAATTATATTAATATCAGTTGGAGGTGTAGCTCCGTTGTTACCTATATTAATACCAGTTTGCTGTAAGCTATCCGCTGTTTGTGCTACATACGATCCAGATCCACCGCTGGCAACCATTTGTATAATAGAATTGTCTGGACCTTCTCCATATAAAGTAGCATAAGGTGGAATATTAATTGGTCCACTGATACGATATACCCCTGCTGGAAAAAATAATGAACGGCGGATTTGTGGGTTTGATTGTTGACAATATAGTTGGTTAAGTGCTCTGTTGATGGCGGCTGTATCGTCAGTCAACCCATTACCTGTTGCTCCAAAATCTTTGACCGTGGCAAATTGGTCCAACCAAGATTGTAAACTTAATACTACTGGGGATCCAGGGGTAGGACCAGTTTGTACGGTGTAACCAGCGGCCGTACCTTTGTAGGTATAGGCTGCGGCTAAATTTAATATATCTGAAAATTCTGTTAAAATTTCAGTATTTCCAATAACCGGAGCGCCTTCCTCTAGTGTGCCGTTACCAATGTAAAGTTGACGTGTATCTGTTGACCAGCCTAATTCTCCGCCCGCTAGTTGGGGCAAATCTATGTTTAACCCTAAACGGTTACTAATTTGACTAATTTGCACTATTGCCATTTTGATATTCCTTTTATCTAGTATTTAGCTAATTGTATAGTAGAGCTCTAATCGTTTCCACCACTGCTGTTCCCAGTAGTCAAAATCTTCAGGTTTTAATATAAATTCTTGATATTTAGGGCGCTCTAGTGGTTCCATGGTAACGGGATCAACTGGGGGTTTTACGCACATTAAAACTACACCTTTACGGATTTTAGTTCCGTAAACCTCATTGTGTGCTAGTGCGTATGCTACTAGTTGCAAATAATAATCCTCAATCCACTCTTCGCGTTTGGGTTTATTTGTTTGTTTGTAATCTAAAATACTTTCATCATTTAAATGCAATCCGCATCCGTCAGTTGTTCCAGCATACATTTGAGGGAAATATAAAGGAATTTCCACTCCCCATATTTCGTTGACATTTTTGAGCCCGTCTTCAATAACGGTTTGTGCCATGGCATGGGAGGCAAAACTATAAGGGTTAGATCCGCGCTCGCTTAAAATATTATTTTTAATATAATCTTCTAAATATTTGTGCATTCGAGTACCACGATTTGCGGCATCGGTAGTAATAGCTTGTGCTCGCTCTACCCCAACTGCTTTGCGCCAGTTTTGCAGTGCTTGTTTTTTTTCTTCGGGTTGTGTGGCGGAAAGAATTGTAGTTACTGATGGAACTCGGCGACCATCCGGGGTTTGATAAAGTCTTTTACCGTTTTCATCAGTGGTTCGTGATAAATCTTTATAGTCAAATTTTGGAATGTACATTAAATTAATTATAACACATCAATAACATTGCCGCAACCTAACTATATCCGAAATGATTCACCGCATCCGCAACGATCTTTTTCCTGGGGATTATTAAATTCAAAACCTTCATTAAGACCCTGTCGGACATAGTCTACAGTAATGCCTGCAACTAAAGGGATAGATTTTGGATCAGTTACTATTACAGTATTATTATCAGACAGTAATATATCTTCGATATCAAGCTGGTCAACATATTCCATGAAATAAGCATACCCTGAACAGCCTGTAGTTTTTACACCTATGCGAATAGCAATACCCTTGCCACGACGTTCAAGATTATTTTTAATTTTATTAGCGGCAGTGTCTGTTACTGTAATCATAATGTTTTTATAAATTTTTTTAAATCACTTTCCCACACAATAGTTACATCATATCCTTGTGATTTTAAATAATCTATTCGTTGTTTGTCTAACTCTCGTTTTTCTTTCGCTGTCATTTTTAACTGAGGATGATAAGAATGTTCCTCCATTAAAGTAGGATTACAATGCCAATAATCTCCGTAAACCTCGATAATATGCTTTGTTTCTTCATTTAAATAATCAGGTTTGTATTTACCAACTTTACTGTTTGTTTTGTATTCAGGCAAAAAAGGTTCTAATACTTTTTCTGAATATGGCATATTATTTTTTCACCGGTGTTGGTATAGATTTTGGCGTAGTTGGCGCCTGTGGCCGTTGTGTATTTTGATTTGCTGGCACTGGTTTTTTCATTAAATCATTAAAAAGATTAGCAATGCCCGCGGCATTAGATAAAGTTGAAATTAACAATAAACTGACAAAAATTAATTGTTTTGTACCCATACAGTTCTATAACAATTACAGTTAGCATCAAGAATGTTTTCTTGATGATACCCAGCTGGAGCAGGTTGTTGAACATAAACTGGCTGTTGAACATAAACTGGGGGCGGGGCATAATAAGGGCGAGCTAATGAGTATCCAACAACTCCGCCAACAATTGCCGGGGCTACCCAACTATTATATCCACCATGATAATATCCACCGCGATAACAACACCATGCGTTAGCTTGAGTGGTGCCAAATACAGATGTTACTAATAACAACGATAAAATAATCTTTTTCATTTTGAAACTCCTTTTATGTTACTATGTTAATAGTACTTAGTTTCGAATTGATTGTCAACCGCCATACTGTAGTTTATTGATTTATTTAGATAATCCGCGATTCAAAGCAGATTTGGCATTTTGACTTACTATTTTTTCGGCTTGGTCTGTATCCATTGGTTCTTCGCCTGGCTCCTCATTACCTTTAAATTTGACTACTCCAGAATTTGGTTCGTATGGTAGTAATACATTTTTTAGTGGTTCTTTAGCAATTAAATCACCTAATGAATCTGCGGTAACATTAACCCCTAAATCTTGTGCCAAAGTTATAAATGCAGAAGTTGATATTTGTTTTTTGGCACTAGTATCGTTGGCACGGCCAGCAAGAAACTGAGTTAATGCTAATAATTTGGTAGAATCAACTTTACCAGAATCTATTACTTCAAAGATTAACATTATCTCTTAGCACGACCTAAATTAGCACCACTACCTTCTGGGGCTTCTGGGGCTTCTGGTTCTTGTGGAGCAGGTGCCGGAGCTCCTACATCGGGAGCAGGCGCCGATTGAGGTGCCATTTGATCTTGTCCTGGTACAACGGGAGCTCCTTGACCTGTAACAACACCAAGTGCTTGATCCATTTGTTGTTTAGTGCCTTGAATACTTTGAACTAAACTAGAAAGAGCATTAGTTGAATCTGTGTTAAATTGCATTGCTTGATCAACACCTACTTGATTTTTAATTTGATCTACTAGTGCTGGCAAATCTTTAAATTGCATACTTGTAACTTCTTCTAACATTTTTTGTATGTTATCTACCATATCCTGTGCCGCAAGAATAACTTGTGCTTGCTGTACTTCTGATTCACGAAGAATATTATATAATTGTCGACGTAAAGATTCATTTGTTGTTTGAAGCGCAGCCTGAGCAATCATTTTTTGATCGTCTGGTGATCCAGTACCTTGTGTGGCTTTTTGCATAGCATCTTTTAATTTAGGATCAGAAATATTATTAACTTGTGCTTGACGTTGTTGGTCTTTTTCTGCATTTCCTGCTGCTACTGTAGGATTAACCGGAGCAATTTGTGCATTTTGTTGGGCAGCCGTGGCGGGAGCGCCTACTGCTACACCAACGGGAACACTGGCTGTTTCTTTAACTTTAGCGGATAAAACACGTTCCATCATCATTAATTTAAGATAAGTTGGATTCTTTTCACTGTGATGAAATTCTATAGTTTGACGATGCTCGTTTACTAGTTTGTTTATTTTACTCAACATTATACGGGCTTGTTTTGGTGAAATTACATCAACATTGATGCTATCACCGAAATAGCTCTCGAATACCTTAGCGGCTTTTTTTGACGGCTGTTGGGCGGCCAGTTCGAATAGTTTCATTATTAAATCCTCGTTGTTGACAGTATTTAGCGTAATTGACACATTTGGTTAATTCCTGTTCTACTTGTTTTTTGCGTATAATCTTGGTTTCTAGCTTGATTTCTATAGTTTCGCGAAATACAGGATTTTTACTGCTGTCTGCTAAATTAGCACGAATTGCTATATCATTAATTAATGAAGTTAATTTGTTATCTAATGTTAATATATCTCTTGCTAAATTAAAGTGTTTATATTTGTCTGCAATACACCAACTAAGAGCTGATTTAGTGCTGTTAAAAAGTCCTACGTCAGTGGCCGAACAATATACGCGGTAGCCTTTTTTTTCAATGACAATTAAATAGTGATCAAATACTTCATAATCGCCATTGTCGTTTTTCCAAATAAGATTATTTGTTAGCGTACCAAATTCTTCGCGAAGTATATGTTTAAATTCGGCTGTATAGTTCATTTAAAACCGTAGTGAATTACTAACCAAGCTGTGGTGCCAGCAAAAACACCTATTAATGCGGTTCCCCAAGCAATAATTTGATCATTGCGTTTAGAAGACATTGCAACGACCATATCTCGAATTTCACGAATCATAGAATTATTATCTTCAATTTTTTCGTCTAATATGTCTAATCTATTTTCTAGTGCGTTGTATCTTTCTGCGCAGAGTTCTACATGAGCCTCAAGGCTTTTCTTTTCGATATCGGTAGCTTCAATCATTTTTAAATCCTCTATTATAATTCTTTGCATTATTTATAATAATTTGCTAAACCAGATGTTTTGATTTTCGCCTTTTGGCACAAGAACAGGCCCAATTCCTTGCTTTTCAGTCAACCCCGTAAGCATGGGAACACCATCAGCATCTATTAATAGTATTCCCACTGGGTTGTCTTGTGATTCAAAAACTCCTACAGCCTCAACTTCAAACTCAAATTCCCAAACGTTTTTTATCTTTTTTGGTATTGTTAAATCAAATATTTGGGTACGCATAGATAATAGTTGGGTAATAGTTTCCCAATTCCTCTGTTGATTTCTAGAACGATTCCATAATATTTCATTTTCAATAGATTGATCGGCTTTATCTTTAAATGGTATTCGCGATGATTTGTAGTGCCCAGTAATACCAGTGGCAGTAATATCAAAAAAAGTTTTACATGAAAATTTCATTGTGAGTTTTTTGACAATTCATATAAAATCTCGACTTGCTCACACAATTCATTAATTACCGGGTTATCTTTTCTGGCGGCTAATATAAATTGCCAGCGTTCTTGCTCCCGTAAATCTGCTAAATCCTTTTCCAAAGCTGGATCTTGTGAATGCAATTTCCTAATGTTTGAACCAGGATGCCGAGCATAAACCGTGCGGCCGCCTTCTAAAGATTCAAAAATGGTAACTTCGGTAATCTTACTAACTGTCATAATAGATGTATTTAACTCATTTTAGCAAGGACGTAAACTAATGTCAACAAAAAAGCACCTTGCGGTGCTTTCCTGATATTTTAAAGTTGCCTTTAAAATTAGCTGGCTGAAGTTGCTGTAGAAGCCAAACGGAAACCAACTGTTGTTACAGTTGCAGCTGCTACGTTACAATATGTATTAGCTGTGGAATTGTAAATATTTCCCAATGCTGTAATTGTAGCGGCAAAGTTTGTTGCTGCTTGGGCGTTAGCAATGTTACCAAAAGCGCCTGTTGGATAAACGGCCAAACTAAAATCAACTGCGTTATTTGTATTGTCTACTTGATAAAAAGCAACTGTACAAGTTTGTTGAATAGCTTGGATAATTTGCTGAATTGCGCCGTTAACACCAGCTTGATTAAAACCTGAATTGCCAAGACCAACACCAAAAAAGTCTAGTTTTGGACCTTGAATCATTACTGGTACGCCAGCTGGGGCATATGCTGTGTTTGCTGCTAACTGTGGGCCATTGAGTGTGTCAATAGCGAATACTGGTTGTGAACCACCTGATACTAATGGAATTTGTGCCATTTTTAAATCTCCTTATGTATGTGGACCCGAAAGTCCTACAAGTATTTAGTCAAATGACTAAAAATGGCATCTTTGGTGTAGATTATACAGGATTATTTTGCTGGCGATTGGCGCGACTAAAGTCAAATCTATTAACAAATTTAACAGTTCCGCCGGGAATTGCTATAACCCAACCCTCTTGCCCTGGGTGCTGCAGGTCCAGTTGATGCAATAAATCAGTTTTTATATCGTGTAACAATACAAACGCCGAAAATGCGGCAGAAATACCATTCATATTTGAGCGGGGGCTTTGTAAATATTCTACAATATTATTATACTTGCTAGGAGTAACTTTTTGCTGTAGCCATTTACCAAATTCTGGTAATAGTTGATTAGGATCAAAATTAGTAATATTAACATTCTTTACTAAACTATTGATATAATCAATACAAAGTTTAGGTAAATCTGTAATTTTTAAAGTTCTAAGCTCTGTTGGATCAAACAAAGTATTAATACTGTTACCATGAATGCTTATCAGTTGTTTTAATTGTTTAACTTTCCCACTATCTTTGGGCTTAACATTTTCTGTAGGTCTTATGGGTTCAATTAACAGTAACCCAGGAACAGGATTTAAATTTAATTTTCCAATTGCTTGTTTAGGAGCACCTGGCTCGTTGTACTGAGTATGAATGGCAATACCCACTTCACTTGCTCCAATTTGTTGTCCTAAATCACTGGCGGCGGGAATACTGTATGCTATAGTGTTAGGTTTAAACACATAAGCTCCTGTTTGTTCGGTAGGAGTTTGCGTATAAAGTAAATCTCCTTGAATAAATCCTTTAAAGTTTTCTGGAGTGGCTGCTTCTAACATGGGCCATAATTTTTGATAAATTGGTGCGAGCTCGTCTACTCGAGTGGCTTGATTACCCTTAGATCGTGCTTCGGCGTCACGATGTGCTAATTGCTGCGTAAGTTGGCGAGGGCTAGTAAACAATCCGCTATATCCAACAGCAGTAAATCCGGCCACATCAGTTAATACAAAAGCACCGTCAGGTTGGCGACCAAATATAACTGCAGGTTTACCGTCCCATTTAACTGAAGTTGATGTTTTGGTATTATCTTTAAGATGATCAATTACAGCCAAGGCATCTTTTATCCCAGCTGTACCACGCCTGAATACCAAATCTTCTATGTGTTCTATACCTTTGGCTTTTCCACCTTGTACTTGGGTATCTTCAATTAGCTGTGTCATTTTTTGATTGACAATGCGGTCTCGTAGTCTTGCCAAAAAGTTAACATCGCTTTCGCCGCGAGTTTCAAAAAATGGTACACCTTCTTTACTAAAGAATGCTCTAGCATCGGCCAACTTTAAATCTCGCTGTGAATCATTTTGCAAGGCCTGTACCATGGTTTCTACGCTATATAAATCTTCTTTGGTAGCAGATTTGCCTAATAAAAGTTTTGCAATTTTGTCCGGATCAGTTTCTACTACTTGGTTACTATCCCGACTTACAAGACCTTCACGAGGGACAATTTTATATCCCAAGGGTTTCCCAATACTGTTAAACATAATATGCCGATCTCGACCTGAATACTCTGAATTTGCCGGAGCCGATAAAAAGAATTTACCTACTCCCAAATTTTTCATAAACATAAAATCTGTTTGTACATATCCTTTATCAGGATTACCAGCAATGGGTGTTTTAAAATGTATTTGTCCGCCACCTTTTTTAACGTAATCTCTGGGATTAAGTTGATGACTATTACACCACTGTGTAAGTTCGGCGATTAACTGCTCGGGGGTTATTTTACTGCTATCAACTGCTACATCAAGATCACCGGATGTAGGTTTAAGTCCAGTTGATCCTAAAGTATTATTTTGCAAATCAAGGTCAACCATTTGTTCAAGCCAATCTAGTGTTGGTTTAACATCTATTTGATTAATACGTTGTGTCTGTATTTGCCCATCGGAATTTTTAAATACATTACCACCTTCTTTTAATATCATAGTTATTATCGCTGACGTTCAGTTATTTTATAAATTTTCATCCGTTTTCCTCACGGTGCGAGTAAACTTGCCTGGATCACGAAGTTTAATAGCATTAATTAATTTTCGTGTAAGATTATCTGCTTGTTCAGGACTGTAAGACTCATCAATCTGTTCTAGTAAGCGTATAGCACTAGTAATAATATTATTAGCACGATTTTCAATAATATGACGATTATCGCGCTCTGTATATAAACTGTCTAATTCTTCTAGAATACTACGAGTTTTCTTTTGCATTTTTGCCAGAACCTTTTTATTATTTATTACATTTTAAATTATGTAGTCTGGTTTAATTCTGCTTAATTTGTCCTAATAATTGCTTTAATTTAGCACTTTGTACATCCGCAGTAATTTTTCCAGTTTCACCTAATTCATCATCTATAGGTTCTGAATTAATTACTTTGCTTTGTGTTTTTATGCTATCGTAAATATTAGCTTTTTTAAATGAATTTATAGGGGTTGTTTCCTCAGGTAAATCCGTAATTCTCATAGTTTCAATATTATATTCTAATTCTACTTTTTGCCCAGTTCCATTACTTGTACGAGTTTTCATACATTGTAATTGATAACGCCCACGTTCTTTCATAGCACGACTTGTAAAAATACCAAACACATTATCAGCGGTATTAATTTTACTAATACCACCCGAAATATGACTATGGTCAAATTCAATTTCTTCCACTGCCGCACGATTTAACTGACTAGCGGTTACTAGTAATACTCCCAATTCTTTGGCTAAATTTCGCAATTCTTCCGACACATATTTGTCTTTGACAAACAAATCGTTGGGACTAACTTTGGCACTAACTGGCATTAATAAATCTAAATAATCAACCATTACAAAGTCAATTTTAATATCTGTTTGTACTTGTACTTCTTTTAAATAGGAGCGTACATCATTGATATTACTTTGTGCTGGTAGTGCTTTGACACGATATTGCCCGGCTTTTTTACCAAACATTTTAACTTTTAATTCGGCTGTTTCTAAATCTTTTCTGATGTCTTTAGTTGACATGCTTGATAGCATTGCATCAGTACGCAATCCAACCAATTCTTCACTAAGCTCTAAACTTATATATGCTCCACTTAGTCCTTGTTCAAGCCAGCTGATAGCAATATTCATCATTACCAAAGATTTACCCGATCCAGATCCGCCAGCAAAAATATTCAGTTCGCCACGACTAAATCCACCATATAATATTTTATCCAAAGATGGCCAGCCAGTGCTTACTTGACCGCCAGAATTAAAATATTTGTCATTACGGGCTCTAGGATCAGCAAAATAATCTGTGCCCATGTCTTTTTGTAAACTAATTTGTACGGCATCTTTAATTAATTTTTCAACCGGGTCAAAATCGCCTTTATCCAACATGTCATATGATTTAAGAATAGCTCTGCTAAGTTCTTCTTTTTTAGTAAAACCTTCAAATTCTTCCATAAACCATTCCATATTACCATCTGGTAAATCTGGCAATTCGTTTAATTTAATCCCTGATGTAGCATTAACTTGTTGTAATACCGGAAGTGATCCATGTTCTTCATAATGTTTTTTAATAAAATCAGCGGCAGTACGAATACTGCGATCGAAATTTTCGGGATTGTATATATTTTGAACGCGAACAAATGATTCAGCATCGCTGAGCATCATTTCTAAAAATAATTTTTGTACTTCTATACTATAATCTTTTAACAAGTTGTTTCCTTTTTATATCAATTTTATATTTGTTAGTTTCTCTGGCTTTTAATATAGTTAGCAAGGTCGCTATCTTACCCATACAATTTACCGCATCATTTACATCTTTAATACCTTGTGGCCATTCTGGTATACTAACAGCCCACCCCAATTCTATTGCTCTATCTACTAATGCCATACCTGCTTGGTCTTGATCTGGAACTACAGTAATAGTTTTTCCCAAACTTTTAATAACTTGCGATTGCGTGTCATTAATATTATTATGTAATACTGCCAATCCATTTATGACAAGTGCGTCAAATACTCCCTCTACTACAATGGCATGTTCCCAATTATCTTTTTGTAAATCAACTCCAAATACATATCCTTGTTGTGTGTCTGATATGAATTTAGGCTGTCGTCCATCTATATACCTGGCGCTATTTCCAACTATTAATCCGTTATGCGTAAAGGGTATGACAATACGTTTGGATTGTCTACCTTCTGCCGTAGAACTTACCATATAAGGATACGCTGTACAATCTACGCTGCGTCCTTCTAAATATTCTATATATGGAATATGATTAGGATTATTAACATCTATAAGTTCTAGCTCGGCGGGCAAATCTCGTTCTTCAAATTCTACGGCTTTAATTACATTTTTTTGATTTTCAAGCAAGCCATGCATTGTGCGATGGCGTAAACTTTCGAGATTTATTTGTTCGATAGTAACATTATCAACCCCGAACCATTCTAATAATTTTCGTGCTTTAAATGATAAACTTCTGCCGGGTATAAAACTTGCTGTGAGACCGCAATTAAAACAATGATAACTCCATCCACCTTCCGGCGTTGGTTTAATTCCTCCACGTTGTCTTTTATCTTGAGTGTTACCGCGATGAATACAACAAGGAGCATTGAATGAAATCCAACCAGAACTTGTGTGTTTTTTCTTACCGGGTAAAAAAGAAATTACATCAATCATGCTACAGTATAGCATAATTACCAGCTGATTACAACATTATCGATACATTAAATTTACAACGTATCCAGTTGATATAGCCACAAAAGCTCCAGAATTATTTGGTGGAATAGGATTTATTTGCCCGTTACTTCCGGGGCCGCCAATAGGAATTGGCCAATAACCAGAACCACCATTTATAACATTAATTCCAGTAACAGAGCCGTTTGGTCCAAGCACAGCTTCGGCACGAGCACCTGATCCGTTACCTAAAATATTAACTTGTGGCGGTGCCAAATATCCAGAACCAGGATTTTGAACAGTAATGTTAGTAACCACTCCGTCTACGCATGTGGCAAATGCGTTAGCTGGATAACCAGGTTGGTCTGGTACTGAAAAAATACTATTATTAAATCCCAAACGCAACAAAGGATACCAACCTACCACATTCATATAAATGGTTCTAGTTTCGTTATAGTAGGTAGTACTTTCGGTAATGTTATACCAAATACTTTGATAATTTTGTGCCCATTGAGCTTTTATAGTACCAGTATACCCAATTAAATCCATTTGTATAGTTGTAATATAATTTTTTGGTACTATAAAACTAGAATAATATTCGGAATTAGAGTAAGTGTTCCAGTAAGGCGACCCACTGGCTGCTGATCCCCAATATCCAACCCCTGCCCAACCTGGAAAATTTTCATATCCGGCTCCGTCTAAACTTGACTGAGCACTTAACTTTATAGTTGGAATAGTTAATGGTGCTGATGGTACAAATTGTGGAAATACAGAATTAACAAGATCAATGGGAGCGCGAGCACCAGACTGAGCATTGGTAAAGACCGCTTGATTTAAATTACCACTTTGTACACTGATTGAATAGGATGCTGGTTGTGCTATTAGTTCTAAAGTGTGTTCTGCTGGAACTGTTACTTTAACTTGCCCTGCGGCGGCATTAAGAATAGTCATTGGCTCTTGTAGCAACAATGTAGTTCCTTGAGTATTTGTTACCCGAAATATAAAAGTGCATCCGTTTACATTTACAGGTTTTTCGTCTTGATTGACAAATGAAAATAACAGCACATTATCAACTCCGAGATTTAAAGTTAGGCGTTTAGAATACACCGAATTGTACCTCATTGTAAAATACTGCCCGCTCGAATCCAATAAAACTACTTGAGTTCGTTGCTGATAGAGGAAAACTTCTGTGGAGTACATTCATATATTTATACATTAATTTGCTGAGCTAATTTTCGCTTTTCCCATGCTTTTTTAAGATTTTCTTTGTGAGTTTCTGACAATTTAAGCCCTTTATTCCAGCCATGTCCTTTTTCTAAACCAGACATATCTAATCGTTGTTTGAATTCTTCAGTATATTTAACACCTCTATTCCAGCCTGCCCCTTTATTGGGTTTTCCAGTTTTTACTTTAGATATTTTATTTTTTGTTATTTCTTCAGTTATTCTACCCGACGATCCCTCGCCCCCTTCTGTCATATTATGTAATAATCCAGTACCTAAATCTTTGCGGCCATAATACGTGATAAGTTTTTTTTCTAACAAAAGTGCCTCAACTTCTGCTAAATTATGTGCAACTATTTTTATGCGATCATTGTGCGGGATGGGCGTTCTGTGTGTTGCCCATGCTCGTGATCCTAATCCTTTACCGCAATAGTAAGGTGTTCCATCTTCTCGCAAATACAAGTAAACATAAAAATTTAAGGGCGGTTGTTGTCGGTTAAAACTCATATTAATATTTAGTGATATTTAACTATAAACTTTTGGAACATAAATATCCCATACGAATAACTACTAATAGATGAGCACTGAAATATTCACTAAATTAACTGACAAATACCCGTTTATAACGCTATGTGTTTACGCTTCTCAAGAATATGTGGGAATTATACAAAATCGGGACGATATAATTACAACAATTTATGACTTTGGAAGTATAAGCGACCTTGATATAAAGAAAGATTTCTTAAAATTAGCCAACATTTGGTGGTGGGAAAGCAACAGATCTATACCTATAAATATTTTCTTAAAAAACGAATGGGATCCGTTTAAAGTTTATTTGCGTACTTTTATAAACAAAGATCTCGAAATTATGCATGGACCAGTCTGTAGTTTAGCTGAATTAGCCCGTAAAAAGTCAAAAAGAAAATCTATTACTTTAGTTAGGAAGATGGAGTAACTTCGTCAAGTAGGTTCATGTGTAAGGTTACTAATGCTGCATAAGAAATTGAATGACTTTTTTTAAACACAAAACCTTTAGAATCATCCCCATCCCATACAGTTTCAAAGATTTTTGGCCAAGATTTATTTTGTAAATGAGCTTTTCCTGGTCTAATAATTGCTATAAAAGCTGCCATTCGCGGAATAGAATCTGGTTTCATTTTCAATAATAAATCAGTATAGTTGCCTATATGTACTAGTTGTTTTGCCCATTCCAAATCATTCCACAATCTTTCCCACGGCGGTTCTTTTGCTAATAATTCTTGATAATGTTCAGGAGATTTAATTAACTGGTATACCGACATGTTAAGTAAATCAATTTTAAAATATCCGCGTTTTTCTGCTTCTTCATAATCTATAGCCGCGCATTGATTTATTGGGTCATAAGGAATATCAGTAATATAAACTCCCGATGCGTGACGTCTGACTTGACCTTGATGTAGTTGCCGTGCTGGTATAGCTTGAATAAGTTTTAGTACTTGTTCTCGGTCTGCCAAGTCAATATCAATATCTGCGCTCATAGAACAAGTATAGCAATTATTCCAACATATGTCAAATAGTGTAGACCTTGGTCGGCCCCGAACCATACCCAAAATTTACGATCAGCAGGAGTCAACCCTTGACTTAAATTTGTTTTTGCCCAATCAATATGATAATGTATTACGCCATCTAGTAAACCAATTGCAATGGCAAAAATATGAGCAACTGGGTCCCACGGGAAAAATAATAATAATACAATTAAGGTTCCGAGTGCGTGTATAGCCGCATGATTGCAACCACCCGGGGCCATATATACTCCCTTATCCTTAAGCATCTTTTCATTTTGTAAAAGAAAATCGCATATAAAATGTTTGATACCAAATAACGCTAATAATATACAAATAATTTTCATCACCAGCCTGCCTTTTTTAACAATTCCTGCGCTTCAATACGATTGGCAGGATCTTCTTTTAATTTCTTTTGCCATATATCTGTGTCAATATATGGCCATACCATAGCTTGTTGTTCAACATTCATTTCAGATAAAAACTTTTGACCTGACTCACAATTATATAATAACCACGGACTAATACGACCATTAACTATTGCGCTTGTTATAGAATTATGATTTCCGTAACGCAAGAAATCTTGCGATGGAGCTTGTTTTTCTTCTGCCCACTTCATAGCGTGTTCTATTCCGCGGGCTAGCGCATCCTCCATTCTTTCTACTTTCAAATAATACATTAAATATTCTTCATACAGTTTGTCACTACACCAATAGTCTAATTTTTTATTTTGTTTTAATACCCATTCAGTAAAACGAGCTGGGTTAATAACTTTTGTGTTTACACAATATCTACCAAATTTTACGAATGCCTTATAGTATGGCGACTCTGCAAAGTCATCAAATGTTTTTAGTTTAGCTGAACCTTGTGTAAGTTCATAAAATTTTAAATAAGCGTTAAATCCCATTCTTACACCGGCTTCGTTTTGTTCTTGCCGACGTCGGCGTGGTTCACAAGAATGTACCGTTAAAGAAGATTCTTTAATAAATGATTTTTTACAGTACTGACAAATATAGCTCATTTTTCTACGCCTAGCTTATGCAAATAAGCATCTATATCCTTTTTAGTATTGATTTGAGCCATAACTTCTAATTCATCATCTTTCAAATGAGGGAATAGTTCTGCTAACTGTTTTTTAATACTGCCACCAGATGCTTTTTTCTTGGGAGCAATCCACTGATGTCTCTGGGCGCCTAATCCTGGGCTAACTGAAGTAGCACATAGCCATTGTAATTGTGGATGTTTGTTTATGTTAAAAAAATGTTTGTTTAGTCTTTCATTACAACTAATCAAGTAAAATTCTTGTAAATCCTTACTACCGGTCACCGCACTTCCCCAACGAATCATGAGATAATTACTAAATTTTTTACGCTCTTCGTCTGTTAAGGAATTATAAAAATTTCGATCTTTGCGATCAAAACATGACATTTCATTTGCAATATGTAACTTATCCATTAAAACGCCCGATTGTAGTCAACCACCTCGCAGTTACGACTAATATCTTTGACAAAATAAACACATAAAGGTTCTTTGTCCTCATTGATTGGCACACATAACATTTGTCCATTTTTAAGTTTAGGAGCATACCATGACACATCCTGATACACGTCTAAAATTTCTACATCTAAAAAACTTGGTCTAAAACTAGTTAATGGATTAAATTGAAATGCTTTAAATCCTCGATCATTTAATGCTGATAGCGGAATAACTTCTAAATCTCCAAAGTCTGGTTCGCCTATTAATAATTGCCAATCTACAGGCATGCGTACACGGTGCTCTCCTATACGCAATACCAATGCCGGAGCATTAAAACTTTCCAAAAATATTAATGGAATATAATGATAATCAGGATCTTGCGGATTAGAATTATCCAGAATAGCAAATCTCATATCATCTATTTCGTCAGGTAGATGATCTAAATCATATGCTTCGTTTTCCAAGGTTAATATTTTCATAGTCTTATTATAACAAATTATTTTATGCAACGCAACCTTTATTTCCACTCCAATTTTTCTTGAGTAAATGGATAGTTAGCTTCCTTGTAAAACTGTTTGCGTTTGGTTAAATGTCGTCGTGCAAACTTACAAGTAGAGGTTACGTCCCAGATTTCTACATGGTCTTTGTCTTCTGCTTTGCGTATACCGCGACCAATCGACTGTATAACTCGCACAAAAGATTTACCAGGTTCAATAAGAACAAGATTAAAGATACGGGGTAAATTAATACCAACAGCAGCAACACCATAGGTAGCCACAATAATTTTTCCAGTACTTGTCGCAATTTCATCATATTCTTCATCTCGTTTTGTTCCTTTTGTTGCCCCGCTTACAAATACAGCATGGTCTCCTAACAATGACACTAGAGCATGTCCGGCAGCTACACGGTCTACTAGTACAAGAGTATTGCCAGTGGCATTAACTTGTGCCACTAGTTTGGATATAGTCTCAAGTCTATCTGAGTCTTCTAATAAAAATTTTAATTCTGATTGATAATTTGTAAATTCTGCGTGGTCTATTAACTGAACAATATTAACATGGCATTGCGCTAATACTCCCCGTTCTTGTAGCTCACTAGCAGCAAGTTGGTTAATAACTGGCCCTAAACTTATTTTAAGTGCTTGGAATTCAAATGCTTCTTTAGGTATTGTCCCTGTTAGCCCCCATCGAATTGGAACACGACTCATTACTGTTGTCATTAAATTTTTTAGGGCATCGGCTTTTGCCATATGACAATTTGATACTACTGCCCCGTCTACTACATAGTTGTGATTGTTTTCTATATGTAAATTATATACTTCTGCCGGTTTAGTTATTTCAGTTTTTTTAATTAGTTTCATATAATGCTTTAATTTTTCTTGCTGTATTGTCATCAAAACGTGAGTAATCAATATCTATATTTTGCAATCGTAGCCAATCTTGATCAGCTATAGTCACAGTATATCCTGCTATTTTTGCCCACTCGTGCAATGCCATAATTTTTGAGTTAAATTTTTCGCCCACACATAATTCACGCGGTTTAACTTCGGCTACTATTTTGTTTTGATGATCCACAAAGTCAACTATATAGACTTTTGTGATACCTTGTAAATTATATTCGATTCGCAATGTTTCATATTCGGCAGATTGATTAATAAATTGGTATAACGCTTCCCAACTTGATCGGTAAGGCTTATCGTCGAATGTCGAATTCCAGTGGGTATTTCTATTATTACTATTCGGGGTAAATTCCCCGTTTAATATTTTCTTTTTCATAATATCAGATCTTACTTGTTTATCAGCAACTGACATTTTAATACCGTACATACCGTTGCTAGAACCAGAATTTTTTTTACTAATTTTATCTTTGACTGATTGCGGTCTAGGACTGAGTGTGCCTATATTTTGTCCTTTGGTGCCAGCATTCCACGGAGTACCAGTATTAAGGTTTTGTTTAATTATATCTCCATATTTTTCCTGAACTGCGTTGCCACCAATAGAGGATAACTTAGCCTTAATCTCGTTAGTAGTGATTGACCCGTTTAGTAAGTTATCAATGTTACTAACCCATAATATAGTTTTAGTGCTTAATAATCTTCTGCAAAACCTATCTTTATCATTATCAATCAAAGTTACTCCCGTCGATAACGTTATACTGTTACCCGAATACGCAATAACTCTGGTAAGTTGATTATGATCTATCATCTTAGCGTTAAATCGATCTATCATTTGTTGGGCTGACTGTTTCATAAATACTTTCGCTTTAGTTAACTGTATTTATACTAGTATAAACTATTTCGTGATTTTTTGTCAATCTATCTGCCCGTATCCATCCATCGTTAGTTAAAAATTTATGGTTTCCAGTAACTTGTATTTTACTTCCATTATCGAACTCCAAATTGTACATTTTTTCACTAGAGGAATTGGTTAAATTTATATGCTGTTTAACTACGATGTCGGTCTTAAATTCTTTTGTATCTTCTGAATAATTAATAACTGTATCGCCCGCTTTAATATCTTTGATTGCTACATATCCCGAAGGTGTTAAAACTTTACTATCAGCAGTAAAACACTCGTCAACCATTACGCATACTACATCTTCAAGAAAATCTTGAATTGTAATTTCTGCTGTAGAATTTTTTGTATTTTTAAGCAAAATATTTAAACTTTGCCAAGTACAAATTGTGTGCGTTTTTCCAAATTCTTTACGATCACCAAAGAAAACGCCGACATCTAACCCCAATCCGCGATAATCTTTTTCTGTTTGTGTTACTAATGACTTGTTGGGAACAATTACAATAGTCCTACCATGTTGTTCACATCGTTGACTTAGTGCCGCAGTCATAATAGTTTTGCCTGCTCCGGTGGCAATTTCCTGAATTGATTGAGGATTTTCTAAAAAATTATTAATGATTTCAACTTGATAATCTCGCAATTTAATTGGCTGGCCTTCCATCGGGTGGCCGGCCCCCCAATTAATATGAATAAATGTATCTTCGTTTACTCGCTCAAAAACAAAATTAGTAGAATAATCACGCTGATCATCAAGTATGATATCATAGTTAAAACTTTCTAATATAGGAATAATTTCTGGCAGTAAATTTGTAAAGGTACTTCCGCCCAGTTGAAAATAAGATACCTTACCATCCCATCGACCAAGTCTAACCGCCGGTAAATAACGAGCCCCGGGTACATCATATTTAAAGGTATTAACTAATTTTCGTCGTGCGTCAAGCTCAAGACCTTCAATTTTGATATTAACCTCGTCGCGTATTATAATTGTAGCTGTTCGCATTATTGCTATTGTAGCATATTTAATTAAGATAAGTCAAAAAAACAGATACCGTTTTATAGGTATCTGTATAAAATGAACTGTTTATACAGTTCAGGAGCTACTTTGTGTATATCCAACATCAGTTGAATACTACAAATTTCTTAAATATGGTGGTAAATCTGTATCTGTAATGGGTAAATCAAAATGTTCCTTAATAATTAAATTCCAGGCTCGCCCTTTACCATAAATGTTATAGCTATATGCTAGTTCAGCACATTCTTTAACAATTAGCTCGGCAAACTTTTCCAAGTCTTCTTCAGGAGTATAGTTGTCAATCATTTCTCTGCCACTATCGTCCCATAAGGTAAATCCTATACCAGCATCAAGGGCAAGTTGTCGAATCCGCTTGTTCATATCAATATCCTTCGTATTGTTCCAGTGTTCTTATTAGATCAGGTAGTGCTCGCTTGTCTATGGTCAGGTAATATGGACCAATATCATCGTAGGCGTGTAATTGGATTCGAACGGCGTCTTTATTGTCTGATACTGATAGATACGGCAGACCTGTTGGGCCATTGATCGTGATCATTTCTTTACTGCCTCCAGGTAGCATTCTTTACAAGCACTATCATTTCCATGTTTACATACATCTAATAACGGATTATCAAAATCATATACCCGATCTGCTTGTGCTAATTTAGCTTTTAATAATTCATTCTCAACTGCCAATTCATCTGCTCGAACCATTTCGTGTGAGTGTGCCGAGAACAGCCGGTCTCGTTCCTTTTGTAGCTGGCGTAGCATTTCGGCACACTCTTTAAAAAACTTACTCTGCCCCATTGACACATGAATATCCAATTCATCAGCTAGTTCATTTGCGTTCATTACCATTGCTCCACTTTCTCTAAAGCTCTAATCAATTCAGATACCACTCGTTTATCAATATTAATAAACATTGTTTTATTCACTTGGTTAGGATACAGTTGTATTCTCACCTTATCACCCATATCAATTACTGAAGCGTATTGAAGGCCTTGTGATTCAATCGTGGTTGTTGGATAAATTGTATTCATAATGTTTTTCCTCTAATGTCCTCAATTTCTGTTGGTACATCTTTATTCCGCAACTCCAAAATGGTCTTGAATTCTTCGTTTAACTTCATGTAAAGCACCATTGTAATCTGTGTATAGTTCATTGCTGGTCCAACTGCCATCTACATTACGATTTACTAAATCATCAGTAACACTAACACATTCCCGCACAATTAACTCGGCAAACAAGTCTAATCCTTCTTGGTCTGGATTGTCCTGAATGCCGGCTTGTTGTTTTAATTTATTAAACATTCTTCATACAAGTTGCCGAGGCTAAAGACTTCCAATTTTCTTCTGATACTTTAGTTAAATCAGCTAACTTTAATGCCATACGTAACGACATTTCGCGTAGTTTAGTTTGATTAGCATCCATAAATGCTAGAATGTTTTCACCTGTTTCTGGACTAAAGTCGTAATCTCTAAACAGTTGTCCTTGGCGGAAAATTTGTTTAATACGCAAAAACTTATCACGCATCGTATCCAAGGTCAAATCCAAAAAGTGACAACGTGATTGCAATGCTTCCAAGTGATCCTTCATTTTTTTACTTTGAATGTTTTCAAATTTAAGGTTGGTAATAAAAATTGCTCCGCCCTTAAAATCAAACTGGTCAGGAACTCCCTCGCGGCGTAGCATAGCTGAATCTGAATTCCAAAAAATCTTACGTTTCTTGCCAGAGTCAAGGGCGGCTTTAAGAATATTTAAGGATAACTCGTCTTGGAATACCGAATCACAATCGTCAAACACTAAAACGTTGTTAGCGTCACTATGACGATAAAGGGTACAGTACAATCCAATCGGAGTCATTGCCCCTTTAACCACTTCGTACTTAATTTTTTTACCTGAAATCTTATCAAACAAACCTGATTTCTCAAGTTCAAATTCTACACCGTAACTTTTACCTACACCCGGAGGACCAACTACAATCATCGCACGAACGTCACCTGAAATAGTAGCACGAGTCATTTGCTGTAAAATTTCAAATCGCTGTTCAATGCGATCCATAACTTCGTCGTCTGTTTCTATAGGGGTTACAATAGGAGCAACAAATTCTGCTACTGGAACTGATTCATTTGTAAACTCAATATCTTCTATTGAATTTACTTTAATACGAACTTTATCGAATTCTTCTCCGAAATATCCTTCTGATTCTACAGTCACGTAGCCTCCTTTAACGCCTGTCTGATAACCTTTAGCAAGTGTAAATGCAATATTTTGAACTGTTTTGTTGCGATACACACCATTTTTAATTAATACTGTTGACATACTTTAGCTCCTACTTTTATATTTTAAGTAACTATTATAGCGTTAATTGAATTACAAGTCAACTATTTTTACGTCTAAAAATTCCTTTAATCTGATCCCGAAAATTTGCGGCAACCCGGCGCACTTTTTCAGTTCTTTTGACATGATCAAATTCGGCTTTTTCGTACCGACGTCGCTCAACTTTTTCTTTATCAAATTCATGTTGTTCAAGTGGGGTTGTTATGCTGTTTCCTATTAACCCCTAGTATAACGAATAATAATATCGGTACTGCTAAACATTGCCTTAACTGTTTGCTCAGCTACATAAGCTGACTCGGTATTAATAGGCATAGTACCTTCGCTTACTACATTGTTAGAACCTTTTTCGTAGGCTGTATAAGTTACATTATAAACGGTCATTTTGCTTCCTTTCGTTAATTTTTACTATAAAACTAGTATAGCAAAATTGAAATATTCAGTCAACCAAAAGATATATTGTTGTATTTTTACAACGGTTATACTTGAATATCTTCCATTCCGGCCGCCCGTAATCTGACAATATGTCCAAGCATAAAGTTCTTAGATTCCATGGCTTTCATGATTCCCAAATAACGATTTCGTAGCAATGCTACTTCATTTATCAATGTTTCAAAGTCAATAACTTCATCTTCGCCATCAACATATTTTTCAGCATCTCGACTGGTTAACGCACGAGCATACCCTTCTAAATACTTTTGAAAATGTTTACGACGAATTTTGCGGATTTGAATATTAAGATAATTTAATACTGCTTCTATTTCTTGAAGTTGATTAAACCTATGCTCAGTGATGCCCGGTAAAGCAGTAATGTTCTTTTCTACAAGCCCACCTATTCTACAGTCACGCTTGGAATCTTCCAACTCTTTTTCATAGTGCGCAATAAAATCTGGAATAGCACTCAAATCCGAAGTTACGCGGCTATACCACATTAATAATCTTCGTCCTCATCAATTTCAAAATCTTCTTCGTCTTCAAATTCATCGTCATCTTCGTGATCTTTAAGATAGCTGGCTAGAGCACGGTTGACTTCTGAGTCAGATTTAAAAGTAGATTTAATATCATCAGCATCAACATCATTATCGATTAGTACTTCAACAAATGCGGTTGCCGCGTCTACTCGGTCTACTGAATTAACGTACCGTTTGAGTTCGTTCCAAATTTCTTTTGTTAAATCAACTGACATTCTTATTCCTCCGTTGGTGTGTCATCAGTACTTACCGGTTCACGCTGATTTCCAAAGTCTACCATAATTTTATCAAGGCATCCATCTTCGTTGGCTTCCCACTTTTTACGGAATTGTTTAATAACTTCACCATCTGCTGTGACAAATACTAAACTGTTACCTTCCTTTTTAAGTAAGCCACGTTTTTCAGCTAAGTCTACCATACCGGAGTAAGGATTCATACCTGTTTCGTAAGGAATCTTAATTTGCATACCTTCAAACGGTTTGGCATAACGAGTTTTCATTACTTTACAACCAGCACGGATACCCATAACATCAGTAATCTTGTTACCATCTTCATCTTCTTTGAGTTTCATTTTTTTCATAGCAACAACAATACTTGATGCGTAGATAAAACCTTGTCCGCCAGAAATTTTGTCATCTGGGTCAAACATGTCTTGACTTGCGTATGTGTGATTTGTACATACCATTCCAACGTTATAACTACCAAAAAAGTTAACTGAGTTACGAACTAGTGCTGTAAGTGCTTTGGGTTTACGACCCATATCGCCTTTCATGTCACCAGCCTCAAACTGATTTACATCCGTTGGAGTTAACAACATGCCTAAACTATCAACTACAAACAATACCTTTGGACGTTCACCATCTGGTAGTGTTTTGTAATCTTGCATAAATGTTGAAATAGTCTTTGCCACGTCATCAATCATTGCCATATTAAGTTTAAGCAGTTTGCTTTCGCTTGTATCAACACCAAGATTATGTAACCATAATTCATCAAGAGCATTTTCTGTGTCAATTAGCACAACAAAAATACCTTGGTCCTGTGCGTTTTTGACAATGTTGCCTGAACAAATATAAGATTTACCAGCACCTGATTCGCCAGCAAATACTGTAACCTTACCTAGCGGAATACCTTTGTTAAAGTCTCCTGAAATAAGATAATTTAAGGCAAAGTTGCCTGTTGAGATCCAATCAGTTGGATCATTAAATCCAATTGACATGCCGTCAATTGATTTAGTAATATCCTTGCGGAATTTACTGAAGTCATATGGCTTTGCCATTTTTAATCCTTTAAGTTATAGTAGATATAATAACACAAGAGGCAACTCTTGTGTTATTATTTGGTTAAATGCTTAGGCTTTTTGACGAGCACGGATCATGGCCAAAATATCTTGGGCTTTGTCCGATGTTGGCTTAGCTTGAACTGCGGTAGTAGCCACAGGAGCATCTTCATCATCAAAATCGCTTACCGTAGGTAGTGTTATCTTAGCCACGGGAGCATCTTCATCTACAGTACTTGCTGGAGCTGAGCCACTTGCTGGAGCATTGACCCCTGCTGGACGGAAATATTGTCCCCAACGTTCTGTGTCATAACTTTGACCATCAACCGAAGCTTCAAACATTTCTTTGATAACTTTAAGTTCAACTTCGCCGGGCTTCTTGGGTAAGAATGTACTTAAATCTGCTAAACCATATTGCTCAATTGCGGCTTGTTCAGCTTCAGTAAGTGCTGATTCTTTACGGGCCCATTTACTTCCGCTGTAGTCTGCAAAGCCACCTTTGGCACCTTTGGAGATACGGAAATCTAAACCACGCAAATAGTCAGTTGGCAATTCTTCCAACTCTGGATCCATTAACGCACCTTTAATAAGTGTGAAAATTTGTGGGCCAATAATAAATCTACGAATTGGATTTTCTGGAGCTTTGTCATCTGAGAGTGGATTCTCACGAACAAAACCTTGGAAAATATAATCGCGTTTTTTCCAATATTTACGACCCATTTCTTCTAAAGATTTGTCTTTAAACCATGTGCGTACTTCCGTAAGTATTGGACAAGTTTCGTTCCACATTTCTACGCATGGTACACGAACTTGTACTTGTTTGGATTCTAAATCACCTTTGATGCCATTAAATGGTAAACGAATCATAGCACGTTCTTGCCAAAAGAAAGTGTTTTTTGTGTTACCGTCTGGAAGGAATCGTAGTGTTGAGGCTGTACCTTCTGCAATATTCCAATGTGGATAAATTGCTGAATCGCCTTGTGATTGACCGCCTGTTTGTTTACTGTCTGCCGCTTGTAAGCGGGCTCTGATTTCTGATAATGATGCCATTTTAGTTGCCTTTCAAGTTTTAAAATGTGTTGCCTATCTATATTACTAGATTAAATTACGTTGCTTGCCTAGCTATTATACACATCTAGGTCTGTGTTTACAACTAAAACGGTTAATTAGATTAACCGTTTTTTATTGTATGTTTATTTATGTTACTTTGTAATACCTGCTAAGAATTTAATACGATCCATCATGTCTTGATCAATCCCATCAACTGTTTGAAGTTTACCAGAATGACCATATTGTCCTGCAAGCGGAGTACGGTCACCAGATTCTTCTTTCATTTTACCTTCGGCTACTGTTTCTACCTCATCTTGCGTGTCGCTATCATCACTGCTACGCGAAAACATATCGCTAACCTTATCGCCTATTTTGTCACCAATGTAAGCCCCGGCTGGTGCTGTAATAAATGATAATGGATTTTCAGGTCCTAAAGCCACTAATTCACCAGCGGCAGCACCAAGGCTCTTACCTATAATTCCTTCTTCAGTTGGTTGATTTTTTTTAACAAGTTTATTTTTTATTTTATCTTGTAATTTAGGTAATATATTATTTAAAAAATGGTCAGATATCTTAGTGCCTAATTTTTCGCCATAATGTGCACCAATTTTTGCAAAATGCGGGGCTAAGGGATCTTCTGGACCACCAGCAATAAATTCGCCGGCCAATTTACCAAGATGCTGTCCTATAGGCCCTTCATTAGTTATCCCAGCCATTTCTTTTATTCTGTATAACTGTTGATTATTTTCATCTAATGCTTCTTCGTCATCAGACATCATGTCACTAATTTTATCGCCAATATGTCCGCCAATTGCCGATCCTGCGGCAGCACCTGCGACAGGTTGCCCCATTCTGGAACCTGCCATTCCGCCTATAATTTCTCCGGCCGTTGATCCGATAGTTTTGCCCATATCAGTTTCGTCAGTTTGTTCTGTGCCATAATCTTTGGCTAACTCATCGTGAATGATTTGCAACATTTCTTCTATATCATCTTTATGATATCCTGCGTCAATCATAAGGTTATCAACTTTTTCATGTATTTGGTCTGAAACAAATTTTTCCACATTTGTTTTTGGATTGGCATAAACATTATAAATGTCAACATCACCGCGAGCTATGTCTTGTAGTAGAATATCTACTTCGCTCATAGCAGATTCTTTTAAAACTGCTACTCCAGCTAATTTGCAAATGCTTTCCATTTCAAATTTATCCTCACCCATTTCATTTTCTGCCACAGGGGGTTGTGCTGGCGGTTGAGGTTGTGCTGGAGCATCTGCCGGCGGCTGTGCGGTAGCGTTTGGATCTTCGATACTTGAGTCGTCAGTAGGGCTATTCCAAAAATCTTCTGGAGGCGGAGTAGGAGATGTTTTAATTTTTCCAATAACTTCTGCTATATCAGGATTACTTTTTAATTCTTCTAAGCGAGCTAGTATAATTTTACGCCCATCTGCATCAGCATCTTCTTCAGCTAATTCTTCTAAACGATCGAATAATTCGTCGTCGCCCAACAAATTATATAATTGTTCTGTGGCATTAGTAGCATCGGCACCAACTGGCAATTCTTTGCTTAACAATTTTATCAAATCATTTTGTTTTTCTTTAGTATCGGGTATTTCCCAAGTACCTTCAATAATAAGATTAGCCCAATCTTCAAATATGTTAGCTTCTTTCATAGCATTTTCCTTTTGTAATTTTGCCAGTAATGGCAATGCTTGTTCAATACGACTGTCAATGTTTTGTTCTATAAACATGTGACGTAAATCTTCAATTATAACATCTTCATCAGTAAGAGCAGCCGGATCCCATCCCTCGAAATATTTTCCGTATCCGTTTTTTGTGCTTAAACTTTTTAAAGTATTTTGTAATGTTTCGTAATAATGTGTGGCTTGTTCTACTAACTGTTGCGTTTCGCCTTCAAATATTTTTCCGTGATTGGCTCGACGGAAACGACTTAGCAAATTCATTTCACTTACAATAGTAACAATATGTTGGCCCCGAATATCATAAGGTTTTCCGCCTTGTTTAACATGCTCTAGCATGGCACGTCCGGCAGATAATTTTAAAAATGGTAATTTAAATCTTTCTCCATCTTGAGTTTCAATAAACAATGATTCAATATAACGAAAACGTTTGTCGTTTTCACCTAAATTCTTTTTATGTTTAATCATCAAGCGAGCTTGTGTAGCATCACCATTCCATGATGTATTTTTTGTCCCTTGCCAGCTTTCAAATAAACCTTCTTTGATGGCTGCTTGTCCTTGCATGCTGTATTTTAATTTATTTAGATTCATTAAATTAAAAGTGCCCGGGACATTTCTTACAGACCAATTTTTTAATTGATACAAAAAGTCATCAAACCATTCAGTTCTATCCTTTTGATCTTCCATTGCTTTACCAATATTATCGCCGCAATAAACATCTAAATCGTCACCCAATTGCAATACTACTGTGCCATAATCTTGTCCAGATTGCCCTTTATAATCAAACGAAAAAAGTGTTGCTTGATCTGGAGATGGGGCTGGTTTGCCCTGATTGTTTAGTGCTTGTGGGTCAAAGTTTTTGCTAATTAGCAAGTCAAACAGTTTTTTATTGGCGTTATTTGGCGTCATACATTATTTAGTTTACTTTAATTTAATACATAGTTGAAATAAAAGGCATTGGGGCTTCGATGGTATCACCAAAATCACGCATTTGCACATTCATTTCAGGGTGATATTCTTGTAACAATATCATCATTCTTGTAACCAGTAAAGTAGCCATTACTAAGTCGTCCGAAGAGCCTGGTTTAGCAGCATAGCTTAGTCCATGGGCTATAAAATCCTTTAGTTCACTTATCAATGGTTTACTGAATATCTTCATTTTTCCTGACTCAATTAAAGTTTTAAATTTAGCACAGGCTGTAAGTTTATTTTTTGGGCTAGTATTGAAACCTTTACGGTACCTGCCGGCTCCTCTGGTAGGATCTGAGAGGAAATAACCCTTTATATTTTGTTCGCCAAACTGTTCAATGGAAATGAGGGCGGCCTCGCCAATGTTATTATTCTCAACTGAATAGTAAATTGAGTTTTCGTCTTTAACAATACCATACAAATATTTTACAATGTCTGCAAGGATACGAATTTGCTCGGGAATGGGTGTTCGATTGTGTTTCCACTCACCTATTTGCTGTGTTGTATTGGCTTCAAATATTTGTATAGCCGACGGATCTCCGCCAGTACCTAACGATGGGTCAAGCCCAACACAATATATTTTTCCTGGCTCTGGCATTTTAAACCAACGAACTTGGCTAGTTCTATGTATTGGTTCGATTCCTTCTAATTCTATAAGTTTAGTTGGGGCAATTAGCGTTTCGTCGTTAATAATAAATTCACAATTCATCTCACGTCGGAAACGATCTTCGCCCAATTGACTTCGAGTAGCCGCGGCCCATGCCTCATCTCTATCCGGATGTTCTTCCCAATAGGAGCGAAAAGCTCTAAATCCATTTACGCCAACTTCTTGCATATTGCCGTGCGAATCTTCCATTTTGTTGGCACCTTTCCACAATAACGCAAATTGGTCTTCGTCTGAGTTAGGGGTGGAAGTGATAATTGCTTTACCACCAGTTGTTAATGTTGGTGATATAGAAGTCCAGAATTCTTGAGCTACACTTGGTCGCACAAACGCAAACTCGTCCGCATATAATAATGATATAGACATACCACGACCAGTATTTTCTGTTGTTGTAGCTGAAATAATACGGGATCCATTTTCAAATTCTATAGATCCTTTATTATAATTTGTAGCTCCAGCACGAATATGATCCGGACACATTTCATAAGCAAAGCGAACACGTGTCATAATTTCTTGTGCACCATCATATTTGTGTGCTGCAATTAATACCGTGGCGTCTCGAACAAACATAGCGTACCATAACAAATATCCTGCTGCTGATGTTGACTTACCTGTTTGGCGTGGCATCATGGCAATCGCAAAACGATAGTTATGATATGTGTTAATTAATCTCTCTTGATATTCGTATGGCTGATATAATTGTCGTCCTTGAACTGGATGCTGTATATAGAAAAAATGCTTCATAAAGTATTCTGGTCCATTAATTGGATCAGTACAAGCTGCAAATTCAGCCAACTGTTGGGACGTATAAACTTGTTGTTTATGAGGAGATTTTGCTAACGATGAAGCATCAAATGACATATATTAATTTATGTTGTTATTGCCCTAATCCAAAATTCATACCAGTTGCTTGTTCTATAGCAGATACAGTTGTTTGATATTTTGACAAATCTGTGACAGGAAGAGCAGTATTAGGCATCATATATGCCATAATTTTGTTGGTGCTTTTATCATATATAATTTTAAATAAACGGGTTGGAACCCCTAAACCATTTCCAATTGTTTTGTATCCGGGATCATAAACTGGACCGGAAATAATGTAAAAATCGCCGCCTTTAAGTGCCCACCCACGTTCCCAAAATTCTAATTCACGCCATATATCGCGATTATTATTGGAATTTTGCGGTACCATATTTGACAATAAAAAACTCTCTGTCATAATTTGAGCGTTGACTGTGTTATTACCCGCAGGACTCATATGGCCTTTATCATATGGCGCACCGTCATAGTCTTTAAGTGTACTTCGGCACGCGACGCTGACTGCCGGATCTTCGTGAAAATTGTTTAATCTTTTAGCCGGTCCATTAATATTTGCCTGGGTTAAATGTTCAAATACAGCCATTGGCGTTTTAGTTGCACATCGATGTATAACCGCATAGTTGGCTTTACATAATTCTTGGTCGCCGCTTTTTGATACATACTGAGGGGTTCCATTAGGAGTAAATTGTGGGCATTGTTTATTAATTTGGGCAGACGCAAATAGCGGCATCAATAAAAATAATGCTAAAAATATATATTTTTTCATTTTTATTTAATTTTACTAAGTTCAATAATACGAGCTAAATGATTAGTTGCTTCTTCAATTGTATGTTTGGCATGAACATCTTTAAACGGAGGTTCGCCTTGTTTTTGTTTTTGATATAATGCCCTATTACTTATAATTTCAACCCAGGTATTAACATCAGGATCATTAAATTGCCAAAAATCAAAAGTTATGTGACTAGATATTGGGCGACAATATAAAGTATTTTCTTCGGCAATAATCATCAATTGGGCAGTCGTACGCATTTTTTTAACCTCTGTACTAGTACGCATGGCATTTAATTGTGGATCATCAATCCATATTTGGCATAACCCGTCCATCATTTCTTCTGGCGTGCTAGCCATATTAACTACATATTCTGCTTGTGCCAATCTAGCTTCTGAACTTATACGACTTAATGTTTCATTTTTTTCTTCACAACGTTGGTATCCCGCCCAAGGTATCCAAATACCATGATTAGTTCTGGCAACAGTTTGATTTTTTGGAATTTCTTTTACACGATGCTCATATCCACCGCGTTTTTCGTACTGTCCTTCGATCCAAGTACCTTCTAACAAATACATGTGTTCTCTGTCGAATATTACTGTATTTCCAGTAAGTTCATTTTCAATTAAACTTCGAACTACTTCTTGTACATTGCCGTATGTCAATGCTTTTTTAATTTTTTTACCATCTTTGCTTGGTGTTTTTGTTCTAACTGAAATTTCTTTTTCGTCATCTAACACCATAAGACTAGCAGATAGTACACCAATACCAGCGCCATTTAATCCTTCACAGTATTGTGTTATATCATCCCAGAAATAAAGTATTTCGTTTCCGTCTGATCTTTTTTGTTTGAAAGAAATTTCAGGTGTGTAGTTTCGATCACGATTTTTAACTGCTACCCAACCATGGTCATCAAAATATTTTGCAATAATTACACACATGGTTTATTTACCATATCCTTTAAATTCTTTTACTGGACTTACTTTATGTATTTCCTCTGATTCTAAAGAACGTCTATCACTAACTAGAATTTTATGTTTAGTACCTATTGTAGCCATAGCTTGATAAAACATATTTTCTTCTTCTTGAGTGTAAGGATGAATAGTGTTGTATTTTTCTGCCCAGCTACTTTCATCCATGTCTACTGGATCACGGCTTTTGCCATCAGCCATACCCATAGCCATTCCTATGCGATTTAGATGATATATTCTATCTACTGTATCAGGATCACGTGCCAAATGAACACTACGACTTGCGTTTGCTACATTATTACGCATTTTAGGAATACCAAATTCATTTAAAAATTCACGGGCTCTCATTTTCCGTATCCTTTAAAAGATGTCACAGGGCTTGTTTTATAAATTTCAGGATGTTCTTTGCTGCCTACATAAGCATGATGTTCGGCTGTGTGACCCATTTTTTTCATTGCTCGCAATATTTTATCGTGTTCTTCTGGAGTATAAGCTGTATACAAAGGTTTATTTCCAGCCCAACTATCTGTATCCATTTTTTCAAGGTCTTCTGGCTCCATACCAGTAAGCATGCCTATGCGATACTCATCATAGCTACGGCTTCTATATAAATTTTCCATATTTTTGGGAGCTATCATTCCAGGATTGGCATGAAGAAAATGTGCATCAGGTTTGCCTCTGAGTGATTCAATTATAAATTCTCGAGCTCTCATTTTGGATAACCTTTAAATCCTTTTATTGGACTGGTTATATTAGTATCTGGTGGTTCATCAGAATTTTTAGTGGTAATTTGTGTGCCTTTTACTCCCAAAGTTTTAGCAGTAGCATTTATAATATCAGCATCAGCTTGTGTATATGCCACTGTGACAAATTTTTGTCCCGTTGGGCCATATTTTTTCATGCGAAATGAATCACCGTTGTACGGTTCTCCGGCGGCGGCAACAATAAATCTCCACATGTCGTAGGGATTAGAATTATCTAATGAATTAAATTTTTCCATGTCTGGAATGACATCACGCTCTGATACGGAAAATGTTTCACTAGATGCATTCTCGGCAATAAACTCGCGAGCTCGCATAATAAATTAACCTTGACTAAACACACTCGCTTGAGCAGAACTAGCTGTTCCAATCTCACGAGTAGTACTATTGCCACCTGTAATTGTCAAATAATTTCCTGCGCCAACATAAATTTGTTGACGAGAATTAGCAGCCACTTGAGGATTGCTGTTGCCATATAAATTGCCTGGATTTGGTAGTGTTACTGTAAAAACTCCATTACTAACATTACCAGTAGCATTAGCACTTAAGGTTAAACTAATTCCAGGTGTTATATTAGCTACAGTTGTACTTGCTGGTATGTTAGTGCCAGTTATTGTAGCATTTGCCATATCTGGGCGAGCAGCCGTAGTAGTTAGCACATTAGCTCCGTTAGTGGTACTTCCGCCAATAGTTATAGGTTGAACGGTTGACAGCACATATACGTTATATGTAACAGGATTAGATCCTGTTACAATTTCTGCTTTATCTGTATACCAAACGGAGTTTGATAAGTTTCCACTGTAAACGTTTGCCGTGCTCATTGTTATTTCCTATTATTTTGAAAGTGTTTCAATTGCTTTGTATAAATCAACAATACTGCGTTCAGCATCTTCTTTGACTCTTACTGCCGTTACAGGTATAGTTGTTTGGCCATTGCCAGCTACATCATGTTTTGGACCATTTAATCCGCCGCTATATTGTAGTGCGTCGTCATCATATTCTTGATTAGTAGGATAGTCAGGATCATTTTCATCAACTGTTACATCGGCTTCGTCAACTGCTTCTTTAGTTGGAGCTGGAGTATATGAACCCTTAACTTCGCCAGTACTAAAATTTGTACTACCACCTGGATACTCTGCTGTTAACTCGTTTAATTCTTCACCGTGTTCATGTCCTAATTCATCGCATTGACAAGGAATCCCACCGCAAGTTCCACATGGTTCTTCACCGTGTTCGTGCCCTGCTTCACCGTTATGTGAAATACCCATATGCTGTAGCAACTCTTTAATTCGATGAACATCATTACCAGTAGCTGTAATAGTAATTGAATCTTCATCACCCATCATATTTTCAGCTACAGTAGATTTAACTTGTAATGACTCACTAATCATTGATTCAACTTCGCGGTTGAAAGAATCATAAATGCCTTTGCCAATACTCATACCACCGCTGGACTTTTTAGGAGTACCAGTGCTTGTAGATACAGACCCAGAAGTTGTTGTTTCATCAACTTCTTTTTTCTTGCCTTTCTTTTCATCATACTCAATGTCTTTAGTTACTTTTTTACCGGCACGTTCAGCACGATTATCTTTTTTAACGCTTTCTTCTTTAGATTTTTCAGGATGCATGCCGTAGTAAGCACCTAATGCTTGTGTTTTGCGTTGTTCTTTGCTTTTACCAGCAAACTTTGGGTTTTTAGACTTTTCAAAATCACTAATGATTTCGCCGGCTGGGGTTTTCTTAGTAATTTTTTCACCAATAGTAACGCCTTCTTCGCCAGTGGCACGTTCGATATTACGTTCAATATTACTTTCCAAATAATCTCGAACTGTTTTTAAATAATCGCTAGCAATAGTAATTTTACTCTTGACCCATTCTGGAACTGACTCGTCACTTTGAACTACTGCTTCTAATTCTTTAGCGGCGCGGCGAATTGTGTGAATTTGATTTTTAGTCATTGAGTCGCCGTGTTCACTATCTTCATTGGCCATTGGATCTTTATGTTTCCAAGCTCCTTTGGTAAAACGATGCGCTTGCGGAGCTTTGCTAGGACGACCGCGACCGCGTTTAACTGCGGGCTGATCATCGTCACCTTCTGGCTCATCAAATGTTTCTGGCTTGCGTGTATAAACTGTACCAGTAGATGTTTTACGTTTATCAAATTTACCTGTGCCTTTTTCTGCTTCGCGTTGCTTTAACCAAGCATCCATTTCAGCAAATCCTTCGTCAATATCACTTGTGTCAGTAAATTCTTTATTGCCTAATTTAAATTTTCCACCTTTTGGTGTGCTATGTAATTTACCAGTGAAGGCATTACCTTCGTCTGTCATATCATCTTCATACATTCCACATTCGTCAAGACCACAAGCCTTGTAAAATTTGTCGTGGTTAAAACGTGGATTGCTAGCTTTAAACATATCTGCATGCTGTTTAGCAAGTTCCATACGTTTTGCTGGATCTTCAATATGTTTAAGCAACTCGGCTGTGTGACGGAAATGCTGGCGAGTCATTGCTTCTTCAATGGCGCTGGTGTCAGTATAAGTTTTGCCACCTACGCTAAACTTGCCACCTTTAGGGGTTGATTTAAGTTTACCAGTAAATGCGTTACCTTCAAATTCCATACCATTGTAAGCATTAGCTTTATTGGCTTTACCATTATATGGTTTAGATCTTGCATTTTCTTTAAAATATTTTTTGCTTTCCTCCATTTCGTCTTGTCCGGCAATACCACCGCGAGTGTCTACCACACCTCCGCCTGCAGTAACACCTGGCACTGCAGGCGCCGGAGTAGGGGCCGCAACAGGTTTACCACCATTTGGAGCACGGGATAAAATTGCAGCATCAGTTGGATCTGCGCCGCCTAACCACTTTTGATCTTCTGGACTCATTTTAGAATAAGCTGCCGCTTGTGGGCTACCAGCTGGCCATGGTCCGTTATTAACTGCTGGTGCTGGAGCCGGAGCATTCATTGCAGCACCTGACGCCTTGGCCGCATCAACTGATGTAGCTGCAGCCGGTGTACCTGCTGGAGCTGTTGCTGCCGGAGCTGGTGTTCCTCCACCAAATTGTTTGATAGCCGCTTGTGTAGCTGGTCCCATAATGCCATCTGCTTGAATTTTTGCGCCTTTAGCAATTAACTCTTGTTGTTGTTTGAGAACAGCTGGATCAGATTTAGCACCGCCACCTGTTGGAGTTGGCGGTCCTTCGGCTGGCGGATTAACTTTATCACCTGGATGAATTAAATTAGGATTTTTTTGATATTGTGGATTGGCTTTTAACAATTCAGGCAGAGTTGTTTTCATTTGTTTAGCAATTTTGGTCAAATTATCGCCCGCAACTACCGTATATGGTTGTGGTGCTGCTGGTGCGGCTTGAACAGGAGCAGAAGGATTTAGTGCTTGCTTTGCTCCTTGATACGCTCCCTTGGCAACTTGACCAATTTTTTGAGCGGCATTTCCAATAAAATTGCCTGCGGCAGTAGCTTTATCTCCTACATAATCACCGGCTGCATTGCCTGCTATTCCGCCGGCTGCGGCACCAGCGGCGGCACCAGGCCAACCGCCCATTGCTTTACCAGCCAGTCCACCAAGCCCGGCACCAATACCGGTACCCCAAGGACCTTCTTGAATCAAGTTTGCTTTTTTATGCAGATAATTCATCATTTCCTGATCTTCATAAAAATCACGTTTACCTTTTAAACGGTCCATTTTTCCTTTAACAGGTAAATTTCCAGGAATACCTTTTTTACAAGCACAAGGTTCTTTGTGACATACTGGACAAGCATCTTCTAATGTCATTGTATCTGCTTCATCCATTTCTGCATCTTCGTGGGCTATATTTTTAGCAAACTGAGCCATGTGACGTAAGTGTGCGTTCTTACTGTGTGTTGCTTTTTCAATTTTGCCTTTGGGGATAGTTTCACCTTGTGGCACATGTAGAGCTTTATGTAAATCGCCTTTCGTACTTGGCTTGGTAGCCTTTTGAATCCATTTTTCACCTTCACTCAATGAAGATAAATGTTGATCTAAGTCACTAAAATGTTGTGAACTGTCACCACGTGCTGTAGATGCTCCGTGTCCGCGACCGCTGAATTCGTTACCTTGTTTGTGATGTGACCATTCGCCATAACGATTAATGTCTACATATCCTTTAGTAGGATGTGACATATTTGCTCCGTAAGTTCCGCGATGATATTTCATGCCATGTTTTTTTGCAATGCCTTCAAGCCCATCATCTTCTTCTAAAGATCCTGAACCACTAAAGTTCATGCCGCCTGTGCCATCTTCCATTAAAGATTTTAAATCTTGTTTAAGCGATTCTTCAAGAGTTATACGAGCTGGTGTTTTAGGAGCAGCCTTTGCTTTTGCAACATTCTCAGCAATTTTATCTTGTTCTTTACCAATGTTGGCTAAAGTTTCGTTAAGTTTGTAAAATGGATTCATTTGTAATTCCCTGATGGTTGTGCGCCTGTAGCAGGCTTGCGTGGTCGCTTTTCGGCGTGAGTCATTGGGCTGTCATCGCCCATTTTTAAATCATTTGTTGTTTCTGCTGGTTTAGGTTTACCGCCAGCAATGGTAAAGTTACTGCGATAAGAATTTTTTAGTACAGCATGATCAAATGGATCAGCTGAATAATCTTTGCTCAATGCTTTTTGTTCAGCATCTGGTGCCGGATAATCAGTATTGGTTAATAAATTTTTATTTTCTTTTTCAACTTTGGCTTTCTCGCTGTCGAGAGAATCATCGTATACTGATGTTTGCATAATAATTTTATTAGGGTCAAGATCCAACAATTTAGCAATTTGTTTAATTTGTGGTTCAATAGCAGGGTAACGTAACTGAACATCTATACTTGTAACCTTGTCATTTTCAAATGCTGGAAAATCTGCTGGTTTAGCTTGAATTGGGGTAGTTTTTTCTGTCCCAATAGTTAAAGGATCAAACTGTTCAAGTTTGTCTTTAAGTTTAGAGTAGAATCCAGTGGGCAAATCACCAACTATTTTAATTCTATAGTTATATGTGCGTTCTGATTCAGTTAAATAATCTTTAAAATTTTTCATGGTTGTTTCCTATATTATATTTATACTATTTGTCTTTTTGCGCTCTATCACTTAATAAGCGTTCTAACAAATCATTTCTGGTTAATAGCTGTCCTTCCGCAGTGGGCAGGCTATTTAAATCGCCCGATCTTTTAGCGGCATCTTGATCTAACTTTAACTTTTTAAGTTGTAGATCAATCATTTTTAATTTTTTATTAAGTTTAGTAGTTTTAGCTGTAAGAGCGTGTCCCAACATATTTCCAGCTACAGCAAACAGCTCGGCAGCGTATCTACTGTCTACATTCATTCCAAGATCTGAAAGATCAGTATAACTTTGCTTGGCTAAATTTGCTAACTCGTCTAACTCTTTATCTGAAGCTTCTAAATCACGAATAGCTGGCAACGCTTCGTCAATTTTATCAATTGTATCGTCTATTTCTATAATAGCCGAGCGTGTTTCTTCAACAGTCATTTGTTCGCTGATAACAGGGTTTTCGTCATTGAGTTTATCAAAACCAAAAATTTCTTCCAATTTTTTTGTCATATGGTATTTACCATATTTTGCAAAGTTGTTACTTCTTTTTACCACCCTGATGGAATATTTGATCTTCGTTAATAACACGAAAAGTAAGTCCATTTTGCTTGGCCCATACTGTAGCATGGTGCCATTTAGCGTAATTGATTGCTACAATAGCTTTATCACGATCTTTCATTTTACTTTCAACAATACTTTGACTTTTTGGTTTGATTTCTATTAATTCAGCTTTGGCAGTATTATTTGGGCCGCGATATGTTACTAAAAAATCTGGAACATAAGTGCTCATTTTTCCAGTTAATGGATGACGATAGGGAATTCTAACCGGTTCAGATGCCCATTGCGTGATATTATCATTGTGGTCACAAAAATGCATAAAAGAAAATTCCCAGCCACTTCTGTAACGTGGTTTTCCATTGCCAGCATATTTGTGGCCGTTTTTTACAATGTATTCACCTTGACGAAAATTAGGCATAACTTATTATTGTTTTATATTATGCCCAACATAATAATTAGGCAATGTGGGTACTTGTACGCCTAACATAGTTGCTGGACTTTGAAAAGTATTGAGATAGTAGGCAAAAGTCAATGTAACTTGTGGAGCTGATAACCCTTGTACTGATTGTAATAAATTCATCACTGGTATGTTAGTTGAGCTGGAAATACGAAATAATGTTGTTGTAAAATTATCTGCTTGAGGAGCAGTATTAAACACAGATAAAAAATAACTGTGTACTGCATCATATTCTTGACCAGAAACTGATTGATTATATTTGTAAAAGCGATCAAAAATTTGTACGGTTCTATCAATTTTAGGATTGATTGCGTTAACTGTGCTCACGTTAAGGTCCTAAAAATTGTGGAGAATTTGGATTAGCTTGAGCATTAGTTGCCCCTGCTAATGTGGTGGGAGTAGCCGGAGCCGTGGGAAAGAAAAATCCTCCAACGGCACCCACTGCTTGCTGTGTAGCCGCGCCTAGTATGCCGTTGGTAGCTGCCCCTGGTAAAGAATTGTTTATAGCATCAGTTAAGCCCAATGTTTGCGAAAGTTGGCTATTTTGCAAAACGTTAAGCAATGTGCCTGCTGTTTGTACTGCTCCGAGAACATTTTGTAAACCACTTAATCCTGCCGATGTTACGGCTAAGTCTTGCACGGTTCCTGATTCAGCAGCAATAACACCGCTACCGCTATATACAGTTTTTCTTCCTGCGTCAGTAGTAATACTTGATGGCACCGTATCATAATTTGATGGATCAGCAAATCCTACTACACTATTAGACGGTTGGTTGGATCCAATATCTCCTGAATAATATTTTACAGTTTCATATTCAAATTGCATTTCATTTTGCATAGCGCCGCCACTTTCAGAATAACTGTAAGTGTCACCATTCCAACTTGTAATCAACGGATTTATTAAAGTCCATTGAGCAAACTTTTTTTGACTTAATCCGTAGATGGTAATGTCTCGAAAAAATGCTGGCTTATTTTGAGTTCCCGAAAATGCTATGTTTGTTCCATCGTGATAATTTTCACCTATGTATCCCCAATCTTGACTAAGTTGAGGGCTGTATAAATCTTTACTATTATAATTAAAAGCATTTGCCTGTGTCATTAATGTACCCATTGTACCGGATAATGTTGATATACCAGCGTATTGATGGTTTGGATCTCCATAATAGTAAGCATAATAATCAAACCACATGTTACGAATTAAATCAGCTTGGTCATCATGAAAAACAACTTTTGATGGCTCGTATTTTAATTTAGTTTGAACAACTCTTTTACGATTGTATTGATTCATTGTTGCTGTATCAATTTTAAATTTAGGTAAATCAACACTTTTGACCAATAACCCAATAGTCGTTATAGCACCTGACCCATACGCAGCTTGTAATTGTGGAATTTCAGCGGTGTTTATATTAAAATAAACTTGGAATAAAAATTTTAATCGTGGGGTATATTGATACCCGTTGCTTACAAAAGTTTTAGAAGCGTGAGTATAATCTTTAAGATTAGGAGTAGTGGCCGGCTGTAAGGATTGATTACCTTGGCCCAGGTATCCTTGGACTGACATTTATTTTAAACGCCTGCGCCGGTAGCAATCGTTCCGTTAGTTCTAGTAATAGCTTCGCCTACTCCAACTGGTACTCCAGCTGTATTAACTTGAATTGCGTTGTCATAGGTAATTGTTAAAGCGATTGTAACTGCTTTGGATTCACTGTAATCCATTTTATTATAGTTTACATCTTTCAAATAGCAGCCAAGAACATTCCACTCTTCTAATACCACGGGAACACTTGTTCCGTTGCCACCGTCTAATACTTGTAATTGTGTGGTAAATTTATAATCAATAGCAGAAGCAGCTGAACTTTGTTCCATAAAATCTAATTGTTTCTGTAATTGTTCGCCAACTAATTTACTTACAGAACCCGTTGCATCATCACGCAACTCACAGGTAATATCATTCCATTTATGTTTACCAGCAATTTTAATTGTGGAATTATAAATTGGTAACGTAATTTCTGCAAAATCAACGTGCGGACGAGCTATGTTCATAACCTGTTTAGTTAATTCAGTTGTAGGGCTACTAACACCAAAATTTGTAAAAAATACGCGAAAGCGGAATGACAACTTAGGCATTAATAAGCCCTGCGTTGTTGCGCTTTGGCCGTCTGATCCTAGCGGAACGGTCATGTTAGTTAGTGATGATGTTGCCATTTGTTAATCTCCAATATACTTTATTTAGTTAATTAATTTGGGCAAAATTCTTGCCCAAATTATTCATTACGCAATAGCCTGTGCTGCGATCGCACCTGTAGCTTCTATACGCATTGGAATATAAATGAATTCCACTGCCTTGACTGGTTCGATAGCAATATCTACCCACAGCTGATTTTCATCAATTGTAGTTGGTGTATTATTTGTATTGTCGCATACAACCAAATAATCGTAAATGCCGCGCTTGGATACTATATCAAGCAACATACTGGTAATACTGTTTTTAATTTCTGTACGAGTAATAGTATCGTTTGGTTCAAATAAGTATTGTTTTCCAATTACGACTAATCTGCCACGTATAAATGATACTAAACGTGCCACATTAATACGATCTAATGCTGTAGCAGTTACTTGTAATGTTAAATTACCAAAGTTTACAATACCAACACCTGGAATAAAAGTAATTGGATTGATATGATTTGGATAAAGCACATCGCGTAATGCTTGACCAACTCCCAATGGTTCAAATATACCAGTAATTCCGTTGAGATAACCTAATTGTAAAGCATTATCGACTAAACCACGGCGTGTACCAGCCGGAGCTAACCAAGGATAAGCAACTTCATCGGACCGAATAATTGTACGAATCATCATGTGACTTGGATATGTAACGGCTGTATTACCACTTAAGTCAGTTGTACGGCAACTTGGATAAAATGTACCTCCATAGCTGTCACCTGATGCTAAGTTTCCATCAGCAGTAGCTAAACCTAGTCCATCGTTATTGGAAGCCCATGTTGCAATATTATCAGGCGTTAAACGTAATGGAGTGTCAATAATGGCAAATGCCACATTATTAATTTCATTATTTAATTCTGCCATGTTGGGAGCCAATTCGGGATAACCAGTAACAGCAATTAAGTTATAAGAATTTTGTTCTTCACGGATAGCAGGGTTTGTATCAATAGCGGCTTTTAGTGCTTCTACAATAATTGCACGTTGTGATTGACGACCCATGTACGGAGATCCATCTGGACGACTGCCTGTTGCAGAATTCCATGTATTGAATTGATCTTGTAATGCCCAGTATGTTGGGCTTGTGTCTGGTTCTTCGTTGGTATTATTTTGGATACAAGCATAGTTCAATCCACTATACTGTACATATTGTCCGATAGTATATGGTGTGGTTGATGTCCAGTCATATGTAGGCCAGGCCTGCTGATTCCAAGCATCTAATTCAAATGTTTTAACATTAAATCCTGAACGACGTGTGTTCCACAACAACATGCCCGATGGATATAGCAATGCTTGTGGAGCGTCTGGATCCAGGTAATTACTGGTCAATAAATTTTCAATTGGAGGAAGAGGATCATCCACTGGATTTGTTGTACCATTTGGAGCCCAGCGAGCATCTTGAAATAATATGCCATTACTTGTAGTTTGATCAGTATTACTAATTTGTACCCACTGTGCAACTCCTCCAACATTTTGCCAACGATATAATAATGGATAGTTTTCTAAATCACCAGTATTGACCCATAAGTCACCGTATTGTAGCGGGCTAGCTGCCGAGTCAGTTTGTGTTGTTGGTGCTGTGGTTGAAATAATAGGACCGGCGGCGTTACATAAAGATAAATTATAACCACGAGCATCGCTAGTAACAGTTTGATAGCCAACCCAAACACCATTATTTTGAATCATAATATCTACTTGAGTAGGATCACTGTAATACCAATATGTACCTGTTGTAGGATTGTTGTATGGTGCCGCTGTAGCTGCGGTATAGCTAAATGTTGGCGAACCTATCCAATTAGATAAAATTAAACCAGTTTCTGTTCCCGCAGTATAAAGTGGTTTCACTAATGCTGTGCTATTAGTAAAACCAGCTGTTGTAATAGGAGTACCAGTAACATTAGTGAGGTAAATATCTCCACCTTTAGAGTGTTCAAAAACAATATAACCAGAACTATTAACTTTAGTACTAACATAAGAAATGTTAGCACTACTTACTGCCGCAATAAAATCACTTACAGTACCGGTGCCACCAATTGAAACCGTAACAGTAGTTAATGCTGCTGTTCCTGGTTCTGTACCACTAATTGTAAATGAATTGCCTGGAGTAAATGGAGTGCCTGTACCGGTAAATGCAACTCCTCCGGTTACAAGAGTTGGGCCAGTTATGAATCTTTCATAAATTACTAATCCTGCTGTACCATTAGCCAACGGTTCGTACTGAGCGTAAGTTGATGTAGCTGGAATACTTTGGCCACCACCTGATGGATCCAAGGCATAAATTGCTTCAGCATCATTTGCATAAAGTGGGCAAGATTGTTTAACAAATACTTCAATAGTTGAATTATATCTGCTTAGTACTATATCAGTACCAAGATTTACAGTATTTGTTTTTTGCCATACGGACCCAGTAGGAGCACCACCCATTGGACTAGTACTAAATTTATTCCATTGTGGAACTGTATAACTTGGACTAGGTTGATATTGTGGAGCATAATATGTACTGGCTGTAATTCCCAACGCAGTGAGTAAAGCAGGAGTACCAGTAATAGCAACTTTACCATCAACAGTAGAACCATTACTTGCCGACAAATTATTAGCATATATGTTCAATGCTCCACCAATATTGGCAACATGAACTCCGGGAATATTTGCGGCAGTGATTGCATCAACCAATCCTGTGACGGTATCATTTGGAGATCCAGGAACCGTTACACTATATGTTGAATTGATTGTAAATGTGTCCCCCGGAGTTAAAGTAGAGGGTGTATTTTGTCCTTGAACCGTAGCCCAAGAAGTTTGCCAATCGTTACTTCCAACTAATACCCATGTATTAAACAGCATACTAATATTAGTATCATTAGTTTGTGTACTTGTTGGTCCACCACGTTTAAAGTAAATAGGATTAGAAGTACTTGTAGCAGTTACAGCATAATTTCCAATACTGCCATATGTATTCAATGGCACGGTGGACATGTCTGTTAAATATGCTGGGTCTGTAATAACTAACGGAATTTCATTTGTAAACACCCCAGTGGCTTGATTCCACTGGAATAATCCCCACAAAGTATTGGTAGCATCCAACCAAAATTCACCGTCAGCTGGTGCGCCTTTTGGACGCACTAATGAGGCAGTAAGAGCTGAAAGATCAATATCTGCACGTAAAATATAACATTGATTAGTAACTCCAAGAGCAGAATAGGCAGCCAATAAACCATATTCGTTGAGCTCATAACCGTTAATAGGTGTGCCGTTAGTAGTTGTATAAAATAATGGATTACCATACTGGGCAAGCAAAGCACGTTGGCTGGTTGCCAAAAATAATTTATCAGCATTAACATTTAATGTTCCCGCAGCAATTCCTGTGCCGGCGGCATTTGCTTTATTTGATGCTGTTGCTAGTACTATCAACGGAACTGAATTAGTTGCAGCTGGAAGATATTGGCTTTCGTCAACTACTGTGACTTGTACGCCTGGAGATAATAATGTGTTAGCCATTGTAAAATCCTTTTAATTAATTACTAATATTTATTCCATAAGGCAAAAATAGAGGTGTAATGAATCCCTTACAGTAAGGTTTTTGTATGAAATTTAACTAAATACTCCATGAATCGACCATTATGTAAAGCCTGTAACCAACGTTTGTGCGCTATAAATTGCTATCGAGGTGAAAAAGTTTATTATCGTAGTCGTTGTGAAAATTGTCTAAAGCGAAGTCGAAAAATCAAACTTGCAGATCCACAGTGGGCCAGAACGGGATATAAGAAAAAAACAATTTGTGACCGTTGTGGATTCAGGGCAAGATATATTGCACAATTATTGGTGTTTCATGTGGACGGAAATTTAAATAATTCTGCAATAAAAAACTTAAAAACCGTTTGTCAAAACTGTGCTATTGAAGTTCAAAAGACTGATTTGCCTTGGCGGCCCGGAGATCTTGAAGAAGATCGTTAACTTGAGCGTATAAGTTATCAAGCCCTGGCGCATTATTGTCAACCACGGCATCAAATTTAGTGCCAACCCATGCTGTTTCGCTGGCATGTACATTATATTTACCTAAAAATCGTTGCGCTGACCGATCCCTACCAGTATTGACAGAAACTGCAAACTCGTACCAAACAGGTTCCGGTCCGCGAATTACTCGAATTACTCGGCCACCAGCACTTTTAATAGCTGCAATTTCATTAGGAAATCTACAATCTGAAATTACAACGTCATCATGTATGGTGCGTAGTTTATTTTCAAGTGAAGCAATCCAAATATCGTCGTGAAACCCTCGGCGGCAAACTTCTGTGCCCCAGTATTGTAATACCCAACGGGGTGTTAAATTGGGCATGCCTAAGCGTTCTGCCCACCATGGATCAACTCGTTCGCGCCATTCCCTAGATTCTCTTGTGCGGCCTTCCAATAGTTCTCGATCCCATCCAAATATAGCGGCTACAGCATCTTTAAGTGTATGGGCAAATGATTCTCGTCGGAACTGGTGTATATTTTGTAAGTAATCAGCAATAGTATCTTTGCCAGAACCAATCAATCCACAAATACCAATAATCATAATTTTTCCTTTAAAGTGGGCGACAACATTAAGTACCAACCAGTTCTAAATTCTGAACTGGTTGTAAATCCTAAATCGGTATAAAATTTAGGAGCATCAGTTGTTATTATAATATTTCTATCTTTGGCAGCGGCAAAATCTACAGCCTTGCTTGTTATACGTTTTCCCAAGCCTTGACCTCTATAATTTTTATCCACGCATACCCAAGTTAAGTCATAAAAATGTTGTAAATTTGATTCACTAACAATTCCAAATCCCACTAATTTATTTTGATCTCGAGCGAGTATATAATATCGTGGTGGTTCAACTAGGCCAATGAGATAAACTATTTTTTCAATTTCAATGCGTTGTTCTACTTGTTTGCTAACAAGATCGGGCATTCGCCCAGCGGGTTTATAGTCAAATGACTGTTGTATTAATGCCCCAGCTTCTGTGGGATCAATTAGCGCATCTACAATTTCTACTGAAGTCATTTAATATCTTTAATATTTAATTGCCGAAATGCCGCTTGTAACATGTCTATTTGTCGTTTGCAATCCTCAAGAGCATGGTGGCTAGTTGGGGGTCTAGGCAAGTTTGGATGTAGGGAATATACTGTTCTGGCGTCTCGAATTCGATAAAATTGCCATGGTTGTTTTTTATTTCTAGAACGATAAGCGTGTTCTAAAATATTAATATCGTAACATGGTCCGTTGGCCCAAATATAATCGTGTTGCCATGCTATCTTATGTAAACCAGTCAGCGCATCATCTAACGATATGCGTCCTTCTTCGTTAAATGCTTCTTCCTGCGCTTTGCCCTGTGTGGCCCACCATGCTACAGTTTCATCATTTATCGCTCGGTCTTCTTGACTTTCTAATGTAACACGAGTATAAAAGAATCTGTCATCGTAATAACCCGTTCCAAAAGGATTAAAAGATTGGGCGGCAATAGTCAAAATTACAGCATCTGGCGTTGTGGCCAGTCCTTCAATATCCAGCATTAGGTGACTGGACATATAATTTTCATGTTATTCATAATACTACTATTATAGCATGATTACGATTTAATTACAACAGATTTTTATCCAAAGAAATCGCCAAATAATTGGTCTCTAGACTTGTCGCATCGCATGCCTTTTATACCATTTTCACTTAGTCCAATCACGCGGAGATTGGTATAATGCCCTATGATGTATGGTGGTATCGATTCTCTAAATCCCTGCTGGATGCTGTAAATATGGTCCAATGCATTATGGCTTCGGTTCAATCTCGTGGGGTTAATGTCATCAAAATGATCACGCCAGTTTTCCTCGGTAATCCGCCATACAGCATCATAATATAAGCGGCGTAGCGATCGTTCTTCTCGGCGAGTACAGCCACGCTCCACTGCTCGTTGGTAGATTTTTTCTTTAGCGGCTTTTGTTTGACTACCGTTTTCTACACCGTATTTTTCTAAGCAGGTTTGTTTAGATTTTTCTCTATCAGCCAATGTGTATGTTTTAAGATCCCTATATTTTCGACCGCGATTAGCAGTTGCTTTGTTAGTTTTGCTTCGTTTAGCATTTATTTCTGGACTGTGTCCGTGAGCAAAATCTCCGCGTTTATGTTGTAATAACATACTAGCTCGAGGATTTAATGTCTCGAGATATCTATTTTCGTGCCATTTAACCGGTTGATTTGTGACAGGACATAATGGTATTTCATAAATGTTGTTTACTATATGCCAAATGCGTTGCTTAGGCTTTGCAGTGACAGGAAGAAATGCTGTGGCATTGATAATGTCTGTCCATAACTCAGGATGAGTTTTATAAAGATATCTTGTAGCAGATTTATTATAACTTAAATCGTTATCAATAATATTCGATAGTATATTTTTCATACTATTATTTATGCTAACCGACTACATAGGTTAATTTCTTATCCGACTACCTAACCAGTTACCCAAGTAAGCGGAGCCGATCCATCTACATAGTTTTTGAGGTCTTCGTAGCATTGTAGCATTAATCGTTCGCCATCGGCTTTCATTGCGGCACCATTTAAGGATGTTGAACCTTGCGGACCATTGATTGTGGCAAATTTTTCACGAGCATCACCAATAATTACTTTGCAATTGGCATACATAAAATTTCGAATCCATTGTTTAATTTGAAAATCTTGTAGTAAATTAACTTCTGGTTTCAAATTGTATGTCCAAAGTAAAACACTTTCTCCCGTGCCTTTGGGATCTCGAATAAGTTGTAGTTTTTTGGTAACTGGATTCCAAGTATAGTTCATAAAAGCACCGAACATACGTCCGGCTAATTTTACATATTGTGAATAAAAGTCGTATGTTGCTAGGCCGCCTGAAACATTGAAATTCATAAGGTATACATTTAATGAAGCTTGACTAAATGGATCAAAATTTGAGGCAAACGGGCCGGTTGAATCACCAAAACTTCTGCGATAAATTTGACGAACTTGTATTACTTCCTGTGGCAAATCGTAGATATTGACATTGGTCACTAGCTCCATGAAAGAATAACTTTCTTCATAGGCGTTTTCTGCCCGCTGGCGATATGTACCTATGGCATTGCGATAAGCTGCTTCATAGTGAGCCGCATCTAGCTCAATATCAATTATTTGATCTGCTAATTGTAGCCTGATGTATTCAATTAAATCTTGTTTTAATGTTTCAAGTGTGGATTCTGTTTCCAGTGCCATAAGGACTCCCTCGTCCTTATATTTAGCATTTTTACCACGCTTTTAATATTACTAAATTTTCGTTGCCTCGACCGTTCCATTTCGCTTCGGTTGCTTTAATATCCTTGAAGAATTTACGCATTACTGGCTTACCGCCTTTTAATAATTCTTTCAATTGGTCGGCTGGTTTTCGCAATGTTTTAGTTACTGTCTGTGCCGCATCAAAAGCAATAACGGCGGAGCCTTTAACAGTAAAAGTACCTAAGTGCGTATCTGCAACAACATAAACAAGTTTTCTTTTTACTGAATCGTATAAAAACGCTTCACTTGCTCCAACTAAACTAGCTGGACTTTGTGATTTAAGATTAAACTCGGCAAATTCTTTGAGATATTTAAATTTGTTGGCTACACGTTCTGGACTTACTGCCTTTTTAGTGCGTGGTTTTTTCTCTACTTTCTTAATTTGAATGTAGGAAGCACAATCATTTATAACCGTTTCACAGAATTTTACACAATTTTTAAGTTGTAATTTGGACAAGTGACTGTAACCTTCTACTAGTTGTTCGTCGTCACCATCTAGTACTGTGTTAAATTCTTGTAAGCGTAGATTCCAAACTGATGTAATGTTGGGAATCATTTGCGGGGAGATGTTCATGCCACGAATTAATGCCACGGGTTTAAAATCAGCCGACATTTTCGCTCCTGCCACAATAAAATCGTCAAACATTCCTTCAAGCTCGCCAGCACACTCTGATGCTTTTTCACGCAAATGGTCTTGAATTGTTAATCGTTGTTCTTCAACTTCCCCATCTGTTGCGGCGGCTTTTTTAACTTCTTGTTTACTTTTAAGCATTTCGGCAATTTGCTCGTCGATAATACATTGCTCATGTTCGTTAAGTACTAATCCCATTGTGGTCATACGACATACCCACGCCGGTGTTACACGAATTTGACTATCTGGAATGCCACGAATAGTTTTAGCATCTCGTTCGCGATGGTTAAGATGTAAGTATTGAGCAATCATTTCCTTGGCATCTTTTTTGTTATAGTATCGATTATACCAAGCAAATCCTTTAGCAAATGCGCTAATACGATTAGACTCTTCAGGTTGAAATTTCCACTCAGGTTCGTCACCTGTGTACTTTTGTTCGATGTGTTTGGGATTTAATCTTTTAATTACAATTTCGTTTTTTGCCATAGTTTTATTAGTTTATATTCAAGTTAGTAAAATGTCAACCTATTAATGATGCGAAAGTAATGTGTTGTTCTAAATTATCCAAAAGTTGAGTAGCTTCTGTGAGTAAATCTTGATATTTTGAAGTGTCGCGTTTAAGTCTACGACACTCTACACTTTCTTGGCTTAATTGTGTTACTACCTTATCAACCCCAGCCAGCATTTTGCGCAGATCTTTATAAGCTACCTTACTTTTTACGGTAGATATTGATTTTTCTGCTTGATTTATACGGTCTAATATAGTATCCATAACAACTATTATATAGCTTTTGGAATAAACAGTCAACCTATAACCAGCTAAATACATTACTATGCCTAAACTTAGCCTTTGGCGCCCAAACCGCACGAATGATTATCAGTTCCTAGATCGAACTATCGAGGAGAGATTTACTGTGGGCGGAGTTGACATTTACGTCCACAAATATTTGGGACCTATTGTAGACACCACAGATAATCCTGGAAATAAAGATGCCACACTTCCGGTTTATTCATCACAAAATCCTTTGTTTATTGAAGATTTGCTATTGCTTGAAAATCGTGACCGCGCTTATGATCCCAATGTTTATATCATGCGTGGGGTTTATACTCATCAAGATATTGATTTTGACTTAACGCAGTTTGGGTTATTTTTAAATAACGATACATTGTTTATTCAATTTCATTATAATAAAATGATTGACACCTTTGGGCGTAAGTTAATGTCGGGCGACGTATTGGAGTTGCCCAATTTAAAAGATTACTATCCGCTTAATGCTAATATTACAAGAGCACTGCCAAAGTATTATGTGATTCAAGATGCCAGCTATGCCGCCGAAGGGTTCTCTCAAACTTGGTTACCACACACTTGGCGTGTCAAAGCCACCCCAATGGTTAACGCCCAAGAATACCAACAAATTTTAGATCAGCCATTTATGCCCGATAATATTTGGGACAATGGAAACTTTTATCCTGCTGGTGATATAGTTAATGACGGCGGAAAATATTACGAAGCAACAAAAAATGTGCCGCCCGGGACACCTATCACTGACCCCAATTACTGGGCATTGATTGACAAACCAACTACACTTGCTGATGCTAACTCTACAAGAAATAAAGATCTGGCAATTAATGATGCTCTAGTAGTACAAGCCAATGCTGATGTTCCACTAAGTGGTTATGACAATGTTTCATTTTATATATTACCAACAACGCCGGAAGGTTTCCCAAACAGTATTGGAATAGACACTGCCAATCCCAATGTTACAGTTGATGGTACGCAACAAGACCAAGGTAATACCCCAACATCTTTTGGTTATACTATGGGTTATCTCACTGGTGATAAGATGGCTCCGAATGGTTTGCCAGTTACTCCGGGAGTTTCGTTCCCGCATCACCCTGCATCGGGGGATTACTGTTTGCGCTTGGATTATTTTCCCAACAGATTGTTCCGTTATAATGGTAAATTTTGGGCCGCCATTTCCGACGATGTCCGTACTCCATTAGATTGGGGCTTGACAAATGAAACACAGCGTAGCTCGTTTGTAAATAATCCATATACTGTTCCAACATCGGATCAAGGTAATATTCCAAGTCGTCAAAGTTTATCTGAGTTGCTTAAACCTCAGGCTGACAATGGCAACGATGGTGGCAACTTGCCGCCCAACCCACCACCATTAGGACGATAATGAAAACTTATACGCTGTATATTAAAACTCACAAAATAACCGGCCTAAAATATTTAGGACAAACATCTTACGATCCGTATCGTTATTCTGGTTCAGGAAAAGATTGGGTTCCACATTTATCGCAACACGGTTATAATGTAGAAACTGAAATTTTATATAGTGGCACTGATCGAAAAATTATGTCGCAGTTAGGAAGATACTACAGCACATTATTAAATGTGGTAAATGCTTCTGATGATTTTGGTAATAAAATTTATGCTAATCGTATACCTGAAACTGGAGGCGGAGTGGCAGCAAAAAATAATAGATTTAAAAAACAAAATAACGGTAGTAGTGTATCGCTAGACCGTGTTCGAGCAGGCACTCATCATTTGTTACGTCGAGCTGATGGAACAAGTCACGCAACTGATGCTGTAAAAAATGGAACACATAATTTTTTAGGTGGTACAATTCAAAGAAAAGTCAATAAGCGTATGTTAGATGATGGAACGCATCCGGCAAAACAATTATGGACTTGTGTTCATTGCAATGTATCAGGATTTGGTAAAAGCAACTACGCCCGGTATCATGGAGATAATTGTATTACACTTACTAACAAAAAACGAATTTTGCCGAGGAAAAAACAAATGGAAAGACTAGAATGTCCTCATTGTAAACTCGAAATGGCAAGCAATAATTATTACAGGTATCACGGCGATAAATGTAAAAGGAAAAAATAATGGCACAGCAATTCTTCTACGATGAACAGATACGTCGTTTCTTAATACAATTTGCTAGAATGTTCAGTGGTTTTTCTGTTGAATTTGGGCGCAACGAAGCCGGAGCAGCCAACACGGGCGACACACTTTATCGTGTGCCTGTTAGATATGGTGACAGTAGTCGGCAAGCACAAACTATATTACAAGAAAATTCAGCTAGTAATATGCCGTCAACTCCATTAATGACATTTTATATTACTGGCTTGGATTTTGACCGGCCTCGTATGCAAAATCCTACTTATGTTGACAACAAATCTATCCGCCAACGCGAATATGATCCAGCTACAGGCACATATGAAACTACGCAAGGCAATGCTTTCACAGTTGAACGCTATATGCCAGCGCCATACAAGTTGTCCATTAGTTTAGACATTTGGACTTCAAATACCAATCAAAAAATGCAGATTTTAGAGCAAATATTGCCTTTATTCAATCCCAGTTTAGAAATACAAAGCACAGATAATTTTTTAGATTGGACCAGTTTAAGTATTGTTGAATTGGCATCAACTGGATGGAGCAGTAAAACGATTCCTGTGGGCACAGGTGATCCCATTGATGTTGCCACACTAAAATTTGTGCTTCCCATCTGGCTATCATTGCCTGCTAAAGTTAAAAAATTGGGAGTTGTAGAAACTATCGTTGCATCAATTTACGACGCCCGCGGAGATTTGGTTAATGCCATTGCCGACAGTGACTTACTATTGGGCACACGTCAATATATCACGCCATACGGCTATCAAGTTGTGCTTATTGGCAATAAATTACAGATATTAGCACAATCAGCTATAGTAGATGAACAAAATTATCAACTAGCTCCACCAGATCCTGTTGAACCCAGTAATGTAAATTGGACTCCTGTAATTAATATGTACGGAGTATTGCGCCCAGGTATAAGTTTAATAGCACTAACCCAAGAAGATGGTAGTAAGGTGTATGGAACGGTGGCGTTTGACCCAACTAATGACCAATTTTTACTGTATACAGTAATGGAAGAATCAGTACCTTCAAACACATTATCCCCGGTAAACTCAGTTATTAATCCACTGGCCAGTGGTCCGGGGTTGGGGTTAGCTCCGGCAGCTACCGGTCAGCGTTATTTGTTGACAGAAGCAACTGGCAGTGATAATGGCTATGCTCAAGCATGGGCAGGAGCCAGTGGTCAAATATTGATTGCTCACGCCAATGACATTGTTGAGTACACTGGCGATGCTTGGGTAGTTGCTTTTGATTCGATGAGTAGTCCCATCAATACTCAATACGTGACTAACATAACTACAGAAATCCAGTACAAGTGGAGTGGTGAGGCTTGGGTCAAATCATACCAGGGTCTATACAGAGGCGGGTTCTGGTCGCTTATAATATAACACGCAGTAATCTTTTTGTAGTAAATATCACACTATGACAAATATAATTTCAGCTGTGGGCGTTTGGTTTTATTCTCAGTCTACTAATCGCTATTTGTATTTGATGAGGAATGATGTTAAACACCCAGATTCATGGAGTTTGCCTGGTGGAAAGTCTGAACTGGGTGAATCATTACTAGACACTATGACTAGAGAATGTCAAGAAGAGCTGGGATTTATGCCTGAGTATATTAAATTAATTCCATTGGAAAAATTTACATCGGCAGACGGCGTATTTGAATATAATACTTTTTTTGCTGTGGTAGAGTCAGAGTTTACCCCTCGATTAAATGAAGAACACTCAGGTTATGCTTGGATTACTTCGGGAACATGGCCTCGCCCACTGCACCCTGGGCTTTGGTCAACTATAAACTTTGAAGCGGTACAAAGTAAAATTTCAACTATTCAAGAGCAATTATTTAATAACAAATTGAATTAGTGCTACGCTGTGTATGAACCACTTCCAACGGTTGTAAATGTAATTATGGTATTTGCTCCGCTAGTTGTAACAGTAGCATTGGCAAACACATTTGAAAATTTGGCAGTTGGCACGGAAAAAATTATTATTCCAGAGCCGCCAGCACCACCAGTTGCCTGAGCAACACCTGCCCCAGCCCCGCCACCACCTCCACCGGTATTTACAGTTCCGGCAGTGCCGTTAACTCCTGTAGCAGCGTTGACATTTCCTGCTCCCCCAGCGCCACCGCCGCCTAACCCACCTGCGCCAGCAGTATAACTAGTGGCGAGATTACCATATTGTGCTCCACCACCACCACCACCAGAAAAATAATAAACACCACTTACGTTTTGCCCTGAAGTAGATCCTATAATTGGATTTACATATCCAACACCTCCGGCGCCGGCAGATCCTGTAAGTGAACTAGATGCGGCTCCACCAACACCACCGGCGCCACCCCCGCCAGCAGCACCAAATATTAACTGAACGTTTCCACTATCATACCCACCACCACTGCCGTTTGATCCTTGTCCCGGTGTTCCCAATCCTGCTGTACTACCAGCATTATGATATGCTCCACCACCTGATCCACCAGAATTGGCAGCGCCTGCTGTGTTTCCACCTGCACCACCGCCAATAGCTGTTAAACCAAATGCTGTTGAGTTGGCGCCATTATTATTTGCTGTGCCACCGGCGCCAACAACAACTGAATACACAGTTCCGGGGGTTAGGTATGCTAGGCCAGAAAGTACACCGCCGCCACCACCACCTCCGGTTGTTCTATCACTGGTTGTATTGCCACCACCGCCACCGGCAACAATGATATAATTAGCGGGTACAACCAGATCAGTGGTGTTGACACCGCCTGTAATTGTTACCCCACCTGTAATTGATATTACCCCCATATTAAGCCCAGACACCAACGCTGACAGTGGTATTGCCCTGAGAGATTGGTTCAATACGGAATGTTGCGCCTGCCAAGAACTGTCCAGTGGTGCTGATAGCCACGTTGGTGGCCCATTGCGGGGTAAAGCTACCAGCAGCGTTGGTTGATACTGTTCCACTCAGCTGATAAATTGAGTTTTGTGCGGTAGTAATTGCCGGTGTCATATTGGCCAGGGTGTTGGCACTAAAATACTGTGTAAACACGTTGGCGCCGTTGGCCACTGTGGATGGAAGACGAGTAGCTGTATAATAAATGTTGGCCAAAGTAGCAGTACCACCAAATCCAATTTGCTCAACGTGACTGTTGACGTTGGAGGTTGTTATGTTAAACAGCCCGGTAAAGTTGTAAGTTGTGTTGGCATTTAACTGTACGCCTACACCCAACCACGACTGACCTGTGTTCACGTTGGTGGTGTTGGCTGTGGCACCGGTTCTGTAAAAGAATGGTGTTGAAACCACAGCACGGTTAGCGGCAAATGGTGTAAAGAACAATGAACTGTTGGCAAATTCTATTGCTCCAATGGTTTGTGTAGTTAATCTTGTAGCGGAGTTGGCTAGTACCAGTGGTGCTACAGTGGTGTTACCTGTACTTAAAGTAAGGAATGCAGCGGTGTTGGAAAACACAGCCACGTTGGCAACACCGCCTACTGTCATTGCTATATTACCTGCGGCGGCATTTATATAGACGTTACTTGTTGTATTGGCCAATGGACCATAATATGCGGCTGCTGTTATGTTGGCAGAAGCTGTAAAAGTGTTGGCACTAATTACGTTGGCACCAGAAATATTACCACCTGTGCCCGTACTGACAGTAATATTACCACCAGCTGAAATATTATTGGCTGTTAAGATATTACCACCAGTGACGTTACCAGTGGCTGTTACAAGACCCACAGTGGTTATGTTACCACCTGTAATATTAGCGGCACTTGTTATAGTACTTGTTGCTGAAATTAAACCAGCCGTTAATATATTACCACCGGTAACGTTACCAGTGGCACTTATAAGTCCACCTGTTAATAAGTTGCCACCAGTGATATTACCTGTACCAGATATATTACCACCAGA